TCAGAGTAAATCCAGTTACGGATGGCGATGTACCTGTAACAGCAGAAACAGTATAGATGCTGCCCGTCGCATATCCAGAAATAGTACCAGTTCCACCTAGTGTACCAGTAATACGAATACGATCACCAGCTGCTAGAGTAGTTGCGGTGCAAGTAAACTGACCGCCAGTTCCAGAGATAGCAACACCAGCAAGTGCGGTACGACCAGCAGCAGCAGAGGCAGAAGCAGCCAAACGGAACAGACCAGTTGTAAACCCTAGAGCAGAAACAAAGTATGAAGTTCCGTTTACTAAACCAGTAACAGCAGTACCACCATTATGATAATACTTAATTTCTTCACCAGAAACTAAACCGTGAGTAGCATAAGTAAACTTCTCTTCAGCAATAGTAACAGCAGATGTAGGCACAGTTCTGCGTGGAACTGAAAGATTTACAGTAGGAGCAGTTTCATATGAAGAACCATTGTCTGTTACAGTGATTGCAGTAACTACGCCACCAGAGATGGTCGCTGTTGCCTCAGCATCAGCACCACCACCACCTGAGAAACCAACAGCAGGGGTTTCAAGGTAACGTGTACCACCTTGGATTAGAGCAACCGCTGAAATGTAACCACCCGATTGGTCGCCATGAATTTCGCTGCTTCTTACACCAAAAACTTGTGTCGATTCAAAGTCAGTTGATCCAACAGAGGCAACGAAAGTTGGTTTTTCGTGGGCTCTATATGTTTGACCAGAGAATGTAGTCAGAGTTGTTCCTGGATTTGCATTGATAACAGTCGCCACTGTTTCACTAGCAACGGCGATTACAATCATTTCCTGAGTACCAACACGAACGATATCATTAACAAGAAGAAGATCCGTCACGAACAAGGTGTCTGTACCTGTTAGAGTTCCGCGACCGTAATCTAGACTTAGTGTGAAAGTGTGTGAAGCACCTGAACCATCTGTCGAGGCGATTACTGTTGGATTATTATGTAGTGCCTGTGCTTCAGTAGCAGCAACCATGAAAGTATCTGTAGTAACATTAGTTACGTAGTATGTGCTGCCAGATGTCAGACCTACAACAGAAGTTCCTCCACCGTTTGCATATGCAACAGGATCGCCTAGTTGAAATGGATGGCCTGACGAATTATAAACGCCGGCAGCATGACCTGTGGCGCCATTGAATGTGATAGCAGGTGCAGTAAGAGTTACTGTACCCGACACTGATTTACTATCTGCTTTACCCCATGCGGACATTAGTTGTCTCCCTTTTTATATTCTTGATCTACAAAGTTAAAAAATTGTTTGCGTTTTTCTTCATCAAGTTCCGAGGGAGACTTGATACCATACTGTGTAAGTGCTGCGTCAAATGTGGTCTTATAAGATTCATTCATCTGTGTGAAGGCAGCGATATCAGCCAGTGCTTCGCCGCGGCGAGATTCCTTTGCAAGAATTTTACGGCCAGCACGGATACGACTATTTAAACGGTTTCCATACTTTCTCATACTATCCAGGTCATTAACATTTGCAACGACTTCACCCGGTTTAGTCTTTGCCTTATCCATATAAGATTGAAGTTTACCCTTTGAAAGTTCATCGATTGTTTCGACTTCTTCTTTCACACCAGCATTCATTTTTTTAGCATGAGCATGTGCAGCCTTGTGCTGGTCAGGAGATGTTTGCTTTGATTGGGTGTCTCCATAAGGAAACGACTTGACCACCTTTGATGTCATCAATGCCTGACCCATCGCATCTTTTTTCCCAGTAGGAATTTTTTTGTTCACATGATGTGCGTTATTGGCTGTGTGAACGAAATATGTTGCTTCTTCCAGATCGACTTCCTCAGTGCGAGAGTTTTTCAAATCGGCGGCGCTAGGTGCACCTTCTGAACCAGGCTTGCGCATACGTTCACCAGATCCTGATTTAATGCGCTTACGCTTTGCATGAATGTTATCCCAGAGGCCGCGCTTCTCTTCGACTGGCTCGGCTTCTTCATTCTTCTGGGTATTCATTGCCTTCTTAGCAAGATGTTTGGCAACGTTCTTTACCTTATTGCCGTATTCGTCTTTGCGCTCTCCGGCTTTTTTATATGGACCTTCAAACGGCATTTTTTCTTCATTCATTTCGCTTTGGAGATAGTTCGCTGCGGTTGAGATATAGTCTTCTGCTAGGGTAATCTTTGATTGAACCCACTCAGGAAGATTTGTATCTTCGCTCATCGAATCATGCATACGTTGCGAGTTAGCAATGATTGACTTTAGTTGGGACATAGCCATGTCACCTTCATAGTCATACTCTTGCTTCTCTTTAGCTTCGGTTGCATACGATTTAGCACCAACTCTGGCCTTATTAAAGATAGAATCATCACCCAGAACGATGAACATCATGGAATTTAAGAAGTTTGCCATGATGTCGCGCTCGGCGCCTTGAAGTGGATAACCACCTTGTATCTTAGTAATAGCTTTGCGCAATAGAGGAATAGTATTCGATGGCATTAGTCCAGCACGGACTAGTTGCTGCAAACGCATATCCAAATCTACTGACTCTGCCATTACAGTGTCTTTAATTGTTTGTTCGAGTGACATTAGTATCTCCTTATCCTCTATATTTATCACTTAGAGGATGCACGGATCATCCAACCGTGTTTTGCATGAACATCTAATCTCTCTTCGAGTAAGTTCAATAAGCCTCTATTATTTTCCGCGTCTGCCAATTTATGAGCCGAATTAAGTGCTTCAATCACAGAGGCATTTGCGTCATTAAGGTCAGATAACATACCAGATACATCTACACCATAGATATTAGATTCTTTGATAGTAGTAATAGAAGCAAGTTCTGTCATATTATATGGCGCATATTCATCCAAAGCTCTAATTTGTTCCGCCACGGTGTCTATAGCCGCAAACAGTTCTTCGTAGATGTCAGAAAAGAAATCGTGCAGCTGGGAGAAGTCTTTACCTTCTACATTCCAGTGAAAGCCATGCGCCTTAAAATACATTGCATATGTATTTGCCAGAACAATTTTAAGGGAAGTATTCAACTCATCCATATTATTTCTTCTTCGTTCTTGCGTTGGTCACGCGGCTCTGGTCACGCTTTCTTTCGCTTTGTTGTAGGCGGATTGAAAGTCTTGATACCATTGGTGCCATGCGCTTTACTTGTGCTTCGATACGTGCCTTTTCAGAGGCTGATACAGAAGATGGGTCGCGGTTACGAAGAATGCGCTTGTAAACCATTCTACGAGCGGCGCGAATTGAACGAGATTTAATTCTATCAGGTGTAGCAATACGCTTTAGCGCCATATTCTTTGCAAGATTGCGGCGAGTCTTGTTGCGCATTGCAGCAAATCTTTTCTTTAGACGACCCTGAGGAGTGATGGCTTCATCTAGTTCGCCTTCATTCTCATCTTCGTCTTCTACATCTTCGGCATCATAGTATTTACTTAGGTCTTGCCATGAAGAAGATTCAATTTCATTAGTGACATCAGCCTCAATTGCAGCCAAGTCACCCTCGGTCCATTGATTTACCGTATCGTCGGCGCTCATATCATCTAAACCAGGTAGAGGTGATAGTTGATACGGCGAAGGATAATTTGCAGGTGAGATATTGTCAGTGCAAGGTCCCATTGTCTGACCCATGGTCTCTTCTGAGATTGCTCTCATAAAATCAGCATGTGATTTGTGGGCGCGCTTGACTAGACTTTCTTTTTCGATTGAAGACTTCAACGAGTGATAGCGGTCATTGAACTTCTCTACATGGTTAGGAGCTACGTGGTGTTCTGCACCATCATAGAACTTAACCTTGGAACCAATAGAAGTGGCTTTACGAAGTTGCATAACAAGATGCTTAGGTTCTTCTGCTCTCTGGACTGCCTTTTTCTTTGCAATATCTTTCTTAGCCTTTGCGATTTTTTTCGGATCGGCAAGTGTCTTTCGTAGTTTGGCAGCAAATTCAGAACGCTTCTTGGCACCTAGGGCCGAGATTTCGTCGAGTTGTTGTTCTTGGATAGCATCACCAGAAAATGGATTCATTGCTGGAATCTTATCAGCCGCTAGACCTTCTTGTCCTGGTGTCATAGCTGCCCACTTCTTGCGAAGTTCTGGGCTACCCCATTCGTCTTCTTTACCTAGTTCTTCTTTGACAGTGCTGTTGTTTAGACGTTTTGCCATAGCACCACGAATTCGCGAGAGAGACCCGACACTGCTCTGTGGTGTTCTTGGTTTTTCAGCAGCAGGATGCATCGTAGGTTTAGCAATCGGCGGACGTTTTGGTGGCGTTTTCGGCGTATAACCATTACTAACGCTGTGTGCATTTTGGTCAATACCATACTCGTTTATCTGCTCGATTTCTTCGTTACAATTCCAGCGGCGTAGTGACATAGCCTTACGGGTTGGACGACCCTTCTCATCCTTCATAGGACCTTTCATGCCACCCATGCGGGCGCAGAATGACTTGCGACGACCAGCAGCTTCACCTTTTGGATCCAGCTTACTAGGAGGTGTAGTAACAGCCGTCTTGATACCCATGGCCTTGGCACCCTTACGAGTTAGACCAGCGCCATCTTCTGTGGCACGGTAGTGACCCTTAGAGTCTTCGCCGCGCTCTTCTGGAAGAATTGAAGACTTAGTTACCTTTGATTTGAATACAGTGTGGTCAACACCGACTCTCTTTGCTGCAACCTTATGTGCATGAGCGGTGTTCTGAGCCTTAACATGGACCGAACCAGCAGCAACAGCTTTACCAGCATGTTGTTTAGGAAAGTCTACCTTCCACATGCCATATGCTTCTTCGACTTTGTTTGAGACTTCGATGGTCTGTGCATTCAATGGCTTCTTGGCTTCATCGCCGTTTGCCGCCTTGTATGCTTTGTCCATATCTTCGTCGCTATCACTTTCTTGTGGCTTTAGACCAGCATTTGAATGGTAGCCATACTCACCTTCTTTAGGAAAGCCTTCTCTTGGATAATTATCAGCGGCTTCTTTGACATGACGACCCATGCCACTGGAATAGGTATTGAGTTCGTATGGGTGTGTGCCGCCCTTGTTGAATACTTGAACATGTACCATGTGCTTCTTGCCACTAGTATGAGTGGCTGGCATACTTACAGAGGTGGTATTACCTTCGCTTGGCTTCTTTGAGCCAACACCAACGTGCTGGAATCTATCATCGTCACTTACACTAAGACCAGCCTTTTGGTGGTGTGATAGTGCGTGATTGATTGCATCGGTATATGATTTGTGATACAGTGTGTAATCAGAACCACGAGCCTCTTTCAGTCGCGCCTTTGCTTTCTCAATAATATTAGCCATTAAAAGTATCTCCAGAAGCTAAACGTTTGCTATATTTATAACAATTACTTCTTCGATTTCTCGGAGTTGATACGGTCAACCTCAGTTTTGTTATCTGCAATCCACTTCTGTAGAGCAATCAATTGCTGGGCGTTTTGCTGGCATCTGGAGTAGTTTGTGATGATTCCGACGAGGGCCGTAGTGTCTGTAATTCCTGAGGAGGACGCATCAGAAGCTCGGGTGGGGTCGGCATCACTGGCAGTGGCACTAGAGTCGTGCGTGAACACCCAGCCGTTAGACATAACAGACTGGCTAGGAACAATGTTTTTGGCGGTATCAATGTAAACATATTCTTTCTCTCTAATTGTGTTTGTTCTATCAACATATTCAGTAACTACATTATTACTTATTTCAGCATTCTTTTTCTCAAGTTCGGCAACTTGTGTGCTTGCCTTAGCAGCAAATCTTTGTAGTTCTGCTTCGGCGTAGGCAGAGCCCTTCATATATCCATATAGGAATACACCAAGTATTAAAGCAGCGCCTGCTAGTAACTTATATGGGAGAGGGATCATACCAAACATATTTAATTCCTTATTCTTCTTCTGACTTCTTTGTTGGTTTCTTAGGCGCAAACTTTTCTACACCAGTAATACCAAGAGTGCCGATAACAATATACATTACACCGTTGAAGATAAACTCTTCAATGGTGAAGTCCCAGAATAGATTAGCAATGTAGCCAATGGCAATAAGTAGTGTAGCAACAACTGCTACCATACGTTTAGAAGATGGATTACCATTTTCTGACATCATATCTTTGATATATGTTAGAAATTTGCCCATGTTAGAGTCCTAGAAACGTTTTGAAGGACAAGGCTTCATGGAGGCCCATGCCACGGCGAACATCTTTATAGAGTTCGCTCTTATGCTTTGTGGACATTGCACTAGGTGCCATCTTATGAAATTCTTTTTCGTTACCAGCGGCTGCATGTTGGCGCATCTTGGTACCAGAAGCGCCTGCTACACCTGTGTCAGCATCCGAACGTTCTTTACCAACGGTATGAATGGTAATCTTCTTAAAGTTGTAGTGGCCGTGACGACCTTCTTTGCCATTATACTTATGCGCGAGAGCATGGAATTCATGTGCGCGGTCTGAACCAACGTGTAAGTGTAAGTGTGTAACACCTTCACTATGAAGTCTTGACATTTGGTGTAGGAGAGTGGGATGTTCTTTATCTAGAAGACGAACATTGGCACCTGGAAATGCTCTCTTAGCATGTTTCAACTTCTGTTCAGGCGTCAAAGGATTCTTTTTAGAATCGTGTGTGCCAGTAAGAACGATGGTATGTCCGTGGGTACCAGCCGTGTTACGAACTTGGTTTACAACAGCTTCATGACCCACGGTGATTGGGTTCATTCTACCTTGTGTGATATGATGATGAACGTCAGCCATTATTTGCCCTTGCTTGCTCTTAGAATTGCACTGCGCTCTCGGTTAGCTTTCGAGAAGCCTTCGCGGTCAACAACCTTCAGACCATGGGCGACATAACCTTCGCCGCCAGCGGCTGCACCATTAATATGCGTCGAGAACCCACCACCGGCGGCACGATCTAATCCTCTAGCAAGATGATTGGTCGCTTGTTGTAAATGGTGGTGAATTTGAAACGATCTTTGAAAGTGCTTTTTGCTGGCATCTACCTGCGATAGATGAGTATTCATAGTGGCAGTCTTGCGCTCTTTAGCAGCCGGAGTCTTGACGGCATCTATCAGTTTCTGGTGCGAAGTTTCTAAATGCTTCCTGTATCCTTCGACTGAAGGTTTTTCACCGCTTGTAACAGTTCTATTGATATAAGTTCTTAGATGTATTTCATGACCAGGCAGATGCTGATACGAGTGACTTTTCATCAACTTTTCTGCCGCACTCAGATGCTCTTCTGCTTGGGACTTAACTGTAGAATGAAGTTTGCGCTCTTTGTCTGATACAAGATGTTGTACCATGTGAACATCAGGATGTGATTGAAAGTGCGACATGTCCGTGATAGGATGTGCGGTTCTTTCTGGACCCTTTAGCTCCGTATGTATAGTAACACTAACCTTGGATTTCTTTAGCTTCTTCGCTTCTTCGCTACCAGCATCCGCACGATATTCAATCGTATTTGGAGTATGCGAGATGTGTGAGGTGTATTCTGATCTTCCAGAAGGTTCGCTCATATATCCGCCCTGGTATTCACCGGGCTTTTTTGGAATTACTTTACCCAGGTGGGCATGAAGTGCTTTCAGAGGACCAACAAGATATGGTTTATGGCCATGTTGCTTTTCAATATCTGCGGCAGAATAGTTGTAGTGAGAACCAGCACCCTTATACTTGACACCAATCTTACCATCAGGTGTTCGAATTACATGGAAAGACATTCTATCATCTATCTTACGAGTAGATGGTGTTTTCCCACGTGCAACACCACGCAAAGTTTCCAATGCGTGGTGTGCAGCGTCTTGACTATCAAATGATCTATCAGAGGGATGCTCTATATGAGCAATACCACCAGTGTGGGTCGCCTCAGTGATAAATTGTGTAAAGGATAACATAAGGGTCTCATCTCTATTGATTACCCTATATTTATAATACTTTCGAATCACACTCTCTCTTTTCCATCTACTATTATATAGTAGCAGATTCTGAGGAAATGTCAAGCGGTATTTTTATGCCAGTATAGCACTCAATTCTTCGGTAACATCCACTGCGGTAAGATCGATAGGAGGAAAATCGATTGCACCATTTAGATTGGCTTGGAATGTTTCAGAATTTGTAGGGGCTTCTGCAAAATAAATTTCAAATCCAGCTACAGTTTCACGAACAAATGAATCGCCACCTTCAAACATGTGGGAAACTTTATCAAGTTCTTCATTAATCATTTCAAAGGTGGGTTCACCAGTAAAATACTTGACGATATATTCTTTTGCACCAACTGTCTTCCATAATGGAAGGTCAGCACTACCAACATTTGTCCATACAAATGAGGATACTACAAGTTTAAGATTCAATTCGTCCATATTATTTCCTAAAAACTGGTGCGCCGTGCAGGACTCGAACCTGCTGCCTCAAGATTAGAAGTCTCGCGCTCTATCCAGATGAGCTAACGGCGCATAACTATTGTATACTACATTTATAACAGTTTGTCAAGTTAAAACTCAAACTTTGAAAAATCTCTTCGCTTACCAATGGTAGTATTTTCAAACACTGGAACATCGTCTTGCCCAGAGTCCATAATACCAGCCTGAGCATCATCTTCCAAGTCATACAGTTTCATCTTACCACGGTCGATACCAATCATGAAGCGTTTGTTCATACCTGGGTCGTTGTAACGATTCTTCAACTGCTTTATCATCAACTGGCCCATCTTGTCAAGTTCTTCTGTTGCGATAAGGGCAAACATCAAGTCAGCCGTAGCTGGTAGACCAAATGATTCTGAAGTATCTGTCAGTTCGACATCTGAATTGGCATAACCACTGCGGGTTGTCTGTGTAGCAGAAACGATTGGCAAATCAAACTCTACTGCCAGACCACGAAGTTCTTCTGCGATACCCTTAATGACTGTGTAAGAATTGGCACCAGACGATGCTTTGTAGCGACTAGATGCACAAATATTCAGATAGTCAATGAAGATAACATCTGGCTTGAAGTTCCGCTTCAACTGGAGTTCGTTCAACAGAGCCTTGAAATGGCCTACATGGGCGCTGGCGGTTGGATATTCTTTGACAATCAAACGACCTTCTGTCTTCGAACGAATCTTTGCAATGCGCTGGTCAAACATAGACTTAGATAGGTCTTTGAGTTCTTGAATGTTAACGTTCATCAAGTTGGCGTCAATACGTTCTGCGATACGTTCTTCTGCCATTTCAAGGGTGATATACAAAACGTTCTTGTTCTGACCCAATGCACCAGCAGCCATGTGGCACATGAACAGAGACTTACCAACACCAGTACCAGCAAGAGCAATGTTCAATGTCTTATTTGGTAGACCACCATTGGTAATCTTGTTGAACATCTCGAGGTCAAACGGCAACTTAGTTTCTGCCCGGTGATAGAAATCAAAACGGTCTTCGGCGTTATCAATGTAGTCATGTCCTACGTTGTTATCAAACCCAACTGCCAATGCATCTTGGAGAATGGAAGGAATACCATCTTGCGAATGTACCTTGTCTTCGCCATCAATGATTTGAATCGATTGCATAATGGCATTATACACCGCTCGGTCTTTGCAGAACTTTTCGGTCTGGTCTAGAAGCCACTTCTCATTGGCATCCACATCATCATCAAGTGCGGTTAGAGTTTCTGTAACGTGCTGATACTCTTTTTCATTTACCTTGCGGTCATTTTGTAGAGCAATGTTTATGGCATCGATGGTAGGAAGAGAATTATATTTGGTAACAAATTCGTTGATGTAACGATAGATTAACTTCTCGGCGTTGTCTGTAAAATATTCATCTTTAATGAATGGGATTACCTTACGCAGGTAATCCTCATCCGAAATCAACTTACTTAGGATAATAGTTTCAATTTTCTTCTGCAACATTCACATCCTCTAGTTCAAAATATTCTTCATAATCATTAGCAATCTTCATACAACAATCTTCACATACCCACTTCTCAAAAGTTAGGCCATGTTCTGAACCATGAAGACAGATTGCAGCATCTTTCTTAGGATTGATGCCGCAACCACATTCGTCACAGATTTTCGTATTCTTCTGAAACATCTTCGTCAAGAATTTCCACATTTTCACCCTCCATCATTTGTCCGCCTGCCATGCGGTATCGCTTTTCAATCCAATCACTGAATGTTGGGTCGGTCAGAACTGGCATCCAGAATTCTTTGTTGTATGTATCATTCAGGCGATGCTTCTTTTCTTCTGTTGCCAACTGGTACCAACCATTCGATGGCTTGATAACGTGGCCGCTTTCTAGTGCCATATCAAGTAGACCAGACCACTTACTGATACCACCTTGAAAGGTTACTTCGATTGGAATCTTTGACTTCTCACGAACATAACGAGACTTCTCGACGTTAATGATAAAGTTGTAACCAACTACTTCGGTGCCTTGCTTCTCTTGCTGGCGACCAATGATAAAGATATTATCGGCTGAGTAGTAGATGCCCGTACCACCAGAGACGATTGCCTTGGGGAACATACCAATTTCCATATAAGTGTGATTGACCACGACCATAGGAATGTCTTTAATGGTAAGATGTGGTGTAATCATACGGAACAAGGACTTCATCTGCTTGGCGCGGGTCATATCTGCAACCGACTTACCATCTAGGGCATCATCAACTTCTTTCTTAGAAGCAAGGTTACCCACAGAGTCAACTACAATCATGACACGGTCCTTACGTTCAAGTTCATTAACTTGCTTCATAATATCATGTTTCAATTGTTCAATGTCAGTGATGGGAGTATGAACAACCTTACCTGTATCAATGCCAAAGTTCTCAAAGTATGACTGAGGAGCACCAAACTCGGAGTCGTAAAACAAAACAATACCATCATCATACTTGTCCAAGAAACTCTTAACCAACATCATGGCGAATGCAGTCTTAAAGTGTTTAGATGGGCCAGCAAAGATGGTTAGCCCTGGTGTCAGACCACCATCTAGTTTACCAGAGAGAGCCACATTTAGTGCAGGAACAGAAGTCTGAATTAAATCTTTGGTACTAAAGAGTTTACTTTCTGATAATACATTCGTTTCTTTGATAGTAGTATTCTTTTTCAGTTTGTCAAGTAGTGCGTTCATGCGAATAGGTCCTCCAATGTTGCTTTAGGTTCAGTAGACCAGCCTAGACCGTCTACAATCATGTTAAGTGGGTCAAGAAATGCTTTCTGGAACATCATCTTATAATCTATATATCGGTGAATGTCAAGTTCTTTTGGCATTATTCCGAGAAAAGCAATACAATTTTCATGCATTGTATTAGGCTCTTTGAGATAAAGGAACTTAATCTTTTCACCCTCTTGTATTAATTCATACTTCTTGTCAAGGTTGGCTTTCTTGATCATATGGTTATACATCAGGGCACCGCGAACATGCATCGGTGTTCCCTTGCCATAAATATCAGCCGTAGATGTATACTTAGACAACCCATTTACACCTCGTGGGAATGCAATCTCTTCAGGTGTCATCTTGTAGAAGGCTTCGCGGGTTTCTTCAATGAACTTCTGTAGAGTTGCTTCGTCGGAGGTCAGGCAGAGTCTGACGGCTTCTTTGAGGCTCTTGCGGACGGGCGCAGGCGTAGACGAGCGGACGATTTCGAGACCCATGACTTTGAGTTTTGGCTCATCGTAACGGACGCCTTCGTTGTCATAGACATTAAGTGCGTACCTCTTTTTTGCAACCCAGATGCCACGTTCCGCGATTGCCTCGCGTTTGAATATAATTTTCTTCTGAAATGCATTCGTGTAGTCCGCAAGTCCATCGCAACTCTTGTTGATCGCCTCTGTGATTTTCTCTTCGCAGATTTTATCGAGAACGCCAATGAGTTTGTCGCGGTCCATATCAGGATAAAACTTACTAACAAGAGGCTCCAGGGAAATATAACAAGAATCAGTATCACTGTAGAAAGAGTAGTTGTGTCCATTTGTTCCTACGACCTTGTTGAGATATGCGTCAAGTGCCTTACCTACTTCCTGAATAATATACTGACCAGTCATAGTGATGCCTTCAGCCACTCGGGCATCATAATAACGGAAGTATTCATTACCCATGGCACCGAAGAGAGAGTTCAACTGAATCTTTCTTGCCATTTGAAAGTTGTTATACTTCGAAATGTTGTTCTTTAGTTTTTCGTCTTTAGTAAGTTCATATTCTTTCTGCGCGGCAATCATTAACTTCTTGTAGCGTTGACGGTCATCAAAGAACTTCTCTACGATTTCTGGAAACAGACCTTGCTTAGTGCGATTATAGCAATACCCATTTGAAGTCATGCAATAATCATTGTCTTTTAGGTCATCAAGGTCAAAGGTCTTATCAAGAAGGCCGCGCACGGTGGTGTCTTTGACATAACCATTTACCATGGTCTCAGGCGACATGTTATACTGCATAATGATTGACGGATACAGAGAGGTAGCATCGAAAGAAACTACCCAGTCATACTTACCGGGCTTAGGTTCTTGAACATACGCACCTTCAATGCCGCGGCCCTGTTGGTCTCTCTTCTGAGGAATGTGAATGTTCTTATCATACAGGTGATTATAGAGAAGGCAATCCCAGGTGCGAACCTGTGAGAAAACGTCATTGTAATTACACTTGGCGTCATAGGCCATCGTGAGGATAAGTTCAATCAACTTCAACTTACGTTCAAGTTCGTCCACAATTTCAACGTCTCGAACGTTGTATTCAACAAACTTCTGCCAGTCTTTAGTGTAAAACTCACGGAAACTTTCATAGGGATTTTCCAGCTTGTTCTTACCAAGTTCTACAGAAGCAATATGGTCTAGCTTGTAGGACTCTTGGTTAGAATACGTGAACTTCTTAAAGAGGTCCAGATAATCTAGAACGGCAATACCCTTCATTTCATAGGTAAACATTTCGCGACCCATGACGTTCATGTTCTTGCGCTGCACTAGACCCCAAGGAGAAAACTTCTTCTTAGTGGCATTTTCATCATTGAACAGCCGCTCTACACGGGCAATCAAGTATGCAATATCGAAAAGTTCAACGTTCCAACCAGTGATGATATCTGGATGATTATCAGAATGAAAACGGACATAAGTTTCTAGCAGGTCACGTTCATTATCACACTTGACATACAGAAACTTGTTGCCAGTGGCACGAAGGGCTGCAATTTCTTCTGAGTTTACATCATCAAATTCACCGCAACCAAAGGTAATAATCTGGCGAGAGACTAGGTCCTTGACAGTGATGAGAAGTATCTCTTCAATCGGATTATTGATATCTGGAAAGCCAAACTCGGCTCTCGTTTCGATATCGATTGTCTGAATCTTTAGAGCATTCATATCCCATTGAATTTCACCAGGAAACTTATGCGTGATATACTGGTAGCCAAAGTTTGTCTGACCATAGATAGGAAAGTTATCTACTTCACCATAGGTTTGAATAAACTCTTTGGCGTCATTATTACTTTGAAACTCAACTGGCTGAAGATTGTCGCCATACAGAGACTTATGGACACCTTCTTCTTTGCTCTTCACATAGAGAACAGGAGAGAAGTCTTCCCTACGATTGAAGCGCACACCATTATGAACACCTCGAACGAGAATCTTGGAGCCATATTGGTGTGCGCTGGTATAAAACTTCATGTAACCCTCTTTTCAATTCAAATACTACTATACTATAAAACATAACAAAAGTAAAGAGGTTTTAGTTACACCATGATGCTTTCTTTTCGCCCATATAGGCGCGGGCAAGACCAGCCTTGATTAGTTCTGTTGATAGGTCCTTGCCATTATACTTGACATAACCAAGAACACGGCCGCCAAACTTGTCCCATTCTTTTAGATCAACCTGAATAATCTGACCAGGTTTAATCACAGACTTAGTAAAGTTTGTTGCTGCTTCTCCACCAGCAGCTTCCTTAGGACACTGGGCACGTCCACCCTTTTCAGGTGTATCAACACCCAATACTCGGATTTTAATTACGGGTGGAATTGGAGCTGGCACCCATGGTGCTTCGACTTCGATTGTGTCGCCGTCCATAACTCTTGTTACCTTCCATGAATGCTCTACTGCCAGAGCTGGAGTGGCAATCAGGGCTGCGGCTAGAAATGCGGTAAATAATTTCATATGATAATCTTACTTTCTGGAATAACGATACCACTACCGAAACGAGTATTATATTCGTTCTTCATTCCAGTATCTGGTTCGAAAATAGAAACAACTGCACCAGCACGAATAGGAATATCTCCGGTCTGGGCATACGGGCAGAAGGGTGCTAGTCCAATACCAAACTGATTGTTCTGGTTAGGTACCATCATAATCAACAGAGGCTTTTGTAGGATTACAAGACCCTCAGCACTTTCATCAATGTCAGCAATGATTTCCTCACCGCTGATTAGCTTTATACATTTAATATTGGACATAGCATTCACCTTCTTAAATTATTACTTAGTTTTACCTTCTGCCAAGAATTCGGCAGCTTGTGATGGATATTCATTATCCTCATCGGTAATGTCGATCTTCTTGGCTTTCTTTTCTTCTGGAATAAATGCTTCAAGCCAAATCTTTAGCATACCATTTACCAGAGTAGAACTTTTTACTTCAACATTGTCGGCAAGAGTGAATTCACGTTTAAATCCTCGCTCGGCAATACCTTTGTAAAGGTATTCAGTATTGTCAGTGGCATCGATTTTACCACGAATACTCAACAGACCTTCTTGCAATTCAATATCAATCTCGGACTTACCGAAACCAGCAACGGCTAGTTCAATAACGTAGCGGTCTTCATCGACCTTCTTGATATTGTATGGGGGATATTTAATTGGCATCATCTGGGATGATTGGTCGGCAATATCTGCCAGCCTCTTCATAACACGGTCTGCGCCAACGAAATAACGATCCATCTGTGGGATCATTGTTGTATCAAATTTCATATTTTTGCTCCTATTAAGCGAGTTTAAAAAAGTGTGCCATCCGAAGCATGACACACTTTATTTATACTATACTTTTAGAAGAAAGTCAACTACTTTTTGCGACCGATGTTATACTTTTGAATAAGTTCCCACTCGTTCTTTTCTTTGTAAGCAATTACTTTGATTTGATTTAGAGGTGCCTTGTCCTCATGAATTTCTGGATTGAGAATGGTAATCAAACCCCAGTCCGAAAGTAAATGCGCAACAGTATTTCTACGTTGCAAGTCATTATCGCTAAAGTCCGCATCTTTACCATCTAAGGCAAAGAGTTCCTTAAAGTGGACAATGAAATACCTACCCTGCTTATGAAGGATATGGCATGACTGATAAAGAATCTTATCCTTACGAGACGCTACCCCAATACGTGAAAGAGTTTCACGAACCTTTAGAAAGTCGTCTGGATTCTCCAACTTAACTTCCAAGGGAGCATACCCAGGATAGTTAATATCAAAAAAATCTTCGCTCATTTTCTACCACCTTTATACAATTTCTCTTTTATTGTTTTCTTTTGTTCTTCGGAGAGAATTGTAAGAGCTTGACTAGCTTTTTCATTACTATAGCCATAATACTCCTTGATCATCTCAACTTCGGCATCGTCTTCAATTTTGATCCATTTATCAAAACGCTTTCTAGACCTAATTGTATTTATAAGAAAAGTATTTTGCAGAGCTTTATCAAGGTGTGGGCGGCAGTTCATCTCGTTGGCTGGAATGACAGTATCAGCACTGAAACTCAGTCCACGATTGATGATCCAAGGGTTGTATTGCTTCTCTGACCACTCATCTACTATGAGATTAGTCTTCTTGTGGTTAATATCGTTGATGAAATCAAAGGGAGAAATCTTGGCTTTTTTCTCCACATAATCTTCTGGCTTGTATTCTACCTTTGGATCACCAAGGCCCTCTAGAATACCGTCCATTACTTCCACTCCACTCCAGCCATAATCTCAACCAGACAGGCTACGAGATTGATTTCTTGGTTGGTGGCGAAAGCAGACTTGTATTGATAGTCGGCCAGCAGAACGATAAGAGCCGCAGGATACTTAACATCATCAAGAAGGGTATCATAAATCTTACGGAAAATGATGCCAGCATCGTTGTCGATATTATCTACAACCCACTGACGGACTTTCTTGAAGTCCTTACCACGAAGGGCATCAACCAGTTCTTTCATATTGATTTCTTGGACATTGGCCAAGATACCAGCATCGATAGTACCACTTACACTGTAACGCTGTAGTTCATTAAGAACACGGCGATAATCAGGGAAGTGCTTCTTGAGGACTTCGGCAACAACCTTGTCATCATACTGCACACTCTCGGCTTCAAGAATATCACCAAGACGTTTCATAAAACGTCCAGCCATCTTTGGTCTATCGGCCTTAGTCAGCTTGAATTCAATCACCGCAGTTCGACTATGCAGAGGTGCAATGATACGGTTCTTGAAGTTACAGGTAAAGATGAAGCGGCAGTTGTTGGCAAACTCTTCAATGAAGGCACGAAGGGCTGGCTGAGTGGAATTTGGATTCAGGTAATCGGCTTCGTCTAGAATAACAACCTTAGTCTTGCCGCTAAACGAGACAGAGGATGCAAACTCACGAATCTTGGTACGGAGAACATCAATACCAGATTCTTCTGAACCGTTAATAACGATATAATCACAACCCAATTCTTCACAAATGGCTCGGGCGATAGTAGTCTTACCTACACCAGCCGAGCCACACAGGAGCATATTGGGAATCTCACCAGTTGCCACAAACTGGCGAAAGGTATTCAGTTGTTCATCGGGAAGGATACAATCGTCCAGCTTACGAGGACGATACTTCTCAACCCAGAGGAAGTCTTCACGCATAATGATTCTCCATAATAAAATAAAATGTCCGTCGCGATGTGTAAGGGCATCCACGGACTCTGGCTTAGTGACCAGTATTCACTATATCAGTTGTTGCGCAACCAGTCAAGAATATTTTCGGGTGAAGTTACACCATAAGGATCATCCGCGCAGTTGTCCTCAACTACATCACCTTCAATGAACCACTTCTCAATCTGACCGTTATTCACCACAACAGCATATCGCCATGAACGTTCACCAAAGCCAAGATTGTCCTTCTGGACATTCATTCTCATCTTACGAGTGAACTTACCAGAACCATCAGGAATCATCTTAACCTTCTTGATCTTCTGATCTTTCGCCCAGCAATTCATGACAAAGGAATCATTGACAGATACACAGTAGATGTCCTTGATACCAAGTGCCTTAAACTCAGCAAAGTTCTTTTCGAAACCAGGTAACTGGTAGGTCGAACATGTTGGAGTAAAGGCACCAGGAAGAGAGAACAGAACTACACGTTTACCAGCGAAGTAATCATAGGTTGTCTTATCTTCCCAACGGAATGGGTTAGGACCTTCAATCGAGTCATCGCGGACACGGGTCTTGAAGACTACTGCAGGAACAATCTCAGGTAGTTCCTGATCGCTGGCTTCATCGTCCCACTCCCGCTTAAATTTAAACTTCTCTGCCATTATACCACAGCTACCTGCGCATCAAAGTCATTAAGAATGAGGAGCTTGTTAAACTGGCGAACAACTTCATCAAGGTCACTGGTGGTAAACGCAATGGTTACATCACGAGGGTCTTCTTCTGCATCATAAGGAATGCGGGCATTAAATGTGAATTCAAACTTAGTCATATTATTTCTCCTTAAATAGAGGACGCAGGGTCCATTGCAATGTAATAAACGAGTTCGCGACCCTTGCTCTTAAACTCCATGGCGCGCTTCTTACCAAGCGTGACAGTGTAGTTATCAGAGAGGACTTTGAGGTTCTCGGTCTTCACTCGGCAATCAAACACAGGAGCGGGGTCGGTGCTGATAGTCTTAGTGTAGGAGTTTGCCGATGAATTAGTGGGGTCGCCAACCTTGAGTTGAACCTGGGCGCCATCCGATACAATGCTGATGATTGGTGCCGAGGTGATTGATGCGGCGCGGAGAATCATGCTGATTGCATCCGCAGAAAGATCGAACGACCACACAGGTTCAATCTCAAGGTTTTTGTCGGGAGCAGCGGTCACGGTGCCAGGATCGGAATAGAAGTATTCAAACTTCGAGCCGTCCTTACTAACCTTGATGCTAGTCTCGCCAAAATCTACGTCCTGATCTTCCATAAGGGTCAGAAGTGCCAGAAGGCTGTTCAGATCATAGACGGCAATTTCACGCGGAAAGGTTTCAGTAACCGTGGCACGTGAAAAGATGTTCTTCCCAGGACTTACGGTACCAATCACATTACCCTGCCGAAACAGAATATTGGTATTGATACCAGCGTAGTTCTTTAGAAGTGAAAGTGTTTCATTAGAAATTTTCATAATATATTAACCTTTTTTCTTGTTGGTCTTATTACCAGTATTTGTTATAACAGAAATTGTGTCGTTTGTCAAGAGAGAACTGGTGCCCATGTTGTAATTATTCCAGTCTGGAACAATAGTATCGTTAAGGTTTAGCGTAATAGTATCATAACCATTTGGATGAGCAGACAAAGTTGTAGTAGACAAGGCTGTAGCAAGAGCAGGTTTTAGGTTGACATCCTCGTAAAGTCCTGCTAGACTAGGCTGTTGTGCCTTATCATGAACATGCAATGCAATGATGGCATAGTGAATGACCTTCATGAGGTCCTTGCGCCAGTCTTCGGGAGTTCCCTTATGACCGTATCGCTGGGCATACTTCATGATGTTTCCAACCGTGAAGCCTACACCATGTCCACCATCAATGATAAACTCGGTAGCTTGGTACTTGTTCTGCGAATAGTGCTGCCCATAAGTGGCATTCACATACTCGGTAACCTGCCGAAGCAGGTCACCTTCGTTATACTTATATTTAATTGTCATACTATCTCCTTAGAAAGGTGTTTCTTCAAAAAATGCGTCTTCATTGACGTTATCGGTAGGGCCAGTATCAATCTTGGCATCAACCTTGGTGTAGAGGTCGAGGAATGCTGACTTGGTATCAGCATCAAAGCGGTTAACGCAGAGTTCGACTGCCTTCTGGCGAGACTTGAACATGGCGAAGGCATTGACAATGTGTTCCAGACGGCGAGTCGAAATCAGGTCGTCAATGCCACCATCGTAAAAAGTCTTACGGATGATTTCAGCCCAAGTAACAAGGTTGTCGGCGAATTCTTCATCAATCGCGCCAGCCTTTTCCATCTTGTTCATGACAATCTTCTTTTCGACCTTAGCCGATGGGTATTCTTGTTCGACTGTGATGGCGAAACGCTCAAGGAAGGCATCATCAAGAATCTGAGCCGAGATGAACTTGCCGTCATCGGAACCACGACCCTTGGTGTTAGCAGTTGCAACCACGTTGAAGCCCTTGGCGGGGAAGACAGTCTCGCCAGTCTTCTTATTGAAGTATGGCTTGCCTTCAAGAATGGCCTGGATGCACATCAACTTGTTCGAACCGCGGTCGATTTCATCAAGAATAAGAATTGCCCCACGCTTCATGGCAGTCAGAACAGGACCTTCGCGGTACACTACGTTACCATCGACAAGGGTGTTGCCACCAATCAGGTCGTCTTCATCGGTTTCTACCGAGATGTTGACGCGGAGACATTCGCGCTTCAACTTGGCGCAAGCCTGTTCAATCATTGTGGTCTTACCGTTACCAGACAGGCCAGAGATGAACGTGGGATAGAAGGCTTCTGCCTTGAGAACCTTAATCAGGTCGGTGTAAAAGCCAAACGGAACGTAGGTCGCATCAAGACGGGGAACCAGATTGTCAATGATTACCTCTAGCTTAGGCTGCATCACCGTCTTAGCAACGGGCTTCGAGATAATCTCAGCAACTGGCTGAGGCATCACGGGTGCAGGCTTGGCAGTCACGCCAACCATTGCAGCAGACAAATCGTAAACGCCACGAGAAACCACATTGTCCTTTGACAGGAGCCAGTTCAACTTCTCAATACCCATGGGGTGGGCGACGGCAAAAACATCTTTCTTGCGGAAAATACCACCATTCGTATCAGCGGCACGAAGGGCGGCAAGCAGGTCTTCACGGGTACTAATCATAATAAAATCACCTTTTCACAAACAAACATCATCAATCACATTATTTACTATAGTCGATTCGCGACCAAATGTCAAGTGTTTTTTACGCCACAGCCTCAACCATTTTTGTAAGAATTACACGACCAATAGATTTCTTATCCTGAAACGCCTTGAACGCCTTGGTCAGTTCTTTCTTATCGTTGGAGTCCACAGTCAGAGTGTCTTCTGAAATTTGCAGACTACTGCCAGCTTTAATCAGAAACTGGTCATCAAAGCCGTTGCTGTCCTTGAGAAGTGCCGCACCTTCCTTCTTGAAAGCCTTGCGGGTCGCATCACTGACTGTGCCAGGGACGAGCGAACGAGCCAAGAAATACTTGAGGTCATAAGAACCCATCAGGTAAAAGTTAATCATCCGCGAACCAGTGGTTTCACGATACAGTTCAAGAAGAGCCTTACAGTAAGACCGGCTGCGGTAGCTAACACCGTCATATTGCTGCGAAAAGGTGCGACGAGTCTTAGAGTCAACAATAGCTAGGTTCTTACGGTGATAATCATTATGATTATGACCAACAGTTTCGAAGTTGCAATCACCTTCACCATCGGTCAAGAATACCGACGAAAGAACTTCAACGCGATTGCGGTTCTTGAAATCTTCGGCGATGTAACGGCCAAGCAGAATGGCTTCTTCTAGCGGAGTGCTGCCAAGACCAAAAGAATTGGCAGCGGTACCGTCTAGATAAAGGTCATGATAGCTACGATTATAAGACTGGCCAAGAGCAAGAATATTTGCCATCTGGGTCTTGAACTTACCACCAGAAACGCCGGTAGCCACCAACTGGAGCATACGGAAACTGGGGTCAGAAATCATCAGGTTGTTAGGGTCAGACAAGTTATTACGGCTGCGCACTGTATCGAAATACGTTTGTGGTGCGCTAGAGTTCGTAATGAAACCGTAAACTTCAAACGGAATGCGAACTTTCTGGCAGAACGAAGCCAGTAGAACCAGCTGCTCCATGGTACCAGACATGTTGGAAGACATGCTGCCCGACATATCAAGGTACAGAAGCATGCCGTGGTTCTGACCGTTAGGAACAACCGTGTTCTGTAAGAACAGGTCTTCTGTAATCTTGTAAGCCCACACTTTGTCCATGTTGATGCGGCCAGTCTTGGAAGTCTGGGCGCGCATAAGCGACTTGGCTTTTTTCTTACGTTCAAAGTCCTGTGCCATTGAACTAAGGTACTTGCTGTTCTTGGCAAGAAACTCCTTGTAGAGTTCCATCTTGACTTGTTCGGCAGTCTTGCCTGCTCGGTATGCGGCGCCACCAACAGAGAACTTCAACATCTTTTCGACGGTGTTAATACCGACAATAAAATCAGCCGGGTTCAGAATAGGGAGCTTGGCATAAAACGTCTCACGGGCGTTTGCATCAAGCAGGCTGTCTTCATTCCGACGAAAGTTCTCATCGGTGAACGAAGTCGGCTCAGGGCTTTCTTCTGTATCATCGGACTCACTGTCACCAGACGAACCGTCTTCTTTCTCTTCTGACTTTTCTTCTGACTTTTCTTCGGTATCATCGGACGATGAAGACTTAGGTTCTTCTGTTTCGTCTTCTGATTTCTGACCCGTAGAGGAAGGCGTCTGTGGCTTTTCCTTGTCATCTGAGTTGTCCGAATTAGGAACTTCAACGTAGTCTGCACTCGGATCGAATTCACCGTCACCATCTTCCATGATATCACCAAGGGCGTTCATGAATTGTTCGAAGTCAAGTTCCTCGGTTGAATTTTCGGCACGTTCATAGAGTTCGCTAGCCAGCGCTACCACATCTTCCCAGGTGTCGAGGCTGTCAAGACGATTGACAATCGCTTGTTCTTCGTCCGAGAACTTGACGTTCAAAAACGAACCGACCTTGGCGTGAAGGTTGATGCGGTCAATGAACTTTAGCTTATTGACATCCATACCTTCGACACCGAAGAAATTCTTTTCGAAGAGTTCTTGGTAACCATTGTAGAACGACCGACGAAGACCGGGGTAACGGTTCTTCATCTTGCGTTCGATACGAGCATCTTCAATGATGTTGAGGAAAGACTTGAAGCCCACACCCTTCTCAGAGATGCTGGAGTGCCAGCCGTCAGCAGGCGTTTCAAGAGCGTGACCGACTTCATGGCCGATTAGCAGGTCATAAAGGTCAGCCGAAGTCTCTTTGAAGATCGGCAGCACGACCGTGCGGGTCTCCAGATTGAAGTAAGCGGTACTTGTCTTCTGGTGTTCTACATGGATATTTTCTGTCGCCAACAACTTGGCGAGAATCGACTTTTCAGCAAACTGGGACATCACAAAACCTCATCAATCAATCATATAATTTACTATAGTCGATTCGCGACCAAATGTCAAGCGATTCTTTTAGAAACAACGGCGCTCACGGCGAATATATCGATTGCCGTAGTAGTCATATTCAGTAACTTCTGTGGTACGGCAGTTACGGTCGCGGCGATAATATGCATCACGGTTGCGATAGTGATATTCATACTCGCGGTCATAAACTTCGCGCTCAACTTCCTCGTCGCGGCTATTGTTGTTTTTAATAGCAGCACCAAGAATAAATGCGCCTAGACCGATAGCAATAGCTTCGCCGGTATTAATATGATTGCCGCGCTTGCGCTCGTGGCGTTCAGTGCGGTGTTCACCACGACCCTTGGCTTCTGCTACCACAGGAGTAGCAAGAACACTGACCGCAATAATACTAGAAATAACAGACTTAAACATAATCATTCTCCTTATATTATTAGTATACACGAATCGATGGTAATGTCAAGTTAAAAACGTGTCATTGACCCATCGGCATGAGCCAAAAATGGCTCAAACTTAATGTTGGGATATTCATCTGCCAAATCTTTGAACATCTGGAGATTGGAAACAGCATCATCAAAGAGACGAGCGCGAGTAAATTTACCAGTATCAAGGTATTGTTTAATAAAGATTTTCTTGGCTGGAGCAGACGGCATAGCGCCTAGATTGCCAGCACGGTGAACATGTATATCATCAATATCGATACCTTGTTGACGAAAGGTATCTAGAAAAATATCACGGTCATCAAAATCTGACCGAGCGGTAATGACAATCATCTTACTGCCACGGGCCTTAATATTTTTATGCATTGCAATCAATTTGCGAATCGCTTTAGCGATAGGTTCGCTGGTGTCACGAAAATGCCGGGCGTCCCTAAACTCGCTAAAGTCAAAGGATTCACCCGGCTGTAAATTATATGTATTGTATTGCTTGTTACCCAGTGTCTTGATTATCTTACCGCCTTTGACGATATGGACACGGGCTTTGGTACGGAACAATGTCTCGTCAATATCCCAGATAGTTAATCCGGCACTGTCTTGCGACTCACTTATAAACTCTTTAAAACCAATCATATTTATATACTACTCGATTCGTGAGTGAATGTCAAGTAGTATTTATACAGGCGGGGCTTTCTTTCGAGTTTTCTTGGGCTTTGGAGCCTCTTCTTCCGCGTCTGCTTCGATACGGTTCTTCAAACGCTTGGCAACTTCTTCCGCATCAAGCCAGATGTCCTTGTTATCAAGCATAGACTTAATTTCTTCTGGCGTCAGGAAGTCTTTATAGAAAGAAGCAAACAACTTCTCAGACCATGCACGGAAGTGTGTGATTTGGTCATACATTTCGCCGCCCTTACCAATGGTGCCACTTGAATAGTTGTGGAACATGAACATGGTATGGTCAGATAGTTCAAAGCGATCCGCACTAAGGAAGATAAGAGTTGCAGCCGACATACAGATGCCTTCTACCGAACAAACGATAGTAGCATTTGATTCTTGAATTGCTCTTACTATCTGGAGAGCGGCAAACAGGTCGCCACCTTCACTGTTGATACGAATGTAGATAGTATCTGTCTCGCCAGCCGCTCGAAATAACTGGAACCATTCTACATATTCTTCGGCGGCTTTAATTTCGCCGCACAGATATAGATTTACGACAGTAGCTACAGGTTGCGCAAAGTATCTAGCCTTAGAAGGACCATCAAACTCGTTCATAGAATCTTGTGATTGCGGTGATCTTTTCAATTTGGTTATCAATTATGGGTGTCCTATTCGGCCAGTGGATGTATTCCTTTTCAGGATTTTTCATCAGGTTATACATTAAAGGTAAAATTAAGTCTTCTACCTGCTTCAACTTTTCAGAAACTTCCATTTCGACCAGTCGCTTATGTTCTGAGATAAGTGTTGACTGGTCTACATTAAGAAGTCTAGCTTCTAGGTCATATAGTTTGGCCATAATCTCATCTTTAAGATCGCTGGCACCTATATCGTCGTTAGGATTATATGGTTCTCGAACGTGAACCACAGTTTCGGTTGGGTCTTCGAATGTAAATCCGAAATCATAGGTTGTGTTGGACATATTTTCTAGTATACCTTTCGTGGGGATAAAATATATTCATTTCAACATTTTCCAAAAATTAAAAGCCATGGAGACTCTTTCGCCATCACCTTCGTTCGGTAAAACCCGATGCATCAAATCATCAGGAAATAATAATAACAACCCAGCATATGGTTTAATCTGAAAGATTTCTTTTTTAATCTCATACTCAAAATGACCAGCATTTTCTGGAACTTGGAGATAAAGAACTCCACACATCTCATCTGTGGCACCCCTATCGTGATGGTGCCACTCATTATAATCGCTACCAGTATTGATATTATACCAGCAAGTTATATCTCCAGTAACACCCGCTACAGCTTGAACATTATCTATAACTGATTCTGCCCAGGAATAAGTTTTTCTATTACAACGTTCACTGTGCCATCCACCTTTATTACTTCGTTTAACAGACTTGGTTATGCCACGCAATGCTAAAACATTATCGGTGAAATTTTCTGGTAAAGTAAGTTGAACCAATCGCATAGTCATAAAAATAATTAGTCAACTGTAAATTCAAAGGTTGTTTTGGACATATTTTCTAATATACCTTTTTGCTCGTTTTTCTAGTGACTTCATAGCCATCTTCATTTTCATTTCAGAAGCATGGTCAGAGAAATTCAACCCAAGCATATGATCATATTCATGCTGAAAAATTCTGGCGGGTAATCCCGTGAACTCTTCTACTATATATTCACCTTCTACGTTCTGATATGAGGCAGTGATTGCGGCTGGGCGTTTGATAGAAAGCCATAGACCTGGATAACTTAGACAGCCTTCTTTAGCAAGATTAGTTTCGGGTGACCATGAAACAATCTTGGGGTTAAAAATATTCTTGCGATTATCATCATCTGAACCCATTACAAAAACTTTAGCATCGATTCCCACCTGATTTGCAGACAGTCCTAGACCTCGAAGGTCACGAGATTTTGTCCATAGCTTATCAACCAGATCGTTTGCGTCACCAGCATCAAAGTCAAATGCAGACGGCTCTTTGCGAAGCTGCGGATCAGTAAACTTAATTAATTCCATTATACCACCATTTCACTATAGTTATTTTTCTTTTCAAACTTAATTAGACTGCGGAACTTATCAAACAGTTGGTCGCCCTTATGACTGATAACAAATACATTAGTATCTTCACCCAATGTATCAAGTAGAGACATAATATAATCTGTCCCATTGTTGTCTAGTGAACTATCAAATACTTCGTCCAGGATTAGAAGATTGGTAGCTACACTGTTCTTCATCTTAGCGATTGTTCGCCACGTAAAGAGAAGAGCCAGGTCGATGCGTTGCTTTTCGCCTTCAGAGAAGGATGCGTAACTGAAATCGTCACGATGGCGAGACTTAATCGTTTCATCAAACTTCTCATCAAGATTAAACTGCACAAAGAAGTCCATTGCTTGTAGATATTTATTCACCAACTTATTGATAACTGGAAGATACTGCCGAATAATCTTAGTCTTAATACCAGTGTCCTTGAGGAGAGTGGAGACAGCATCCATGTAATGCTTTTCTTCATTCAACTTGGCCTTTTCTTCGTTCTGAACCAGAACTTCTTTAGCATAAGTCTTTAGCTTATTCTTTTCAGTATCTATATCACCAGTTTTAGATGAAATATCATTCAGTTCCAGATTGAGTGCTTGGATTAATCTCTGTTGAACAATCATTTCATTATGATGAGTTATAATCGAAGCATTCAGCCCAGAAATTTGTTCGGAAAGAACCGCATTTTCCGCGATAAGTTCTTCAAGTTTTGTAAATTCTTCCTGGAGTTTCTCCATTCCCGAAGATAGTTCTTGCATTTTCTCTTGTCTGGATGATACGATGGTTTCTTTATGATCGTGAGCAATGCCTTGCCGACATGTCGGACACTCATCTGTTTCCTCGTAGAATGCCACCTCCTTTTGGAGATCGCGGAGTTGGGTGGAAAATTTGGTTTTAAAGGAGTCGAGTTTCTTTTGCTTGTCTGCAAGGTCTCCGAGACTTTGTTGGGTTTCTTCAACAGAAAGTTTTTGCCCTTCCAAATCGTTAGCGAGGCTTGTAAGACTTGATATCTTTTCTTCGCCGGTCTGAATACGCTCCAATATTTCATCGACTCTCTTCTCTCGGTTCGCTTCTAGGGTGTCAACATATTCTTTCTGTATCGAAGCCTTTTGTTTCAAGACTTCCAGCTTACCGTCGGCATCCTGTAATTGATCTTTAAGAGCATTCATCTTGTCACGCAACACCACATTCATTGTGGTAAAAATTTGAATGTCCAGCAGGTCTTCGATGATTTCTCTACGGGTTCCAGAGGGCAACTGCATGAACGGGGTGAATGACGCCGAACCTAGAATGACAATCTGGGTAAAAGACTTGTAGTTCAACTTGAGAATGGATTCCTCAAGATACTTTTGATAATCTCTAGCGGCCGCATCTTGATTCAACAGTTCGCCATCAACATAGATTTCAAAAAGACCGGGCTTGATACCACGAACAATCTTATACAATTTACTACCACTGTGGAATTCTACCTCAACCAGAAGTTGCTTCTTGTTAATGGAGTTTACCAACTGCGGCTTGTTGATGTTGCGAAACGGCTTACCGAAAAGAGAGAAGCACAATGCATCAAGCATCGTGGACTTGCCGCCGCCATTCTCACCGACTATGAGGGTACTGGGTGAACGGTCTAGTTTAATTTCAGTAAACTGATTGCCAGTAGAAAGAAAGTTCTTCCAACGAATAGTGTTAAAAATAATCATACGGTAACGTTCTGTGCCTCAACATAGAGTGTCTGTAGAATAGACTTAATACGGTTCTTTTCCAAATCGGTTTGAATGGTGTCAACAAAATCTGAGAGAACCGACATAGTATCTTCTACATTTAACTCTTCATCATCCGTCGCTTCTGTTTCAAATTCAGAAAAGTCTTCGATGATTTTAAGTTCGATTAGATTTAAATCATATAGCTTATCAACGAAGCGGTCAAACTTATAGAAGTCAGTTTTCTTCACAACTACCAAACGAACACAAGATCCGACCATAGGTAGAAGGTCGATAGCAGAGGGGTCACCATTAGTATCGTCATAATAGATTTTATGGAAGATTTGAAATGGGTTCTCAAAGAATTCTACCTCATTTGTTTCCGTATCATATAAGTGATACCCTCTCTTATCATTATAATCAGACCAAGTAAACTCATAGGTATTACCAAGATAAAGAATATTACCAGTGCGACTACGATGGTGGAAATGACCACTACAAACGAGAGGAAATCTATCAAAGTCCACAGTATCCATTCCGTGATCATTTTTATGCCCACGGTACATTTCAAAACCTGAAAATTCAAAGTGTCCAAATACTGCTTGTGCATTACTTTTCTTTACTACCTCCATAGTTTCTGAATAATTACCAGAACAAATCCATGGAACAAGTAGTAGATTTTTTCCGTCTAATCTAATTTCTTCTGCTTCCGAATATGTAATAATGTTTTCATACTCACGGAGCAGAAGGTCCAGTGAGTTTACATCGTTAGTATTCTTGAAGAAAGTATCGTGGTTTCCAGCAATCATATGAACATCGATGCCCAAATCACTGGTCTTGTCAAAGAAATACTCACGGCACTTCTTCAACGTATTATAATTTATAAACTTGCGCCGATCAAAGACATCACCCAAGTGAATGATAGTCTTGATACCTTCTCGTTCCATATGAGGAAAGAATGTTTCCGTGTAGAACTTCGCAAAGAAGTTATCGAAGGGAATAGAATCCGACCTAGCACCAAAGTGAGTGTCAGTAATTAGCGCAATCTTCATGACTTTAGAATTCCAAGTAGAGTATTGGTCTGGCTGATAGCATCATCAAGTGCATGGTGATGCGTATCATTTTCAGCGGCACGAATCTTAGCATTGCTAAGCCCCATAAGGTTCATCACAGTGCGATAACACATGATGTTACTAAAGCGCCAAGGGTATGGCATACCGACCGCTGCATATCCAGACTCCAGAATAGAGATGTCAAACGATGCACCATTACCCCACGGCATTACCTTGTCTCTACCAATCCAGTCAGTGAAATTTTGTAGTGCGTCCACGAGTTGCAGTTGGTCGACCAGAAGAGCATCTCTAGCCGCCGCACTTTGCTGCATCCACCAATCAATAGTAGACTTGTCAACGTGAAGACCCGCGGCCTTACAAGATTTGGCATCGATGTTACAGTAGAACTTATCGATAATGCCTTCACCGATAGTGAACTTGGTAGCACCAATAGAAAGAATGGTCGCGTTGGCTCTTGTCGAAAGAGTTTCCAAGTCAATCATCACATGAACGGTAGTAGGATCAGTTACTTTCATTTACGCTTCTCTTTTGCATATTGTGATAATGCCTTATCGCAGTAGTCACGAATATTTTCTACCGTCACCATATAGTTATGTCTGATATTAGACGGCGTTGCCTTGTCCTGCATAGTATCGACCATCTGCTGGACGATTGCAGGAACAATTAGTTCCTTAGTCATATTACACCTTATTTTTTATCTGCCCCCGACGTGGGAGTTGCAGCATTTGCGACATCAGGAATAGCTTTCTCTAGCGCCTGTTCCGCATCAAGCTCTTCACCTTCTTGAAGGCGCTTCAATGCAATTTGACCGTTACAAATCATGTAGTGCTGACCTTCACCGAGTTTAGAAGATTCGAGGTAGATGCACCCGGCATTCTGAACCGAAATAGTCTGCACTTCTTCGCGATGACCTGCAATGCTATTGCCAACAGAAATCAAAGCAGTAGAAACAACGCCCAGAATCAACAGGGAGAACCAGTTATCAGAAACAAACTTGACAGCATTATTAGTTTTTGGAGAATCAATCATAAATGTACCTTTCAATTAGAGTGATGTTCTCATCTTACTCTAAATCTAGTCCAGAGTCAATAGTTTTTTGTTTATCCAGATATTTTGGTCGGCGCTTAGGAATATTACTGACCTCCGCTGGCTTATCAAAGTCTTCTACCAGGTCAATCGTCTTTTTAAGATAGTCAATGAACTCGTTGCCATAATCACCACCGTCATGGTCTTGGGTAATCAAATCATGAACATCTAGATTGCGGATGTATCGGTACTTTGCAGCCTGTTGCTTCTTCTCTTTCGCAATACGGCGTAAGAAGGCATAATACGTAATCTGTGTGAAGTATGCAAAGGGGTTCTTAGACTTAGCAGGATCGAAGTTATCGATGTAAGTAATACAGTTTTCAATTCCATCAAGGATCATTTCCTCACGATAGGTATAATTGATGAAGTTAGATTTATATGCCAAGTGATTAGCAATCTTGAGGAAGCATTCGCCTAGATAATTGGGCACACGAGGCTTCTTACTACGATCATAGTCCGGTTCAGCTTTAGCAGCCAAAACCTTTTCTCTATACTCTGTAATCTTTTCTAGAAACAAAGCATTGTCTACATAGTGAACATTATTTTTTCTATTCTTGACCATAGGGCCTCCATCATGATATAATCTGTTATACTACATTTTTTTGCATATGGCAACATTTTTATTGAAAAAAGTATTTACAACTAGTGATTCTTGGTGTATAAGAAGAGTGTAGCTCTTCAAGAATAACTTCAATTAAGTAATCCTTTGCTTCTTAGTATTCTTGCTTGAAGCATTTCCATCTCATCAAAGTCTTCAATGTCTTCTACCGGTTCGGGGTAATTCCCCGTGTAGGAGAGATACTGTTGTAGCAGATTTTCTTTTAAAGAGCAAGAGGTAAGTATCTCTTTGGCACTTAAAAGAAAACTTTTATCTGGTGAAATTCCAATCCATGGCTTCAAGAGAAAAGTTTCTCCGTTTATTCCGTCATGGTTGACTTGAACCGCAATGACGGCAATAGGATCGTCTAACCAATAATTATTAGGGTCTGCTAGGCGAACACTTGCTATTAGTGTTTCGCCATTTTTTAATCTTAGGACGGTCACTTCACTCATAGCTTTATTCTCACTAATTTGTAGTTGAAACCTTCTTCATTATATATCTTAATTCTTTCCACCATATGGGAAAGGGTATAGTTCTTTCGGCTCTTCCATGTTAGGTCATCACCGATATCAAATAGTCTGCACATTGTCTTGTCGGTACCCTTTCGTAGTCCTCTACCAATCGATTGTAAATTTCGGATACGCGATTTGGAAGGTGATGCAAAGATGACGTTGTGTAGATTTCTTATATTTATACCCGTTGAAAACGTGCCATAGGACGCTATGATAATGGCATCTTTTTCTTTTTCTGTGATATCTCTAATGGCTTCTCGCTGTTGCGTATCCGTTCCACCATGGACAAAGAAAACTTGGCGAGTATCTCCAACCTTATTGTTGATTAGGTCATACAAAACTTGGCCATGCTTTTCAACAAACTGAAATAGAACAAGTGTATTACCCTTTTGAGTGGTAGCAAGGTTTTTAATCACGTTGTTGCGCTTGGGGTGTGTAACCAGCCAGTCCATTTCTTCTTGATATGTGTAGGTCTTTAGAGCCTTCTTTTCCTCGTCTGTGTAGTCCAGAAGAATACAGTGAATGTCAAGATCGGCTACTGAGCCTTGGTCCATCAGTTCCTTAGTAGAGATGACTTTCTTTACCTTACCGAACAGACCCTCAAGAATAAGTTTATGAGTCTTCATTCCATCTAATGTGCCGGTGGTACCGATACGATACTTTGTGTTGACGCACTTATCAAAGATTGATGTCAATGACTTTGCTTTAAACAAGTGGGCTTCATCGCCATAGATTACATCAAATTCATCAAAGAATTTTTTAGGTAACTTGTAGATAGACTGCCAAGTGGAGATAACAATAGAGGCTTCGTTTGACTTTTCATGGCCAGCGTAAATCTTGGCGCAGTTCTGAGATACGTACCACTCGGTGTGTGATGCATAGTCTTGAAAGTCTTTATACATTTGTTCTACCAGTGAAGTGGTGGGAACAATGATAAGTTGTTTGCGACCGAACTGTTGATGGTATCTCATTAGTAGATAGATGATTAGAGACTTACCAGATGCGGTAGGCGATAGTAGCAATGTGCGACCGATACGTATAGCGTATTTAACGGCTTCTAACTGGTAGTCTCTTGTCTCAATTGGCTTATCTTGGCTATGTAAGTTCAAAGATTCCGCGAACTTCTGCACATCCTCCATAGTAACTGGATCACCGATACGCTCCATGTCAACGTCTACGCTGTAGTCTAGACGCTCGGCAAACTCTCTGAGGTATGGCAGAAGGCCAACATAAAGTTCTTTTGTCCAGATATTAAACAGTCTGGCTTTACCGTCCCATAGTTTGGCGCGATACGTTGGCATGAAACGTGCGCCCGGGACTTCAAAAGTGAAGTAATCATTTATTTCTTGTGCAATACCTGGGTCACAATCGACCTTTAGGTGCACCTCATTTTTCTTGGAAACTTTTAGATCACTCACATCAATCCGTTTGTAAATTTAGTCCACTCAATGGCATTCTTAATGTCCCATGTTCTACTATTTAGTGAGCGTATAATTTGCTCCAACTGATAGAGCAGGGCTTTAACATATTCTACTTTATCCATAGCACGAATGATATCCTCATCGCAATTGATACGATCTTCCATATCATGCTTCAATGGCTTTAGGCCTTGATACTGGTTCCAACCCTTATCTTGTAGTTCATCTAGGGTCATTTCACCGCGAAAGTATTTACCTTTATCGCGCCGTAGACGATAGTAATCTGCTTCTGCTTTTCGCAGTTGCAGTTTAGTATTTGAAAGAATATTCAAATACTTTGCATGTAATTCTGGCGTTTTAGTGGATTCTCTACCTAGATTTAGCTCATCTATTTTAGAATCGCCTGTCCACATTTCTTGGACTTCTGATAATTTCATAATATAACCTCAATAGTTATTGAATAAACTTATACATCGTATATTTAAAAGTGACCTGTGCTGTTAGATACTGGACATTACCATCACTGATATCAAATTCCAGTCCCTGTAAACTTGTTGGATAACAATCAATGAATTTAATTTCCATGGCTTTATTTAGATCGGAATCTAGAACGATTAATGTACCATCAGAATAATCACCAGAGCTACTAAATCCTTTTTCAGTTCCGCCCCTGGCTTGTTTGAATTCTTTATACTGGTTACGCTCTTCTGGAAAGCCTAGACCAATTAGCCAATCGTGTAACTCAATATAGTTTTGGAAGTTTTCTTGAACGATAAACTTTATGGTCAATTCATCATACGTAAGATTGGTACCAGGAACAGTGAAGTCTACCAATGGATTGGCAACATATGCATTACCGATTGATAATGCAGGAATCATAGCAGACTGACAAAAGAAAGATACATTAGGAAGCGTGTCAATATTAAACTGAAAACCATTTGGCCTCAGATAATTTAAAGTATCCGGTGTATCTAAAATTCGTCTTGACATATCTTTCTCCGTCTATTATTTATAACGAAAAAGGGGAGAGCATTTCTGCTCCCCCCAGTTTTTTGCAACCCTTCCTCTAATGGGAAGGTATCGATTACATAAGGTTAGTAACCTTAACGCGACGATAGTATTGGTTACGGTTGGCAGTGAATGTATCACCGTCAGTTGTGCCGTTCGACTGTGTTACGTATGGGTTAGCAATCATGCCGTAACGTGTCTTGAAGCCAATCTTTGGCTGGAAGCTGTTAGGGTCGATAGCACGAACCATTTGTAGTGGAACGTATGGGCAATAGAAGAGACCAGCATCATATGCTGTAGCGCCCTTATAACCAACAACGTAGAACTGGCTAGCAGCGCCTGTGTTAGCTGAGTAAGGGTCGATGTAAACCTTCTTACCACCGATTGTACCAACAAAGGTGTTACCTGTGTCGTCCGACTCAAGAGTTGGCGAACCTTGTAGGGCGCGACCAGTGTCAAGAACACCAGCCATAGCTAGAGCAGCCGCAACATCTGACGAACAGATGATGAAGTTACCCTTACCACGACGGGTATCTTGTGCGATTACGTTAGCGTCACGTTCGATGTTGAACAGAAGACCCTTGAAACGCTCAACGCTCCAACGACCGTTCGAGTCAACGTCAAGGTCGAAAGTACCAGCTGTTGCTGTTGAAGCAGCACCGGTCTTAGCAACCTTGTAGATTGTGCGAACAACTTCACGGTTGATTTCGTTCAGAATTTCTTGCGAAAGAATGTTCGAAAGTTCTGATTCAGCATCAAGACCGTGAATAGCCTTAAGATCCTGTGCCAGTTCAACTGTGTATTCTGCCTTTAGAGCGCGTGTCTTAGCAGTAACAGTTGTCTTTTCGATGCTGAATGCCATTTCGCCGAAATCGCCGTCACCTTCGCCGCCAGCGCCTAGACGTTCTGCCGCAGAAGTAGCCAAGCCAGTACCTGTGGTGTAGCTACCGTCAACTGGGTTCGAACCAGCGTGAGTACCAGTACCAGAGAAGTCTGTATCGGCTTCGTTGAAGAGAGCTTCTGTGCCGTCTTGTGTGCTGTAGTTTGACTTCATAGCGAAGATCAAGCCAGTTGGGCCAGTCATCGGCTGAACGCCAGCTACGTCATAAGCCATTAGGTTAGGAAGAGCGCGACGAACGAGCGAGATGAGAATTGGGTCATAACGGTCGATGTTTGCTGCACCCGAACCAGCAATGTTATTTGCTGGAGCGTCTTCGAAAAGTGCAGACTTTTCTTCGCGTAGGGCCTTTTCTTGGTTTTCAAGAACGACGGCTGTAACTGCGCGACGGTAGTTGTCCTTAATCTCGCCGAGACCGCCGTGATTTAGAACAGGTTCCCACTTCTTCTGTAGTTGTTCTGAAAGAAACATTTAGTTTTCTCCTTGTGTGTCAATATCTTTTATTTATAAAAAATTACTTTTGAGCAGCAATCTTATCCAGTGCTTGGACATACTTACTGACTGTCGATTCGTCTAAGACTTCCACGCCTTCATCTTCTAGTTTGTCTTCCACGATAGTAGTTGACTTAGAAGCAGGGAAATAATTTTCCTTGATGACGTTTAGCTTTTCTTCAAAGATGTCTGCGTTCTCGAATTCTACATCAGCTACCAACGACTTAAACTTTTCAGCATCGGTCTTTGCAAGGTCCTCAGAAACAACGGCGAAAACGCCTTGCTTCAAAAGAGCTACATTGTTATTGTGCAGTTCTACATTTGCAGAAATTTGTTCGTCCAACTTAGCAGATACTTCTTCTAGTTGGGCTTGCATTTCACCAAGCACATCATATTTCTCTTCGGGAACATCAATGTAATGTTCTGCGAACAGGTTCTTCATGCTGTTGATGAATGATTCCGCGATGTCGGTGCGAAGACCATTTTCAACAGCAAGTGCGTTGTCTTCAACCCACTTTTCAATTACATAACCAAGATAAGAATCGACCTTCTCGGTCAAGTCGGCCTTGAACTCTTCCATCAATTCAGCCGCTTCAGAGATTAGACTTTCTTCGATTTGCTGAACTTGATTGGATACACGGGCAGTTACCATTGCTTCAAAGAGCGACGATGCTTTGCCACGGAATTCTTCTGATAGGTCTTCGTTACCATCAAAGAGAGTAGCGAGATCAGTAGTGAAATCTTCTTCGATCATTTCGCCATCTTCCTCTGTTTCTTCTTGATGAACATTACCTCTTGACGATGCCATGTTTACAACCGAAGTTGGGTCACTATGGGTCGTGAAGTTAGGTGCTGCACCGGCGCCGCCCTGAGAAAGTGTAGCCTGATTGCTGGAAACTGGAGCAGCTTCCTTAGCACCTGGATTATCAGTTTCTTCATCACGCTCACTGGAAATAGTAGCATCTTGTGAATCGCCTTGGCGAGGTTGAGTTTGATCGCCTGCAACCTTAGCTGGGATGGATGTATCCTTACCACCGGCAGCGCCTAGTTTGCCAGCAGCAGGTGCGTCTTCGGAAGAACCCTGTTTAGGGTTAGTTGCATCACCTGCAACCTTCTCATCTAGAACTTCCTCGGATAGTTGCTTCTTAGTTAGCAACTCTCTGATTTTGTTTTCTACACTCATTTGCGTCTCCTAAATGGATTTTTATATTCTATTTATAAAAATATTACTTTGAAGAAAGATGACGCAAGAAACGTTCAAAGATTTGGATCTTTGCTTCTTCAAGTTGTTTCTTACTTGCTTTCTTAATATACTTCTTAGACATATCGCAATGCTGTTCGGTCCAAACACCATTCACAACTAGCCATTCTTTATTTTCCATGATACCACGAACAAAGGCATCTGGTGCTGAAGGGTCAGCTACGATATCAGCCGCTGTTGCTAGATGAAAATCATCTTGCACAACTTGAACGCCGTCTCTGTTTTCCTTCAAAGTACCGAGGCCTCTTGACGAAACGCCAAGTTGACCGCCAGACTCAATTAGACCACGAGCGATATTGCCCATTGGTGTTTCTGTTAGTTTCGCTTTACCAATCCAGTTATCACCATCTTGGCGAAGTTCTGTAATGATATGCGATACTCTATCTAGATTGATTGATGGACCATCTGGATGTCCCAATTCACCAAAGGCTCTATTGTTCTCAACTGCTTCCTTCATGTAACGATTGATTTCTTTACCCATGATGTCTCCTGGGTACATACGGCCGTTACGATTTTTAATGTTGGACTGCAGGAAAACACCCTCGATATAGAGAGTCTTTTTACCTTCTTTTTCTTCTGTGATATAACGAACTTGTTCGTTGACTTCGGTAATAAGTTTCATTAGCCTAGGTCTCCTTGATCTTGATGTTGTTGTGGACCATAACCGGAAACCTTAGCAAGTTCTAGGACTACTGCACCTGAGCCAGAAGAAAAGTCAACTACAATATCTGAGCCATTTTCTTCGTTGTCTGACCAGCCCAAGAATTCCATCTTGCCTGTACCAGAAAGATAATATAGAACTTCACTGTCTCTAGTAACCGTAGCGGTATCTCCATCTGACATTCCCCAATGAATGGTACGAATGTTTACTTTAGGTGAAGACTGTGTTTCAGATGTCTTCTTTAGGTCGGTAGCAAGGGCAATAGTGGCAGACCCAGTCCCGCGCACTTTCACCACGCCATGAACTTGTGTTAGTTTTAGAATTGCTTTAGTCGCCATTTACTATTCCCTTTAATTATTTCTTCTTACCGCGAAGAAGTTTAAAATCGTGTCCGTCAACTTTACCATTCTTATTGGCGTCAATCTTATGCTGATCGCCCTTTAGTTCTTCGTCAGTCTGTTCTACTTCTTCGTTGGCTTTCTTAGCCCTCTCAATTGTTTTGAGCGCACGCATAGAACCCATCATGTCTTTGTTCATCTTGGCAAAAGACTGTGGTTTCTTTAACGAGCTGGATTTACCATCTGCACTAGTATTATAATCTCTTTCGTGCTTTCCTTTTAGGTAACGATTCGCCATATCGGAAGAGATTTCATCGATTGTTTCGACTTCTTCGTTCGACAACTTGGCAGCAATAGCCATCTGACGGCGCTTCTCGTCGCTCTTACCCTTGAATTGAGGAGCATCGGAGTCCTTGAAGTCTTTGATAACATCACCCATCTTGGCTTTCGCCATGTTGATGCGCTCTTGAAGTTGTTTATAGGTCTTCATCGGTGTCCTCTATTTCTTCTAAATCGCCATGGTCATTTTCGTCGGTTACTTCGTAGTGATCGAAATCTTCGACATCATTATCTTCTGGCGTATCGTTATAAATTCCAGCTGCCATATCTTGTCGCATTTGATCTAATTGTTCGCCTGCTTTAAGGTCCATAATATCATTAAAAACTTGTTCGGCATCTGCAAAGGTGCCGCTTTCAATGTTATTTATTAAGTCACTAATGTTACTGTTGTCCATCATCTTGTCCTTGGTTTTGCTGTTGATCCGCTGCTGGCGGTTCACCCTCTAGTGAAGAAAAATCGGGCGGCGAAACTTCAGGAGGACTTGCATCATTTTGCTTCTTAATCTCACCAATTTCGTCGTCCGACAATTTAAGAATTTTATCTTGAACATACTCTCTACTATACATTGTGCCGATAAACGGTGCAACACCTTGAAGAATTTCAACTCTAGACTGTAGAATTTGTTGTTCTTTGGATTCTGTATAGAAAGCATCGGTTGCAAAAACATACTTGATATCATATCTCATCTTTTCCCAATCGGCTTCGGTAATGATACCTTTGAGAATAAGTTGGGTCTTTAGTAGATCATCAAATAGAAGTGTGAAACGACGGCGCAGTTTAGAAATAAACTTTGTAAACTTCCATTCGTCTCTATTGATTTCAGCAGCACGACCAAAGTTAAGGCCAGTTTGCTGTTCAAGTCTTGACATCGGAACGTTCAACGCTTGATATAGTTTGCGCTGAAAGTATTCGATGTCTCCCATTTCGCCTAAACCCTGACCACCTGGTAGAGTTTCAATCTGTGTTCCTCTGCCACCTTCGCGGCGAGGCAACCAGAAATCTTCAAGCATTGACATAAACTTTTTATCATCACGGATTTCGCCAGTCTGAGAATCGTAAACAACCTTGTTACGATACTGGTTCATGATACCCTTGAGATACTGTTCGGCTTTAATCTTTGGAAGATTGCCAACATCAACGTAGAATACACGGCGCTCTGGCGCTCTCGTGATACGATAGATGACTGCGGCATTTTCCATCATACGCAACTGATTTGCTGGGCGAATAGCCTTATGCAAATAAGAAAGCGGCATATTTCTGTCCATGTCCTTCAAGCCAGAAGGAACAAAGCAGATAGAATCTTTTTCGATGCGCATGGTGGCACCGGCGGTAGCAGAGATTGAGGCAGCTGGCGTAAAAGTTTTGTTTGGAACTAGGCCGCGTTCATTGTATATAAAATATTCTTTAATCTCTTTAATGAACTCTACGCCTGTTTTTGTATCCTTTTCTTTTAGGATCTCTCTCATCTTCTTAATTTTTCTTGGGTCAATATAGCGAATGTCTGCTAGACCCTTCTTTAGATTTGCAGTATCAACAACTTTATGGAAGAACAATCTTCCGTCAATGTACCAATGTCTAAAGTAATCTTGCGCTCTTAGATTGAAGTCCAACATGTTAAGTAGCAGTTGAAATTCATCTTGCACCATTTTTTTAATATTCTTTGACAATTCTACTTCGTCAAGATCAATTTTTACTGGAACTTCATCGTCAAGATTTGCAATTGAATCGTTTACGATATCATCAATAGCAGTATCGATATCTGCCATCATAGAAATTTCACGATACTTACGAATTAATTCTATTTCATTATTTGCGGTGCCATCGATATCGATGTATGTGCCATAGTAGCCACCGGCTCTGATAGTTTCTACACCACCATCGTCCGTTGGCGCCACAAACGATTTCTCAGTTTGTGACGCCGTAGACTTTTCAATTTTATAACCAAATATCTGCATTAAATTATCCTAGTTGGATGGAATTATGCAGTCAGATAATGTGAGTAGTTAAAGGTTACGGTGAACTCTTCAATTACGTCATTCTGACCATACTGTAAACCAATTTCCGACATGTTAATCGGGAAAGCATTATAAAGAACATACGTCATAAGTGGATCGTCATTACGATCTAGATGTTCTACTGACATATCAACTTGATAGTCAATTGGATTTAGAATACCAGTGTTGGCTTCTAGATCATTCATACCATTCATCCACTCTTCGAATGGGCGACGAAGCGACATAGCAGTGTCGTTGACAACTGTGATTGTGAACGGATCAAAGATACGCTCACCTGCCAACTTAACTTCGCGGCCGCGGTATTGAATGATTGTTGGGTTTACTGTTGACGCAGGAAGTGCTGCACCAGTAACTAGTAACGAGTATTCTGTATCCGGTACCGAAGAAACGTAGCCTGGGAATGTTAGAATAACACGGAACTGGTTTGGTCTAGCACCGCCAGCCCCTAGTAACCCTTTAAATTTTGAAATATCCATTTATAAATCTCCTATTTCTATTTAGTCGGGTTATTAGGCGCCAACTTCTGTGAACGATACTGAGGTACGAACCGCAACAAAGTTCAGATAGATGAAGTTAATCGAACGTGCTGGCTTGATGTAGATATCAGCAACAAATTCATTGCGGTCGATAACTTCGCCAGTGTTGTTTGTTTCATCGCAAACAACGCGGAAGTCAAAGATACCACGACGGCCGCGAACGTCACGTAGGAATGGTTCAACCATCGAACGAAACTGTGCGCGACTAAAGACATCGTTGAACTCAAAGAGTTGATACTTGGCCGCAGTTGCGATAGCCTTTTCAAGAACAATGAATAGACGGCGAACATTGATACGGTCGAATGCGCTTGGCTTAGCAAGAAGAGTCTTATCACCGTAAAGTAGAGTGCCTTCACCTGGGAAGGTAGCTACTGGGTTAACACCATTCTTGTAAAGTGTGTCGCGTTCTGTTTGATTTGGTGACCAAACTAACTTAACAATATTCTTGAGTTGACCGCGATTGAAGCCAGCAGGTGACCACCAGGCATCGTTTGTCTGATCTGTGCGGGCGCATAGACCAGCAGTATCAGCATTCAGAGGAACATTGATGTATTCATCATTATAGCGGTCATACTGGCGCTTCCAGCCAGAATCCATGACGGCGTATGAAGTATTACGGTTAATATCATCTTGACGATATTCAACTACATCCGCAGCTTCACTGCCAGCGTTGTTGTATACAGCGGCAAGGGGTGGTGATAGGAATACAACGCAATCTAAACGAGCTAACGCTACGTTATCGATAACGTGAGTTACTACTGCGGCTGCGTGACCACCGGTTAGGACAAGTGAAATATCAACAATTTCTTTGTTTGCAAACAGGCTGTAAGCGTCTTGCAGATCACCAGTTGAGGGCGTAGCAACATTACCACCACGTAAGTCCAAAACTAGCGCGTCTTGGCCAGCGGTTTGACCGTCTTGTTCTGTACCATCAAATGCGGTTGCAGAAGTAGCACCCCAGTTTCTACCCGATGGGTGATTCATCCACCAGATATATTGTGATTGTTGGTTAAGAACTTCCTTGTAGTAGTTGTTTGTACCGTCAGCCAGTTTGTTACCAACCTGCTTAGAAGCAAATGCAAATCTTTCAACTACTGTATTGGTTGCGCCAGAAAAACGACCAAGTGTATCGACAACTACAATGTGTAGTTCGTCATTCGAACAGCCAACCGCAGCGGCCTGGGCACTTGTGCCAGGGGCACCATCAAAGAATGAAGCATATTCCCAGCCAGTGAATGAAGTGGCGTCCGCATATTGAACTTCAAGGCTATTGCCATAAAGACCAGGGTATTTAGCAGCTACATCACCATTCGGGGTGCCACCGTTTGCATAAACGGCTTCATAAACGTCTTGATTGGGAATGAAAACGCCGCTGCCTTCAGAGGTAGCATTCTCTGCGGCTGTGCCCACAGCACGAACAAGCTGCAGGTTGTTGCCATATGCCAAGAAGTTGGCAGCAGTGAACCAGTCGGTAGGGTCTAGTGGTAGACCAAAATACTTGCGAAGTTCATTTTCTGAACCCACGGTAAAAATTTCTCCTACAGGACCCCAGTTGAAGTAACCAGCAAACGCGCCTGCCGAAGTCGATACGGCTGGAATAACGTTTGTTAGATCCTTTTCTGCTACTAGGACACCTGGCGATAATTGAAAAGCCATATTCTTCTCCTCGTTGTAAACTTGACAATATTAACTTGTCGTTTTATGTTTTATGTTTTTATTTATAAAAATGTAAAAGTTACAGTAGCCAACCTTCGCGCCGAGGTTCTTCGTCCTCGGATACTTTCCAAAGATCACCATTTGATACGAAATAGTCTTCTTGAAATCCATTATTTATTGCTCCAAACGGGGTCATGTCCTCTTCAATTTGATCCATCTGGTCCTTATACATTCTTTCTCTGATATCAACATTTGTCATGTCTTTGAAGTATGGATTACTTGTCATCCAAGCTAATAGAACCAGACTCATTACAAGATCATCAAAGTAACCTTCATCTGCCATCCAACTTCCCTGCTTTTCGATGAAAGTAGAGAACTCAGAAATGGTTTCAGCATCAAATACTAATAATTTTTGTTCTTCAAGTAGAGATTTTAGAGCAAAACAACCCTGTCTCTTTACTTGTTTGGTCATTCTAACACCGCGCTGAGTCTTTGTACCAAAACCAGGTGATAGATATTGTTTCAAAGCAGTCTTTACAGTAGTCAGAATATTATCATACTCTAACTCCATATGTAGAATATCGGCCACTTGCTGGCCGATATCATTAATTTCAACAAGAATATATGCCTTGTTGTAGTCGGTACCTACTTTAGCTACGATGTTAGGAAACAACATCGGTGCAATTTTATTATCACGATACTTAGCCACCAATTTGTATGGTGCTTCTGTAACATCCAAAACTGTGAAAGCAGAATAGTCTCCGCCTACACCTCGCGCCGTATCTACACCCATTGCGTAGATATGGCCGTCGATAGGTTCTTCAAAAATATCCAGTCCATCTTTTGCGTGAATAGGATCAATCGAACTCATTGCACCCAAAGTCTTGGCTGAAACGAGAGTGTTACTCGAACCAAGAAACTCGCAAAGAACTTCTTGGTTAAACTTTAGTTCTCCAAGCAAGCGTAGTTGCTCTTCTGCCCAGGCTTCATCTCTACCAGGAATTCTGTGGTAAGGAATAAACATAGGCACAAAGCCGTTGTTTCCTTTTTCAGCCTCGTTCCAGAATTTCCAGAAGTGATTGTAACCGAGGGGAGTAGAAGTCAGAAGAATCTTAGTTGTCTGACCAGCAGAAATCGTAGGATAAACAGAAGCAAAGAATTGTTCTGCGACGGTGTTTGGAATGATGGCGGCCTCATCGATGTATAGCCAGTTAACAGACTTACCACGAATACCAGATGCCGTTGTAGCAGCGGTGAAAATCTTAGAGCCGTTTTCTAGCTCTACGTCACCCTTGTTCCATGTCTTGACGCCCTGTTGCATCCATAGAGGCAAGTGTTCATACATACCCTGATAACGAGCCATAACTTCACGAGCAGCGGCCGTCTTATTGGCCATGATAGCCACGGTCTTGCTGTCTTGAAAGAGAGTATACCAAAGAATACATGCCGCAGAAGTGATAGTCTTACCCTGCTGGCGACCTTCCATGAGAATCGCTTTACGATTATCTAGAATATGTTTTACTTTTTCTTTCTGGCAATCATACAACTTAAATAACTGAAGACCATAATCCAGTGTGACAATCATACAATAATTTTCAATAAAGTAAATAGGATCTTCCTGGCACTTTTCAATTTCTGCCAGCTGTTCGAATGTAAAGTTATGCTTATGACCAATCGGCTTTAAGTTAATATTACCGTGATACGAGGATTCCTCACTCATGTTCTATCACTTTGGCTTTCTCGGCTTTCAATGCCTTAAGTAAATCAGATGTGGAACCAGAAAAGATGATATTGTTTTGTGTATCAATATTCTGTTTCTTTGGTTCTTCTTCTCGCAACTTCTTTTTCTTTGCTTGCAAATCAAGAAGGTCTTTGGCTGCATCACCTGTGGTCTTAATCAACTGACCTACTACTTCATATGCACGAGGACTATCACTAGCTAGAGCGACATTCAACATACCTTCGAGTGCCTGTTGACTGGTACCAATCAAATCGTTTAGTTTTTTTCTTGCGACTAGATAGTCATCTTCGATATCATCGCCAGTGGATATAATTTGAGGTACCAGAGGTTCTTCAACCACTACTGGTAGTTTTTCTTCTTTCGAACTCAGAACTTCATCCATATGTGTGCCAAAAATGGCATCTAATTTATCGTATTGATTATTCGTAGGCTTCATCAAATTGCTCCACATAATTCCAATCGTCTAGATAGGATGCATCATTAGGCGTATAGGTTACTTGATACTTAATTTTTTCCAACGTATCCACACTCGGATTAATGGCCGCATACGTATTAGCAATCGCAGTTTTAATATAACCTTGCATATCAACTGGACCGTAGAAGTTTATACCAAGATTAAAGGTTAGATTCCACACAATAGATTGTCTTTGTGTAAACTCACCTTCGTAATTGTCTTCGTATGAGACATTCTCTAGTATAATTTGTAAATCTCTTTTGATTCCCATTTCTGGAATATCAGTTATGGACACACAAAAATCTGGATTGAAGAACGGTAAAATCTGTTCGATGATTTGAAGACCATCATCTTGATTTTTTGTCACAATAAAAAGAGATATCGATAAAGTATATGGTGTGCTAGTATACTGCACTCTTACTTTATCTGCATCGTCGCCCACACCCACTGCTATATTCTTGGTAAGAATATTCAATTTCTGTTGTGGATTATATTGAAGGCCTGTAATCTCGAACCCAATTCTAGGCAATGTGATTGCAACCGACGCCGGATCGTTTCCAGGTACCGCAGCAACTCTTGCCAGAAACTTATCTTTAGGTCCGTATGCAAGGGGAACGCGAATAGACTGAGCTATTTCACCCGCAGAGTTTTTACGCTCTACGGTTAGTTGATTGAATATCGTTCCAAAAGCAATGATAGCTTTACGAATATGTTGATGATAAAAATGCTGCTTCAAAAACATTATGCCGCTGTCCTTACTTGAACTTCGCCGAATGGGTTGAAGGCGGTAAAGTCTACAAAGCCGGCTGCTTGTGCTTCAAATTCGTTTGTCTGGTCTAGAGGGTCAACGTTTGCTGTGCCGCTCTCTTGTAAGATAATCGAGTCTCCGGTATTTGATAGAACATAATCACCGGACTCCATGATAAGTTGCCACCCAAGATTGTCTTGTGTTTTACCATCGGTAATACTATCAATTTCTTCGATCCCAGTATCAATGGTCTCGGAGCTAAATTCGAATACCTGGCATGACATTCTGTAAGTGTAAATCTTTCCTAACTGGTAGAAAGGATTTAGAAAATCTACGTAGTTGATTTGAAAGAACGTCTTTGTCTTGGGAAAGAACAGTAAATCACCTTCCGCTGGACGCTCTGGCAACTGCAAATTTTCTGCATTTCTACCCACAGATTCTTCCCAGCGGCGTCTAGCAACAACAAACGTTGCGGTAGACCTGAACTCGAAGCCAAACTTTGTTAGTAGCTCACCTTCTCCCTCAAAACCTTCTGTATTTTCAAGATACATTTCCAATGGGTATGCTTGGGTAAAATATGATAGGGCATCTTCATATAGAATTTCGTCTTTGTTACCTATAGTTCTAGGAAGATAGTAAACATCATGTCCATAAATCTTCATGCTTTCGATAACCAGGTCCTCCAACAAACGCTGTTCGTTTGTGGTTCCCGACGTATTTCCTGATTGAAAGTAGAAGTTGGTAGGCACGATAAATTATACCGATGTTATCGTAAAGACTGCACTTGCAACTGCAGGTCTCACATAAGGTGTAGTTTGTGCGGCGGTGTATTCGAGACTAATTCTTTCATGATCGCTTAGAGCAAAGCGCAATTCAATATAATCGTCGGCCTCAATATCGTCAATAATCCATTGTTTAGCAAGTAGTTGATATACTGGGTTTACCAACCCACCACCTCTGATTTGAATCTTAACGGCAGTTTCAGCAATGTCATCGCCATTCTTTGCTAACCAAAGAAAAACATCACGCTCGGCATTACCAGTGCTTTTTACTTGCATTTCTAAAAATACTTTATAAGTACCATCGTTGGAAAGCACAACTCTAGATGGTTGGGCAGATGTGACAGTTACATCATCAGTTAAATGTGCAGTAGTATCTGTATACCAGTCAAATGCATACACAGTATTAGAAGCATTGGCTGTTATGTTTGCTTTCTTGTGAAAACATCCTTGAGAGCGATCGGTATTGGATGGAGTTAAAATTGAAATGCCGCCTGGAGATACACCATCTGATCTGCGAAGTTCCCCTGTAGTATCATCATAAAATATCTCTCCCCTGCGACCAATATAATTGGTGGCAACAGTACCACCCATGTTTGCCGTGAAAATTTTTCTAGTTGTTGCCATTTTTTATCCTACCATAAAATCGACGGGAAGTTCCGAACTTAGCTGCATGTCTTGTTGTATCATCCGAAGTTCTTCAACTGCTTCATCATAGACTTGCTGACCGTTCATGACGATGCCACCTGGTAATTGCATACCACCAAATTTTTTCATATTGATTCCCCACTGCTTTTTAATTAAAGCGGTAGCATATTCTTTCAGGAATCTATCATCATACACCTGAGTGTATGTATTTGGATCGACAATGCGGTAGCATTCAACAATAATGAAATCGCCTGGTTGGAATACATCTCTCCAATTACAATGAATTTCTAGCTTATCTGTCTTACGATTATATGCAAATGATCTATCACCAACTAGTAGCATATCAAGCATTGACAAATATTGTTGCATTTGGGTGTAGTAAATCATGTCTGCCGACAGAAGATTATACATGTCATTCATGCGGAATTGATACATAACATCAAACATATTGTTTGCGTTATTCATACCAGAGCTTGGACCGTTTACTGGCAATACTCTGATAACGCCAATAACGGCATCAGGAATAGATACATATCCATTCTCAATATCACCAGGAGTATAAAAAGTTGTGGAAGCTAGTGTTCTACTAAAGCCAGAGGTTTCGCCCGTGACTGTTTCACTTGCAACAAATGTGCCCGATACATCACTAACAGTTAAAGTTGTGCCGTTGATAGAAACAACGTTGCAGCTTGCGCCAGATGTTGCGCCGACCAACAACTCACCGACTGTGAATGATGGGGCCGACAGTCCAGTAAATTTAAGTGTTGCACCCGTAACCTGGTGTTGAAGATAAACTCTCTCAACGCCATCAAAATGAAACTCTTGGAAATACTGCAATGCGTCATCGATACGATCTTCTATTTGATCGTCATCGACGTTAATTTCGATCACCGGAAAACCGAGTCTACGGAGACAGTAATCTATTAACCCTTGTCTTGATGAAATTGCCATACGGTGTCCTCTTTAGGACTATTTATAATGAACCCATATCGTAAACTGGAGGACTTGTGCCAGTAATATCCCCCAGATCGATGGTTTCTGGAATAGTGAAAAAGTCCGGATTATACCCACCAACTTCGATAATACTACCGTCCGTCTTCTTTGAATACAATACGCCATCGGCTAAATTTACAGCAAGTTCACCGACTGAAATATCATTAGCACCTGGTATGGCGCCAGTGGTTTCACTTCTTTTAAGTTGGACAACGGTCGACATTAGTTTAATAGTGTCCCTGCGGCGTCATAGATATTGATACGGAAATATGCGCTTGAGTTTCCATCAAGAAGATCAGCATCAAGTCCTGAACCTGCACCATCTACTGTTTTAATTGCATCAAGCATATTCGTTGCGGTGAATGAACCACCTAGAGCTACAGATGTGCCCGCAAGAGTGATTGCACTATTAGTCAGCGATGAGTTAGCAATATTTGAAAGAGTATTTGATGCGCCACTGATTGTTTTATTTGTTAAGGTATTGGTAGAAGATATAGTTGGAACAACCACACCCTCAACAGCAAGAACACCCGCAGATGAACGTGTTAAAGTAGTATCAGTAGCGTGTCCTAATTCAATACTACCAACACCTAATGCAGTGGAAGTGGAAGCAGTAATACCGCTAACTGGTAGACCAGTAGCATTTGTTAATGTACCAGAAGATGGAGTGCCAAGCGCACCACCCGAATAGAGAACTGTACCACCAGCACCGAAAGCAACTGATGAAGAATCCGTACCAGTAAATGTTAACGTGTTTGACGCTGTTAATGTTTTACCATCAGCGATTGTTAACGTGGAACTAGTTGCTGGTGCAGTAATCGCAACCTTGTTGACAGATGTAGCAGTCGCCACGCCAAGAGTCGGTGTAACAAGTGTTGGACTTGTGGCAAAAACAGCAGCACCACTACCCGTTTCATCAGTTAAGGCTGCTAGTAGTTGAGCAGAAGTGAATGATCCTAGTACCGCTGCGTTGCCTACCGATGTGATATGCCCCGTTAAGTTTGCGTTAGTTGTTACATTACCCGCAGTTAATCCAGATGCTGTGCCCGTTACATTGGTCATTACACCAGAAGCAGGAGTGCCTAATGCTGGTGTCGTTAGTGTTGGACTTGTTAGAGTCTTGTTAGTTAGAGTCTGGGTTGATGTGGTACCAACAACTGGAATGTAGTTAGTTCCGTCTACTGTAAATTCCCAAACATCGGAAGTTTCATTCCATTGAAGAGCAACGTTAGTGGAAGTACCACGTTCGACTTCAATACCAGCATTTTGTGATGGAGTTCCCGCTTCATTACTATTTAAAGTAATGATGTTATCAGCAAGATTGATTGTTTCGGTGTTTACTGTGGTCGTAGTTCCGGAAACAGTTAGATTACCACTAACAGTTAAATCATTGAATGTAACGTTAGATCCAGTTCCAACTGCCTGGCCAATAGCAACTGCACCGTCAGTGATAGTAACACCAGTTCCAGCGCTGAAGTGAGCGCGAACATCTGACGCACTTGGACCAGTATATGTGATCACACCAGTTGTGCTGTTATATGCTAGTGATCCATCACCACCACTATCTGTTACAGATACAGCACCACGCGCAAGAGCATCTGTATACTGTGTGATTGTTGTTGCGATAGCACCATCAGTGATAGTAACACCGGTTCCGGCGCTAAAGTGGGCGCGAACATCGGTAGCAGATGGCCCCGTATAAGTTATTACACCCGTAGTGGAATTGTATGCTAATGAACCATCACCACCACTATCTGTTACCGATACAGAACCTCTTGCAAGAGTATCGGTGTATTGTGTGATTGTGCTTGAAATTGCACCCGAGGTAATAGAAATACCAGTGCTTGCACTAAAGTGGGCGCGAACATCTGTTGCGCTTGGACCAGTGTAAGTAATTGCACCCGTTGTGCTATTATATGCAAGTGAACCATCACCACCGGAATCTGTTACCGATACTGCCGCTCTTGCTCTAGTATCAGTGAAATACAGATTTGTAGCACCTTCTGTAATCTCGTCGCTGTTATCTTTAGTCTGAATTGCTGAAGTAACAAATGCTTCTGTTGCCAGAGGTTTACCACCTGCGGTAGTACCATCATGAACAACTACTGTATCTTTTGTTGTGTCGACCGTGACTTCACCAACAGCACCTGTGAAGGTATTATGCTGGGTAGTAGTCCCTCTTCTAAGTTGTAAAATCGTTGCCATTTGTATCTCCTAGTCCACCCTTTTTAGGTAGTATATGTTCCACCATCAAGAATGGCACCGTCTTTTATGTTTGCTAGAGTAGTTTTTAACAACTCATGTCCACCAGCAGTTGATCCGTCATGCACTCTTATAGAATTGTTTGTAGTGTCTACGGTGATTTCTGCTTCTGCACCAGTAAAGGTATTGTGTTGAGTTGAAGTACCTCTTCTCAGTTTAACTCGTGCAGCCATCAGATACTCCCGTAATCAATTGAGTTATACGCAAAAACATTATCGGTAATTAACCCGTAATCTAAATCTGCGTTTTGATTTAGGCGAACGACCGCGACACCTGGAGTGGTTGTGGTATCAACAGCGAAATCGCCGAAAACGGTGTCCGCGAATGAAATTGTTGCCACTCCCGTGTTCGCTCCACCATCATTAACTTCAACTCCACCGAGAGTAACAACAGTACCATCAGTTTTTTTCGAGAAAATTTTCTTGTCTGTTAAATTTACCGCAAGTTCGCCTATTGCCAGATCGGCACCAGTTGGGGCCGCGCCCCCGGTTTCATTTCTTTTGATTTGAACTACTGTTGCCATTCATCAATCCTATCCGTCTTTTGTAAAGTTCGATTCTTCCCAGTCGGACTTAGCGGCTTTCTTTACAGGTGTAGCAGTTGCAAGATTTAATGCCTCTTCTAATTCCTGTACCTTGGCTGTCAATTCAGCCATCGTCTCGTTTGCTAAATTTAACTGGGTCTTTACCATGATATTATCAAGAGTAATTGTTTTAAGTTGTTCGGCCAGATTATTAATATACGAATTGATAAACTTAGTTTGATCCATTATGTATCTCCACAGAGTTGGGGTGGGACAATCCCACCCCATTCTCATCTATTTATTAGTATGTTCCACCGTCGATATTACCGAACGAAGGAGCAGCACCTGAACCACCGGATAGAAGAACTTGGCCTGCAGTTCCAGCAGCCGTAACACCGAGTGCAGAAGTGCCGTTACCGAACATAACGCCGTTAGCAGTAAACGTTGCCGCACCAGTACCACCGTTTGGAACAGTGATTGCCGAAGCAAGCGAAGCAATAGTTCCGCCTTCGAGGTTAGCAACAAGAGTAGCAATGGTATAACCAGTTGCCGCTGTGTTAACAGTTGTTGTTGGAGCAGCTTGTGAGTCCTTGAAGAGTCTCCACTTACCGTCTGAAGCATCACGGAAGATACCTGAGTAAAGGTCTAGCGAACCGCTGGTATCATACATACCGAACAGACCGATGTCAACTGCGTCGGTTGCATTGTTGTCGTTACCAACGAATACGAGAGGATCGGTAACAGTTAGAGTTGTCGAGTTAACAGTAGTTGTTGTTCCCGAAACTGTTAGGTTTCCTGCAACAGTAACGTTAGCACCCGAAAGTGTAAGAGCAGTAGTTCCGTCAGATGCCTTAATGTCATTTCCGCCGATCTTAAGATCGCCAGCAACAGTAACGTCAGCGCCGTCAAGTGTCAGAGCAGTAGCAGTAGATGACTTAATGTCATTACCAGTTACAGTAAGATCGCCAGCAATAGCAACGTTTGCAGCATCAAGCGTAATAGCAGTAGCAGAAGATGACTTAATGTCATTTCCAGTAACTGTCAGGTCGCCAGCAACGGCAACATCTGCACCCGAAAGAGTGATAGAAGTTGTTCCGCCAGATGCCTTGATGTCGTTACCACCAACTGTTAGGTCACCAACAAGAACAACGTTGTCTGTAAGAGCAACAGTTACGCCAGCATCTTCAGAACCTGAACCTGTGATAGCAACTTGGTTTGCAGTTCCAGAAACAGTAGCAACATAGTTACCAGTTGTGTCAGTTCCAAGAGCAACCGAGTTAGCAGCAATCGAGGCAACACCGGATTCACTGATTGTAATATCGCCAGAAACGGCAGCATAGATGTAATCGCCAATATCTTCAGCAGTAATCTTCTTGTTTGCAGTTGCCGAAGCATCATAAACAAGGAACTCGTCCGCATCAGCAAGTGATGTCAGAGCAGTAGCACCAGTAATATCAGCAACGATACCAACTGTATTGTCTGTAATGGTTGTCTTGATACCAGCAGTACCAGCAAAAGTCAGCGTTCCGCCTGTCGCGAACGAATCAGTATTAGGAACTCCTTGGTTGTCGCTGATTGTGAATGATGACGAAGCAGGAGAAGCGAATGCGAGTTGACCTGAACCGTTTGTGGTAAGGATCTGACCATCTGTACCGTCTGCGGTTGGAAGGATCAGAGTAAGGTCAGCGGCAAGTGTATCAGCCGCCTTCAGAGTTACTTTGTTGGAACCATTATTTGTTCCTTCAGCAAAGGTTGCTTTGCCACCAACTGTTGCAGTTGCATCCACAAGACGGGCATCAACCTTGTCTGTGAAATACTTACCACCAACAGCATGAATTGCGGCAGTTCCGCCTTGCACTGACTCGATGTATAGTTTCGCACCTACGCCGCTATTGCTGGCGTCCTGTGCATAGGCCATTTCGCCTTCTAGGAGATCAGTGGTTGCAGGAGCAGTTACGCCTGAACTTCTTTTAATTTGAATAATTGTTGACATTTTAGACTATTCCTTTTTGGTTATTGTCTTTATTATTAATACGTTCCGCCATCAATTGACGAAGGTGCAACGGTGGTGGAAGGATCTACTGCTTCCCATTTTAGTGTCTCTGAGTTATAAATCAATGTATATCCATCCTGTAATCCTGCTGCGTCAACATTCGCCAAAGTCTCCACCTTTTGTGAACCGCGGCCGCTAACTATACTCGTATTTATAGTTTTAGAATTTGGAACGGTTACTTTTATAGCCATTATTTTGTTACCTCTGGATTAACTACTACAATTCCTTCGAGAACTCTGATAGTTTCTTCATCACTCACCACTTCAATATCGTAAACATATCTTCCTGCTTTAATTTCGGAAGTTTCTTCTGCCGTCAAAGATATAGTTACTTCTCCATCTAAGGGAGAAGTAATAGCGGCGGTAAAATCTATTGCGGTGTTTGTATAAAAAGACTTGCGCATCTGAGATGCGGCAGTATAATCAGAGAGATCCTTCGCATCTCCGTATTGATCACTGACTTCTATAGCAAAACTAAAGGTCGTTCCTTGATCAATATAAATATTTTGAACCTGCGCCATAAGAACCCTTATAAATGTATTTGAACTTATTTATAATTTTAGGTGAACTATGAAAACGATATTGATGCTAAAATATGGCACAAAATATTCCAAAGAAGATGTAGATCGTATCATCGAAGCCACTGGTGGCAAGTATAATTACGCCTGTATAACCGACGATACTACCCTCGATCCCAGAGTTAAAATAATTCCATTACCAGAAGATGTTGACGGGACTTTCATTAAAATATGGATGTATGGTCTTGAAGACTTGGGTGATGTTCTTTACTTCGACCTTGATATTAGAATACAAAAAGATGTCGATAATTTATGGAATTATCTTGACGAACGCCCAACTATATGCTATACTTATTGGAAGGATATAAGTTGGGTAGATAAAAAAGCGAGTTCTTACAGCGAACAATACTTGAGTAATTATAATTCTAGTGCTGTCCTATGGCGCTCTGGTAGTTCAAAAGCCAAAGAGATTTGGGAACATTTTGAAAAGGACATGGACTATTATATGATTAAGTATTGGGGCGACGATAGATTTTTATGGCATGAGAAGTTTGATTTTAAGTGGTTTCCAAAAGGCGAGTTTTATTCTTTTCTCTATGGTGCAGACTACTACGACCCAGAGAAGAGAATTGTAGACAGATACCGACCAGAGTATACAGTATGTTTACTCAATGGTTTAGATTATTTTCCAGGATATGATAAAAAATATGATGAACTTTCTAACAATTAAATGGGGTGACAAATATTCTGAAAAGTATGTGAACAATCTTTACAAAATGGTAAAGAAGCACTACACTAAAGATTTCAGATTTATTTGTTATACCGATGATGTAAAAAAGATTAATAAGAATATTGAAGTCGTTCCTATTCCAGATGACGATCTCCTGCATCCTAAATATTATTACGGTAAAGAAGAATACTGTTTCGATAGGGCAAAATTTCTAGTCTTCAATTCAGAAGAATGGATAGACTGTGAATATGAAGATCGATTCTGTTACTTAGATTTGGATGTGGTAATTCAAAATAACATTGATGAAATAGATGATCTGGCCAAGAAGCCTAGAATTGCACATAGTTTATGGCAACCAGATGGTCAACTGGACGAAAGATTCTTCATTGAAACTCGGGGCACATACTACAATTCCAGTATGATGTTGTGGTCATACGGCCAGTGCCAGCATATATATTATGACGTTTGGGAAGAAAGCGAAATCATTTTCAAAACTTTCTTTAAGGGAACAGACAACTACCATTTCTGGAGACAAAGAGACTTCTGGAAAAACATTCCAGATCATTGGTTATATTCTTGGAATAGAGGAAGATATCATCCCGGCGACACAGATCGTTTCAAGTTTAGGGATGATGCTAAAATCTGCCTGTTCAATACAGATAACGTACCTCATCCCTCTACGAAAGATCACGTAGAATTGGCAGAGTGTAAGGATAAAAATATTATTAGATTGTGGAACGCAAAATGAAAATACGAGTAAATTACGTTTGTTGTAAATGGGGCACCAAATACGATGCTGAGTTTGTCAATCGTCTTTATAGGATGGCAAAGAAGCATACTCCAGATAATTTTGAGTTCCATTTCTATTGCTATACCGATAATAGCGAAGGATTTGACGAAGAGATTAAAGTCATCGACTTTCCAGACATTCCCGACATTCATCCCAAATACTGGTTCGGTTCAGAGGATTTCAAATACGGTATGGCACGTTGTTGGGACAGGCCAAAGACGTTCATCTTCAATACACACAACTTCGCAGACGATAAACCCACTGGAAGATTTGTCTTTTTCGACCTTGATGTTATCATACAAAATGATTTGTCGCCAATCATCACTTATGACCTAGAGAATCCCACCAAGTTGCGTTCATGGTGGCAAGACCCTCGCCCCATGAAGTCTCGTAACTTTAAGTTGTCACATGGTGCATATACTAATGGTAGTTGCATGGTGTGGTCAGATGATCAGACCGAATGTATTTGGCAGGATGTCCTAGAACATCAAGAGCGTATTTGGTTTACCTTTACAGACGGCACAGATAATTATCACAGTTGGCGATGGGGCGACTTTAGTAATACTCCTCTATGGAAACATTTTCCTAATACCTTTGCATACTCATACAATAGAGGTCGAGACTGGCAAGAAGGTGATTTAGAAGTCGCTAAATATAGAAAAGACTGCATTCTTTGTGTATTCAACGTGGACTTATTGCCGTTTCAAGACAATCACAGAGGTAAAGTAAAACAAGAAACGCTCGTTGATCCAGACTTATTAGAACATTGGAATATTTAATGATTGATATCTACACAGTGAAATGGGGATACAAATATGGTCCTGAGTATGTCAATAAATTGTTCGAGCAGTGTAAGGAGCATATTACGGGTGAGTTTGAATTTCACTGCATAACGGAACATGAAGTGGGATTGAACCCAGAAATAATCATTGTTCCTTTGCCTACAGACAACTATTATGAGAAGTGGTGGAACAAGTTATATTTGTTTGATCGACATTTTATTCGTAAACAGGGTGAGAAATTATTCTTTGATTTGGATATTGACATTCAACAAAACATCGATTGTATCGTTGAACATGATCCAGAAGATAAACTTACTTTCATTCGAACTCATTGGCACAACCTAAACAAAATGAAAATCGATACTAAAGATATTCCTCATAAGTATACAGACTTGAATTCAAGTGTGTTAAGATGGAATGACAAATTAGATGTTGATAAAATCACCAAGTTCGTTAGAGATTACCCTGACCAGATGTTTTATTATTATCGGGGTCTCGATAACATGTTCGGTCATCAAAGAGAACGTCTTTTAAAAATAGACTATTTTCCAGACGGCTGGGTATACAGTTATAATTATGGGTATATGTGGCCTGCCGATACTAGAGAACAAGTTCTCAGAGAACAGCCACTAATTTGTTTGTATGATTCAATGGAAAGACCACAAGATGCTAAACTATAATTTTTTGAATAATTACCGTAATTGGGGTGAAGGTCTAGAAAAGATCAGCCATGAAATGCCATGGAAGCATGAAGATTTTCGTAAGTCTTTAAATCCTAATACGATGGATGCCGCCATTTGGTTAGTTGAAGAACTGAAAAAACATGTTGACTTTACCAAAAAACTTGATATAACAATTCTAAACTCTTGGCTAGGATTTCCTCTTGTTCCACTGCTATGCGAAAATCTAAGTGTAAAGAAGTTGAACCTAATTGATATTGATAAAGATGCCTTAGAACTATCTAAGGTTTTCAATAAGTATTATACAGAAAAAGATATCGAACTCAGCCACCTTAATTGGGATGTACCCTTTGCATACCACGATATCAATTCGCTAAACACAGATGTGGTAATTTCACTTGGTTGTGAAACCATGTACCCTTTGAAGAATATGACTACTGCAAATTCAGATTGTATTTTTGCGTGTCAATCATCTAATGTGTTTCGCGAAATGTATGGCATCAATTGTGTTCCGACCCTTGAAGATCACATAGAAAATGTCGGGGTTAAAGACGTTCTGTATAGCGGAAACATTAATCAGTTTTATTGGTCTTGGGATGGTAAAGTAGACTTTGATAGATTTATGGTCATAGGAAGGAAGTAATATGGGAAGAGCGAGAGTTGTTGCACCTCCACCCGAGGATTATATACCAGAACCTTTAGTATCACTACCACCTCCTCCTGAAGAAATAGTTGTTGAAGAGTGGACCAATGGAAACTTCCAAGAAGAAATTATTGAAGTTGAGATTGATGAACCTTCTCAAGAAGAACTTGATAGAGAAAAAATCGCTCAAGAAAAACATGAAGAATTACAGAGACAAAAACTTGCAGTAGAAGAAGAAACAAAAGTGGCAGCAGAAACAGTTGCTAAAGCAAAAGAGATTTTAGAAAACCCTCCTGTGAAAATTGAGACAGTAACAGAAACAGTTATAGAAACCGTTCATGTAACAGATCCAAAATTACTAGAAGAGTTGCAAGCAATTAAAGACGAAAATGAAAAACTTACCAGAGAAAAAGAAGTGGCAGAAAAGGCAAGGGAAGATCAGATTGTAAAAGCGCGACAACAGGCAACTGACAGACAAGTCACTCAGTTGAATATGGTTGAGGCAAGAAAACCTACTTTACTTAGTAAAGTAAAAGATTTCTTTCGACGCAGAAGAATCAAACTTGCTACCGTTTCTCAGGCGAACTACGAACAGGCAATTATCTACCAAGCATCGGTTGCCGTTCCAAAGATGCTAGACGAAATTGAAAAGATGCACGAAAGTTTGACTATTCTAGAAGAACTTCTAGCGAAAAACAAAGAACGTCAAAAGATTAAAGTTCGGTGAAATCTACACCCGTAATATCTTCAACCATTGATTTCCAGAGGTCCTCATGGGGAACGACATAACCGAGAGTGAGGCGCTTGCTTCGGCTCCCAGCACAGTGATAGAAGACCTTATCAGTCTCACTACGCCTACCGAAGTAACCGACCTTGACAGACCAACCCTTGGGGTCCCAAAGAGTGACCATTTCTTTTGTTATTGGATCTAGATACCTAAAGTAGCCGCCATTCTCTTCTGTATTATAAGAAAGAAGAATGTTGTAGCCGCTTGCATTCCAGTTTGTGTGCCAGCCCATAAATCCATTTTCTGGATAATAAACATGAACCGCATTGTTTTTGGCACCTAGAAACGAAATTAATTCACGATTGAGTTTCTGTTGCTTCTCGCGGTGAGTGGTCGGGACAGAATCTACCATTCCGATATCACAACAGAAAGCGGTTTCTGGATACCCCTCATGTTCACCATCTTTACCGACTAACTCATTCATATACTTTTCAGAAGTGCCAGTGTCGATATCAAATCCTCGACGCCTATCTGGCTCTCTCAATTTGTCGTGGTCTGTTTGTGAGAAGAACCACTCCGCATAAGGAGTAAGAATTTCCAGAAGTTCTGGATTAATATTTTTAGAAACCTTCATTATTTGTCCAATACGGATGACGGCAACGTGTAGTGATAGATGACAATCTCTTGTCCTTGCAATTCTTCTTGTTTGTACCCGATGACAAAATTCCACCTTGCATCTGGATCAGGAAATCTTCCTGTTTTTACACCCATATCCCCGTATGTCAATAAGCGCCACATTGTAAATGTGTCCCACTGTAGTGCTTCTTTTGGATAGTGTTGTCTATCATAACTAGGTTCATTCTGCTTACAATATTCGCCCCACCAAGCGCCCATCAATTTCAGTGTTTGTGAATTATTGCGGTAGACGAATAGACCGCAATGCTCGGTCATTTCTTCTGTATCAGATAGCTTTGTTAGGGCTGCATTATATGGACGATTTGCTGTAAAAATCACATCTATATCATCTGGAATCTGATCAAAGATTTTTAGAATATCGTCGTGTTGAACTTCTGTATCACAGTCCATATAAACTGTCAAGTCATATGGAGTTTTATCTAGCGCCCAGAGTTTGGCTCTCTTGTGATATGGAACACCATCTGTAATAATGTTCTCGAAGATTTCTTCATCACCTGGTTCTATCCATTCTGCATGAGTGAATAAAGTAATCTTTGCTTCTGGCCAATAGTCTAGAAGTGATAGTGCAGAGTTTTTCGCGGCTCTATAGTAACCTCTACGAAGCGATGCTACATAAACGAATCCGTTATTCTGCATTCTTTTCTTCTTCCATGATCAGCATGGTAGCATATGCCATAACTTCAAGCGCAGACTTCGATCTACGTATCTTAGTTTTCATTACCTTGTTAGTTGAATTTTTGATGGTAAGAACTTCGAAGGCTTCTAACTTAGCTTCGAAAAGAGTCTCATCTTTACGGCGCTGTAGATCGACCTTCGATCTTTCCATGCGCTGGCGAACTTCTTCGGTGCGGCGCTCTTCGCGAAGTCGAGTATTTTCATCAATATCTTCTTCAGTAAACTTTTCCATAATAGCAATATAGTCTGGATTGCCACCTTCACCCGACACAGATGCTGGCAGTCTCTTACCATCTGGATAGATGATAATTACCATTACTTGCTGTAGTTCTTTATTTAGCCAAAAGGGTTCTTCGTAGTCTTTTGTTTCGGCAATGATGGCCGAATCCAATACGATGGCGTCTTCATTCACAATCATTCAACTCTCCATAAAAAGAAATAATATAAAGTATATAGTATAGTTTAAGCGGTACGAATCCAAAGAGATACTGTTGATACTGTATCTTTAGTTGCTTGAATTGTATCGCCCGCATATGTACCAGAATATGTTCCAGAATAGGTTCTAGAGCCAGAATACCCACCCGAATATGTTCTTGAACCGGCAAATGAGTTTGCATATGTGCCAGAATAAGTTCTGGAGCCAGAATAACTGGCGGAGTAAGTTCTAGAACCAGCAAATGAACCGGCAAAATTTGTTGGTTCCGATACATATCCTGCATTCGAATATGTTCTGGTACCAGCAAATGTTCCGGTAAAATTGGTTGATGCTGATACATAGCTGGTTGAGTATGTGCGCGAACCAGCGAATGTACCACCAATAAAACCACCGTAATATAGAATATAGCTGGCAGAATATGTTCTAGAACCTGCAAAGGGTCTAGTCCCCGCGAAGTTGGTTGCATAAGATCCAGAATATGTTCTAGAACCTGCAAACGTTCTAGTACCAGAGAAGTTAGTCACATAAGATCCAGAAAATGCTCTAGACCCAGCATATGTTGTGCTGTAAGTTCTGCCTCCGGCAAAGGTATTTGTATATCCCGCCGGGGTATATGTTCTAGTTCCAGCATATGCTGCATTAGAATATGTTCTGGTACCACTATAGGCGCCGGTATAGTTTTCAGACGCGACTTGTTCACGAGTATCAGAAGCTGAACCCATGCTAACCCAAGTACCAGGAGATGGCGATGATGCTTGGATCTTATATGTACCAATACTGGTGCTGATAATACGATTTCTGAAATAAGGAATCATTTCCTGAATTTCAGTATCGGTCATTTGCTTTACGTTATTGCCACTATATGTTTTCAGTGGACGAAGATCGGCATTCGGTGATGTTGTAGCCGCAGTCTTCTGCCAAATATAATAAGTTGTGTTACCACCATTTGCAACATCGGTGATGGTGTAACGTGAGGTCCATGTACCGCCACTTGGCGCCGAGCCAGCAAGACGATACTGTCCCGCAGTATACTCTGATTCAGTAACCATTGCTGTGACCGCTTGGTCAATAATATCATTGCGGATCTGAGCGTCTGTCATTTGCTGAATTGCAGTGTCATATTGCAAAGGACGGTTTGTGATTGTACCAGCATCCTCAGCAGTAATTTGCTTTGCATAATACGTTACGGTGGCTATAGCACCAGTAGCTGGGTGAGTACCAGTCGCTTCTGTTCTATCCGTATCAGCAAAAGTGCCGATTGCGGTACCAGAAAGTGCGTTTGCTGTATCAATATTAAGGTCAGCCGTATTAGAACCATTGCTTGCCGCGCCAGCAAATCCTACTGTGATTTTATTTGCAATATAATTTTTGACTTCCGTATTTGACATGGTCTGCAAACCCTGAAAGTTTGCAGAAGTAATCGGTGTAGCAGATGCTTTGAGCTTTAACGGGTTCATTTTTTATAGCCTTAATTTAGTCTAGTGCCGCTCGAATCAAATACCAACAGAGGTGTAAGTGAATACCAATCTGTAGCATCCTTAGCAACAAAAGTGGCAGATGATCCAGCAGCCACCGTTACAGCAACGTTAACCGTTCCGCCGTTAATCTTGTCTGATACGTTTGGATAAACTAGTAGATTTGTTGCAGTAGTATTAACAAGTGTATAGGTCAACGAGGCTTCGGCTGTTGGAAGTTTGACACCTGCTCCAGAACCCACTGTAGTGATAATATTATAAACATCCGAAAGTTCTGTTGCTCCAGACTGGTTTGTTCCTGCCGCAGAAACAGTAGCCGAGATGGAAGGCTTTAGATCGCCCGTTAGAGTAAGATTACCAAACGTGGGATTAGACCCGGATTCATACTTGTCAGTATTCAGATTGTTGAAGTTATTATCAACTTCGGTATTTGTAAGTGGCGACCCCTTTACGGATCTAAGTGTAATTGTGGCCATATCTATCTACCTTGGTTCTGTAATATTTGCTGCAACAACAATTTGATATCTAGCATCTCTTGTTTCACACTATTTATATCATTTTCAAATTGTCGAAGCTGATTTGTTTGTTCTCGAACTTTGTTTTTTCTAGCTTTGTATGCTGATAATCCAGCAACATCGGTAGAAATAATGGCTTTTGAATGGCCATCTCTAACATATTTAGTTGTGTCGTCCAGATGATATCTTTGTCCCATGTTATACCTGTAGAGCTATTGCACGAAGTTCACGACATTTTGGAACAACACTGGTTTGATTTGAAAGAAGAACTACTTTAACTGCGAAAGTTTTGTAGCCCGTGTAAGTTACGCCGTCAGTGGTATATTCCAATACGCCATCACCATTCAATTCGGTCGATGGAATATCATATGTATACTCAATGAAACTGGATGAAGTAACAGTCGGCGGAGTAGTTGTTAATTCGATCCAATCTTTTTCTTCAAACGGTGCTGGATCACTTTGATGTAGGAATCTGCCATATACCTTTACATCTGTTCCATTTGGAACATACTGACTTAGATATACTCTAAGGTCTTCTGCTTCCTGCCCGTCATCTAGAACAACTTGACGAGAAACATACTTAGACCTTGCTTCACCGATACCAATATCTTCGTCTGTTGCATCATTGTTAACATCATTTGCGATTGCAATCATAGAACATTTTCTAAGGTCGATAACAGGTGAAACCGTAGAAGTCTGTGATGACATGCCCAGTTGAATTTTAAACGACTTATCTCCGTCGAGATCGTTTTGCTCATTTGAATATGAACGAATAGCCGCATCGATAGTCAACTCTGTGGTTTTATCTGGCACAAAATTCTCATACGATGTCGATGCTTCTGTTTCGGAACCAGTATTTGCCGTGGCAGAATACGAAAAAATAAGTTGACATGGAGTATGATCCATATATGCAAGATTTGCACCCAATGCATTCAACACTTTATCCTCAAGTTCTGCTATTAGAGCATGAGAAGTGCCGTTGCCTACTCGGTCATTGACAGTGAAGTTCCCGCTCTCAACATAAATCTTAGCAACGTTGTATAGAGTATCGTAAGTATGAGCAAAGCCGGAATTGAGAGTAACACCGATATTTACATTCGATCCACCAGTCATAGTCAAAGTTGGATTGCTGGTATATCCAGCGCCGGGATTTGTCACTGCTACATTAGTCACTGCACCGCCGGTAACAGTAACTGCAACCGTAGCATTGGTTGTTGCACCACCGCCCGAAAGTGTGCGGGCAACAACTGTTGTAACTGTGTATGTTAGACCGGTTAGCGTGCCAGCAGTAGTTACGATTGCGTCACCAGATTGAGTTGTCAGCGTGAATCCAGTAACAGCACCAACCGAACCTGTAACAGCAGAAACCTTATAGACAGTTCCTGTCGCATAACCAGATATTGTAGCAGTACCACCCAGAGTACCAGTGATAGTTACAAGATCGCCAACAACAAGTTTTGAAGCACCGCAAGTAAACTGGCCTGCAGTTCCAGAAACAGCAACAGTTGCGACAAGGGCACTACCATAACCAGTGCCTGCGTTGATTATATTAAACGAGAATCCATGAATTTTATCACCCGGAGAAAATTGAGAACTTGAGAAGGAATGAAATTTTGCGTAATCGATATCATGTGTATTCAGTGCGACCGTACCAGTTGTGCCGATTGCAAAGTTTGCTCTCTGTAAACTAAACTTAATATCTTCTGCCTGATATGCGGTCCAAGTTCTGTTGTTCGCGGATGTAAATAGAACACCGACATTAGGCTGCTCTGAAATACGAGTTGTTGTGTTAAGTTGGTTTTCACCCAATTCAGAAACCCAAATTTCATAGTTGGGATCATTACCCGCTGGCAGAAGAACAAAGCAATACTCGGTATTGTTTTGTAAGAATACGGGAGATGGGAAAGTAAACTTAGTTGACGTAGCACCATTTTCGGCATCGATGTTTACCTGACCAGGGGATAGTGTTACTTCACCGAAAGGAATTACTCTATCACCCGGATAACCATTTACCACTTCTCGTAGTTGCAGGGTAATAGGATTTGTGGTAGATTTTTTCTTAAAGTAGGTATCTATTGAAGTCACATAACATCCAAACGGCACCTCAGAAACCATAAACGTCTGTGCGATTGGATCGGGAGCTCCGAACCTAAAATCAAACATTGATAAGTCGAAGTCAAACATTGGTAGATCTGGCACAACGGGTGGTTCAGGTTGAACAACTGGCGGTGCCGGCGGTAGCGGAGCAGGATCTGGAGCAGTTACAGTAACATTAGTTACCTCAGTGACGTTATTGGTAACGTTGGTCACAGATGTATTATTGATATTTTGTGTAACCTGAGTGACTTCGGTAACATTTGTGGTATTATTGATTGTAGTAAATGTATTATTTACCACTGTTGTTTGAACAACACCAACCGCTCTTTCACCTAGTCGATTTGTTGTCGTATTGCTATCGGAAACCGATCTACTATCCGACAGATTTGAGGTTGCCAGATTAGCAACTCTTGTAGAAATAACAGTATCTTGAACGCTTTGTGATAAACCATTCGCAGAGAATGTCATCGAGGCAGCGGTAGTAATAAACTTGGGTCTGTTTTTAGAATCATCGGTAAGTCTGAATAGCTTTTCTCCGACGCGGAAAGTACCAGCAGGAATTCTGAATTGACCAAAGCATTCACCAGACGCATTTGTGATCAGTGGGTCGCCATAATCACCAGTTGCTAGTGATGTATTTTGAACAGAATTTGTTGCGCCGCTAACAACACCAGATAACGGACGACAATGAGCCTCAACAGTGGCACCGTCAAAGAATGGATATACACGAGTAAGCGGCTTCATTCTCGTTGCTTTAAACGTCACAATAATAGAACGCATAAACGGAATGATAGAAGTATTTGTTACTCTAGGACCAATTCGTTGAGTTTGTGTTTCCGGCGTTACAGTAAGTTGAACGCCCTGACGAGTTTGTCTTTGTTCTGTTGTCGTTGTTACGATAGCAATATCTTCTTGGAATAGAGTATCGCCTCGTATGGCAGTGTTACCCGCTGCCGTTTGTGTGTTTGTAGTAACTCTACCCGTTCCGGTATCTTGCCAATCTTCCCACTGAGTGCCCCATGCATCAGCAAGAGTTTCCCAAGCATCATAGTTACCATCAAAATTAGCAGAAATATCAGGAAGAACAGAAGTGTCTGTCCAGTTATCAACAGGAGGATCGAGGTCTATTTCACCGATATATGTGAACAGAAGTTCACCGGTGCAATTACGGAACTTAGATGCTTGTAACTGACTCATCATCGTAAATTCGGTATACGGTAGTGTCAGTAGATCGCCTGTTTTTGTAATATTAGACGAGTTTGCAGAATCATACTGTAGGTCCACATTTTCCATGAAGAAGAATGGACGCATTTCTTTTGCGTTTGGATCGATAGCAATATGGTATTCATTACTTAGAACATTACCGACATTATGTCCGGTGAATGCATCTACAAGAATACCGTTCTTAAAGCGATCTAGGCCGTTGGTATCAGTAATACTCAAATCACTAGCAGATTTTTCTAGTAAATTTAGCGAAGTGTAGTATTCCAGTCGATTTAGTCGCTGTTCTAGCTGACCAATATCGCGCATTGTATAACGACGATTATCAATTGCCTTATACTTAATTCCATAATCCGGTCTACCCACAGATTTAGCAACGTTGGGTGCCAGAGAAGGATACGGAGGAATGTCTATAACCGCGATAGATAAAGAATTCTCCGGTTCTACTGGTTCAAGTGGACTTAAAGAAGATACACCATATACAGAGGAAAATACACCCTCGTCGTCCATAACAATTCTATCTTTACGTCCCAGATAATACTCAATGTCTGTAGTAAATTGTTCTGTCGGGAAAGGTGTTATAATAGCTGCGCCAGTAGGACCACTAGGTGAAGAACCTACTGCAGGATTAACTGTCGCTGAGCCAGGGCTTGTCGTGAATGTAATAGTATCATCCCAGCGAGGACGAAAATCTAGTGTGTCGCGAAGATCATATGTGACCCCGGAAGTTGTAGAGGTATAAATTGGAATTTGTTCTGTGCGAATTTTGCCCGCTGGTGTAGTTTCGTCATCTACAGGATATGAATCAACGGTGTAGAAGTTGTATACAGTAGATGGAGAACCGCCATGAGTAAAATAGTCAAACGTGACAACCAACTTTTTATCTGTTAGCGTAAGACTTGCACCTGGTTTTTTAACAATTCTGGCGTTTGCATAGAAGCCGTCTCGCTGACCATTATCGAAGTTAAACAATGAAGTTACATCTGTTCCGCTTGCCTGAATATCTGCCGCGGCATCATCGAAATCACCGATCTTGACCGTGCGAAGTTTGTAACCATCAGACGCGCCTAAATTATATGTACCTGTGGTGTTGCCACTATCTTCGGTATCTAGAACAACTACGGCGCTTTCTTTAAGTTCTTTAGTTACTTTATTTGCGCCAGCAACTTGTACCTTACAGTGAACGCGAATGTTTGTGGCCGCGCTGATTGCTCCAGGGAAAGTTATTGTAATCTGTGTTCCAGTATTAGTTACAGTTACACTAGCAGTAGATTGTAGATTTAATACTGAACCAATTTCATATGCCACACTATTAATAGTGCAAGCGGCCTTGGTAGTAATTAAGATATTATCTAGAATTTCTGTGTTAGTCAGTGTTCCAACAGTAAACGGAAAACTCTCAGGTGAACTTACCGAGAATGTAATAGTGTTGCTGCCATCAATAGTGTCATCAAATTGTTTGCTATAGACAAAACTATTGTCAACAGAAACAGGATTTGTAGTCTTCAATGCTCTAGCAGGAAACTTGAAAAGAAGACTGTTAAATTTGCTTTCGTAAATATAAGCCTTACTATCGACGAGAACAACATCCGCATGACCATCGGCAGTGGTATCATAGTAAACGCCCTTAACATCTTCAAAGTTAAATGAAGATGTCATTTGAATGTCGTAGAGATACATGCGGAATTGCGTATTATATGCGCCAGGTGTACCAGTCTCGTGAACGATGTGGCGAACTCTAGCTGTACCGATTTGCGATCCTGGTGCCGCCGTGGCAGATTGTGCGCCACCTGTTGGAGAACCAGAAGTACCAATAGCATTTGCGGCAGTGCCGCGAAGAGATACGGTATCACCCGCTGCAATATCCCAGTTACCGCAGAAGTTGTCAACTAGAATATAGCTACCAAATGCAGTAGAGATAGGAACTTCATTTACAACCTTTGTTGTATTACCTTTCGGAACAACTACATATTCTGTTTGTCTAGTTTCGTATGCATAACCGCGAACATATGCTTTACCTGCTTCGATACCAATTGCTAAAAGTGTCTCGTCACCACCGGCTGCGGGGGTTGTCGCATTATATGGTATTAGACCACCATTGGTTCCGGTGTCGAGATGTTCCTTGATTAAAATAGGAAACGCTTTTACAGTATAGTTGCCCGATTCATCGAAAGTGCGTTTTGCAAGATTGCGACCAAGGTCGGCATAAATGCGGTCTTCGCTCATAACATTTTGTAACTGACCAGCAACAACTGTTATATACTCAGAGAACTCGTCGCCTGGCGTGGCATCAAGCGCATATTTAACCAGAGATGCGGTCGTTACATATCTGTCGGCACCTGGCGCGGCATAGTTGAATGTACCTTGTGCGGGATCCAAAAGATCGGGGTCAGTTTCATGTGTGACGATACTTTCTACAATCTCAAAACCAATTCTAAAATAGGGGTATGCATTATATTTTAGTAGTTCGAGAGTAGTTTTAGTAAAAGGAAGAAACTTACCATCTAGAAAAATAATACCATCATCTAGAGTTACAAATGACCCTCTACCATAATAATAGTTGCCTTCTTCAAAAGTATCATCTACTACAAAAGTATCGGTAACTTGATCGCCAGTTTCAGATTCTATTACGCGAATTGTTTCACCGGGAGAAAAGTGAACTGCGTCCGTGGATCCATCACCCGTAAGATATCTTAAATAAAGTGTATTAAGATCGGGTGAGTCCTCCTCCGAACCGCCGCTCACATAAATAATTTCTGCTTGTATCGAAGATGTTAAGCCAATTACTTTAGCACCTACATAATCCTCAATATCTTGAATCAAAAATCCAGAAGCATCTTCATCTAGAACTTTAATGAAGTCCCGTGCGGTGTCTAGTTTGAACTCACACCCGGTAACTACAGACCCATTTTTAAAAACATGGTTGCCGAATTTTCCAACCTGATCCTGAAGAATAGATTGAAGTTGTGTTAATTCTCTTGCCTGAACAGCATAACCCGGCTTGAACAGAATTCTATTGTAATTGTTTGCAATCGCATCCGCAGCATCATCATAATACGGGGATACATTTAAGTCCAAGGCCATGTGTAACTTCTCTCTTAAAAGTTAATAACTGTTCTAATCTTTTCTACTTGATCTGCTTGTCTATTAATGGGAAGGCGATTTTCTATATAAAGAATTTCACCTGTAGTATTAATAACATCCGGACTAGTTAGACTATTTATAGTCAATCCAGTAACGCTGGTTCTATTATTTGTCAAAACAGAATCTACTGTGATAACTGAAATCACGGGAAGAAGATATACTTCATCTGTAGCTTCTTTAATCTGAGCAACAATAAATCTTCCGCCACCGTCTGTCGAAATGGAATCATCGTTTGAATAAACGGTGGTATCATCAACTGTAATTACATAACAGGTAGTGCCAGTGTCTGCCATAAAATTAGCCAGTTCATCGTCCAATGGATTTTTAACTATACCAAGTTGACGATAATCGTTATTGTAAAAATAATCAGTTGTGTCATTTGTCAAATTGACTGAAAGACAAACTGTTTTGGCATAAAGTTCTTTAACAGGATTTGCGCCATGTCCATAATATGGGGAAACAGTTGCAGTGGCGGTAGCACCAGAGCCAAAGCCTAGAATATTATTAAATGATATCTCTGCAAAGGTATATCCTGTACCCGGGTTAGTAACATCAACACGTTCAATTCTACCCAATTCATCTACAAATGCCACTGCTTCCGCGCCAGATCCGTCACCGGATATGGTAACAAGAACGTCTCCTGAAGAATAATTCTGTCCAATTTGCAGTAAATTAATTCTATCTACAGTGCCTGGAACTGCGGCGGCTTCAATACTTTCTTGAACCAGAGATACTGGAATACTACCTAGAGATACTTCTGCGGTAGCACCAGCACCCGTTTCATTATCTACAATTTCAATATATGCAAATGAATAACCATAACCCTGATTGGTGATGGTGATATCTGTAATTTCATCGTCGGTAACTACAGCCACAGCCGTAGCTCCTACCCCGTCACCCTGGATAAGAACTGTTGGCAAATCTTCTGAATCGTATCCTGTTCCTCCAGAAGTTACGGTGATATCATCAATTTCACCGTTGATATCGTATAACGGAACACCTACTCCTGCCATCTTACGAACTGGAATAAAATCTGGAGTAAGAAACTTCAATTGATCTGATGCTTCGACTCTAAACATGTATTTCCACACATATCCATCTGGAAGTATGAATGCATTGGTAACATCTGTGCTGTTAGGTTTATTAAAACTGGGCGTGCCACCGTTATTATTTAAACATTTGTATACGCGCATATCATCTGTCAGGACATAGAAGTCCTCGGTTGACAAATCATCTACATCATCGTAATGATCATAAATGGTACCAGCTACCCAATCGATACGACGAATCATCATAACAGCATCCGAAGCTTGGACACGCTTAACAAACATCATATTCCTATGTGTTTGGCTATTATAAGACTCGGTATCGAGTGGGGTTTCTGGTGTGCCGACAACTGGCCATTCTGTGGTTTTACCCACAAAGAAATAAAAGAAGTCGTTCTCGTTAACTACGTCACGATAGAAACTTCTTGCTAGTTCATTTCTAGCCAATGTTCTTAGCAATAGAGCCACAGTTTATTACCTATTATTCTACAGTGACCGTCCAAGTGATTGTCATCGAGTCACCTGCAGCCTTGTTGATAACTGCAAACTCGGTACGGCAAAGCATTGTGCCCGCCGAAGAAGCGTTGAAAATACCTGCTTCTGTAACAGCACCCGTGCCGGTACCAGCTGGGAATGTAGCAACATATTCTACGGAGTTGCTTGTAACTGTTGTAGAAAATAGCGTGACACGACCCAGTTGTGTTTGTAGGGCTGTATCACCTGCGGCTGGATCGTTTGTACCCGAGCCGATTGCCATGTGAGTCATTGCTGTTTCAGTGGCGTCCTTCATGCGTGATGCGATGTAGTCTAGGCCCGCGTCAACAACGAGGTTGGTTACATTAAGTTCTTGCTTAAGGTTGCCTGCATTGTCATTGACAACGATAGATAGCTTACCTGTAGCTGAAAGGAAATCCTTATTTCTCATGAGTATTATACCTTCTTCTTGTGTTAAATCGAATTGTTACTTCCAACGTAATCGCCTGCTTCATAAGCGCCGGAAGTGTAATCGTATGACCAGTAGTCTTGTGTATTTATATTGCCAATTTCGCTTACTGTGGAAGTTTCTACTAGATTTTTACTGATACTAGAGTGTGTGTCTTCCATAATATGTAGCGTGGATTGAGCAGCCTTACCCGGCTCAACGACTTCAATATTTTCATTGACGCCGTTTGGTAAACCATCGCTAGACGCCTTATTTACCGAAAGCGAATTACTGTCCGAGATAAAAATACCATCGGTTACTGTTTTAGTAAATGAAGTTTCCACAACATCCGTGATAATAGGATCATCGTCTGGAACTCTAAACACAGGAGTAATTGAGTCAATGGTTTCAGTTACAGTCACCGTCTCATTGATTAACTTGGTGATTACCATATATGGTATACTATCACCCGAGGCCACCGTTTCTGTTAGTCCTTTAGCCACTCGAATGGATGCAGTATCAATAGCAGATAGAATAATATCCGCATCTGTGATATAATCTTCGGCAAAATAATCGCCAAGAATATATGGTGCGGCGGTGTCAATGGTTTTATCAACATATTTGTAGAAGTGAGATGTAGAACTGTCTGACATACCCATAGTGGATTCACTAACGGTTCTCATGAAGCCGAAATAGATATCTTCCGAGGTAAGTGGAATATCAAGTAGTGTTTTACCGACATCAATAGCATCGATACTATCACTTGTTACCGGAACATCAGTTACTCCTTTGCCCACATCGTTGATAACTAGCTCTGTGAACCCATTGCTTATGTCGGATAGAGACTTACCAACATGTGATGCATGTTCTTCAGTAGTAAGATATGTATCATTAAGCGTCTTCCTAAAGTCTACTGCAATATCATAACTTACACCAAGAATTTCTACTGCTCGAACAATTTCAACTGGGAATTCATAGAAGTGAATTGGTTGACGAACAACTTCAAACGAAGCCCCAAGCTCTAGGGTGCTACCTAGTAATAGTTCACTGAATATGGCCATGCCGGCAGGGTGAACTGTGTTTTTCACCATTGTCATCCAGTTAACAGATGGCACCTTTGAGCGAAGAACATACGAATAATTCTGGTAATAGTAATTGTCTTGGAGTTTATTAACATCCGACAACATACCTTGACGATTCTGGAATCCTTCTTGTATCGAAGTTATTGCTCCTGTGGAGAAGCGAAGGACACAATTTGATCCAGATGGCGATGTTATCGTAGCTGTAAATGTCTGTGCTTCAAATCCACTACCACTTGAGAAGATTCTTACCTTTGTAGGTCTTCCTTGAGCATTGACGCTATCAATAATAACACTGGCTCTATTATCTACACCGAACTGGACGTAATCACCCGCGAAATAATTTAGAGCCGTATCTGGGAAACTGAATACATATTGCCCAGTTGATCCGCTTTCGGAAATTGAGTATACTTCACCCTGTAAGAAGCCGTAATTTGGGGTGCCAGAAATACTAACAATGTCTACGGTATCTGTAATGCTACGAGTAAGATAACCATACTTATCTGTTAACTCATCAATATAAACAAACGACCTTATGGTATCGGTGCTAAAGGATACGATAGTGGATTCTTCTGCGTATCCAGTACCTCCGGTTAACATCGAAACATATTCAATACCACCGGTAGCATTTAGATACGCTTGCGCTGTTGCTCCAGTAGCCCCGATGTCGGAAATAAATGTGATTGCGGGAATTGCATTATAGCCACTACCGGGTGCATCCATGGCATCGATGAAACGTTGTTCGTCGCCAGTACCTGCAGAGGTAAAATTGATAAAGTATTCTTTAGAAAGCACATGAAAATTACCGACACCCACATTGGTAAGATCCAATTCATTATATGAACTAATAGCTACATAATCGCTGGCAAAATAAGTATCATCTAAACAATATCTTGGATCACTATCGATTAAAGATTCCGCGAGTTTGATTGTATTGTTATTAATTTTAATAACATAATACACACCGGAATCATCCAGCCCTCCGATTTCGGTAGAATCTGCCTTATATACAACCAGATCGCCAGTATTATAACCATGTGCCGCTATCGTTATGGTATTAGTAGAAATGTTTACATTGGCACTTTTAAAAAAAGTTCTTGTAGGAACTTGTTGCAACGCAATTTTGTCACGATACAATCGAAAATATCTACTGTCAATTACTTTAACAAAATATTGTCTATATGGAATTAATCCGCCAATTGCCGTGCCTTCCATAGGATCATAGATAACACAATCGCCAGTTGTAAACCCATGGTCCGGAATTAAAAATCTGGCATATATGTCAAAGTTTTCAGCCGGATCGAAGTCTCTAGAAGAAACTGCCGGGTCACCTGTTATTGCCTTGATTTCGCCATCGACAACAAGGGGTCTGGCATTTGCGCCTGCACCCGGGAGAATGATAACATCATTTTCTTGTTGCTTAACATAAAGTTCATATGTTGGAACAGTAGAGTATGCTAGTCTCGTTACTTCATCAACTATAATATTGTATGTCTCAAACGTAGAAACACTACCAATATCAATGTGCGAGTAAATCTTGGCCCTTTTACCCTTTAAATCAAACGGGTCTAATGAGATAGTATCATCTGTTGTGATACGCATCTTTTCGCGATTTACCCATATACCATCAGATGGCTTTAAAACATAAGTTGATGGATAGATAATATCAACATGTTCGTTGAAGAAGGTTCTAAAAATGAATAGAATACTTTCTTCTGACCCCTTTGCTTCATAAAACTCTCTAATGAATTTTATAAGGCGACGATCCGTAATAAGTGAATCTTTAGGAAACATCTGTAGATATTGTTCACGGAACGAAGGAATAAAGGCATCAAGTGTATTATTGATATCCGAAAATGAGCTGGCATTCAATAGGACATTATTCACCTCTCCATCCTGATCTAGAAACTCATAGTATTTTTCTAGAAAAAGGACGAATTGTGGGAATTCTGCTTTAATATAATCTGGAACTTGATTTGTAATCAAATATGCCAGAGAATTTTTGAAATCCGACATGTATTAAGTTCCGATAATATTAATTGTTGTACCTGAGATATAATTTCCAGCACCAGAAATAGTAGAAGTATCTTGTGCTAAAACTAAATTCTTATTTGCATACGGGGTGACCGCATACGTATAGGAAATATCCTCATTTACTGGTGCCATAATGATGTCCGGTGATGAACCTTGTGGCTTAATATAAATTCTAAGATAAAGATCCGTACCAGAAATAGTATTAATATACAAACTAGGTATCAAGATTTTACCTGTTTGATACTCTATTGTTCCTACGGCAGTTGATATCAGGACATTAGTATCATCATACAAATCTAATACACCCGGCAGCGAATCATCTTCGGTATAACTGTCTCGAAGATAACATGTTACTTGCTTGCCCGATGGTAATATCGTGGTAAAAAGGTTTGATCTTACACTATTGGGCGCGATTGTAGTATTATATGCAAATGAAATTCTATTATTTTCGCCCGTGAATGGCTGATATGCTCTATGTAGATTCATTTCTATATTGGTGGCATAGATAGAAGTTGAAACAGAATTTAATAATTCTAACAATTCTGAATAGTAAAAGTTCTTTTTTACTTTAGAAGTTGTATTTACAAAATAACTCGCCAAGTATTCAGACATAGTATTCTGAATAACAGACGCCGACACGGATGTATTATTTTTTAAATATCTGGCTGTTATATTAAAACTAACATACAGATATGAGGGGTCCACAAATACTGGCTGAATTCCAACGACACCTCTAGGCTTTAGAATGTCCCGTGCAATAGATGTCTTATCGGATTCCGTGATAACACTATTTGGCAGAGGCTCAATTGAAACGAAAACTTTACCGTAAATAGGAGGGTCATTATCTTCTCCTCCCCAAACAGTTATCGAATTGATGTTGGCGTATTGACTCTCGATCAGTGCTGTATAGTCCTCAGCGGTTACGGCTCTATTCTTTGTAGCATTGAATTTAGGTGCAATGAAGCGAATTGAATCAGTTGATTGGGCTTCTGCACCGCCAAATGCAGCGGCGGCCGAAACAGAAATTATTTCTCCTGTTCCAAGAATTACAGATTTTGCGGATAATCCTGTGACAGAGTTTGCGCCTATCCCACCACTTACAATATAGTCTATAGTAACAATATTACCGACTGTTAATTTTTTACCCAAAACGTTATCACCAAAACGAACTTCAATTAATCCATTTGCATTTTCTTCCACAAAGAATGCTCTTGAAGTTTCCGTGAGTGAAACGATGTTCTGATTTTGAACGAATGTTTGAAGGTCTAATTCAGATGAAGATGTTTGGACTCTACATACTATTGTAGAAGTGTCCACATTTCTATTTAAAAGTTCGAACGGACCAGACACAGTATCTGCCGTAACGGTAAAGAAGTTATTGGTTCTTACACCTTCGATTAGAGTTACAACGAAAGTAAAAGTTCCGTCTGCTTTTGTTGCAGTAATATCGTCTTCAGGATAAAATGTATACGTAACACCATCTGAACCAACTCCCTTAAACCCTAGGTTTTTACTTAGAGTTGCCGTGCTGGATGTATACGATGTCGGAGGAGTTATTTCAATTGTGGCCTCAACTCTAGCGGAACGAATTGAGCGAGGATTATATCCAAGAGACTTAGAAATCGAAACGACAGACGATCTTTTTACCGCACTGTCTATGAACATTTCATTTGCGAGAAGGTGGGCAAGCGTTGCGTTATAGTGAGTATTATACGCAAGTAGGTCAATTAAAACCGATAGACCAGATCCATCAAAGTTGTAGTCCGCAAACTCAGTTTGACTTTGTAGATATGTCTTTAGATTTTCTCTAATGCCAAAGAAATCTAGTTCGGTAACATTTAATTGAGCCATATTATCTGCTTCTTCTTAGAATAGTTGAAAAGTTAAAAGGACCTTCGATACCAAAGACATAAAAAGTAATGTTTACCGTAAAAGCATTTGCATCATATTCAGGAATAACCTCTATGTCTTGCGCTCTAACTCTTGGCTCATATTTGTTAATCAATATTTCAAGTTCTAGTTGTAATCTATTGGCCGTAATAACATCGATATTTTCAAACAATAATGCATATATGGGAGACCCTAATTTAGGTTGAAAAGGTCGCTCATAAAATCTAGTAAGCACTAGAGTTTTAAGAGATTGTTTAACTGCATTGACATCATATTTCTTCGCAACATCACCCGTTACAGGATTAGCTGCAAACGAAAGATCGAAGTCCGAGTATATTCTGTTTACTTGTTTAATAGCCATAAGTATATTTATACATTAAATTAGCCTCTGAGACCAGGCATTTGATCAAATTGTCCTTTAGTTTTATACGGTGCGTCCCTGTAGAAACTTTGTGCCCAACCCCTAACTGCTAATGTTGAGGGTTGTCTTAATCCAATATGAATCCATGGAGCCTTGGATGGGTCACTACCCTTTCTGGGCGCCGGCGCCCATTCGTAAAGAAGTTGGTCATAAGGAATTTTTAATCCTGCAATAATATTTGCAACCTCACGGTGTCTACCCCCTACATATCCACAACTTGCGAACTGCATATCAATACCCCAGCCAACATTATGGGCTGAGCCATTTGATTTTGAGCGTAGAGTTGATGTAATCACAAACCCGTTGCCGAAACGCGCTCTAATAGGATCAATACAAAGAACAAAAAGATCGCGCAAGTTTTGGACTATTTGATATGCTGTCCATCTTCTTTCAGCAGCAGTTTTTCCGCCCATAGGAATACTAGCTGCGCCGCCTAGGGCTGGGTTCAAGACATCTCGTAAAGTATAGTAGTGTGATAGCCTAATGTCCTTTGCCATTGCATTGTAGTTACCAGATGAAGGAATTATTGGTAGCTTATTTCCTTTAAAATCTGTATCGGTCTTTCTAAGTCCCGCGGCGGGCGGCACTGGAGTTCCTGGTTCAGTAGATGTAGGTGCTCCACCTTCGTCACCCATAAAACTGGGACTGCCGTCGCTGTTCGCTTCCGCACAACCAGGATCCTCATTTGCAGGTTCATTTGTACCCGGCGCTTGAGTAGTTTCTGTCGGTTGCGCGGCGGGTGCGGCTGCCGGAGCAGTAGGGGCGCCGCCGGCTGGAGGCGCCGTCGTAGTTGCTGGCGTATTAGAGTTTGCTACGGGTGGATTTGTTGGTGATGTTTCTGCCATATATTCCTCTTATGCCAACGATGTATAGGGGTTTAATGCCGTATCGTCGTTGATTGTCGCTTGTTCGTTGAAGGAGATGCCACCCGCTGAATTTAGAAGCTGACTACTACCACCTGCGCCCGCCGAAGTAAGGCCATCTGAACCACCGATAATAGGTGATGCTGAGACAGATACTGGTTTTTCAATAGGAATTGGATTTGCAAGTGTTGCAATCTTAGCGCCAGTTGCTTCGCTTGCTGGATCAGCCGAGTTGGCATTACCGGCGGTGACCGCCGATCCTGGTTCAGTAACAGAAGCAGATGTAGGACCAGATATCGGAAGATCGTGAGTGCTTCCACCATTAGTACCAGTATCAGTTCCAGTTGCTCGAAGATTTGTGCTACCAGCATTCAGTGTGGAGACATTTGCAGTTGTGACATCAAGAGTTGGTGTATCAATAGGTGAAGACGCAACAAGAGGTGCCTTAAGATTGATATTTCCTGTACCTTCAACGTTGACGGCTGCGCCAGACTTGACGTTGGTTGCTGCCGCAGAGTTGACATTCACGGCATTACCAGACTTGACATTAACTGAATCCGCTGCTTGTGCGTTTATTACATTTGCGGACTTGATATTTGTAGAAGCAATGGATTCTGTATTAACAGAACCAGCAGACTTGATGTTTGTATTGCCAAGAGATTCGATGTTTGTATGTGTACCAGACTTACTATCGATAGTTACTGCGGCTTTGCTCAAGATTGAACCATCTGTGTCTTGGTTGATATTGCCAATAGATGTATGATAAGAAACTCCAGATACCTTAACGTGATAATCGCCCTTAGATGTTACTTTATAACCGCTTGCGGTAAGGTTATGAGTGCCATCAATTGTCGAATTGAAGTTGCCTGCACCATGTATTTGCATGTCGCCTTTATTATCGTGCGAGAATACACCATCGTTTCTAATGAAGATGCCGCCACCTACAGATAGTCCAAAGTGACCAGCAACGTTTAAGTTGAAGTCATTATGAACGTCCATGTTGACTTTACCGTTCATAGTAAGATTTGCATCACCCATAATCATAACATTACATTCACCTGCAACGTGAACATTGGCGCGGCCCTCAATTAAAATATATCCGTTATTATCGATAATTGTATAGTTATCACCAACAACGCGAGTTACTTGTGTTCCGTCAGGACCGATTTCATTAAATGAGCCTGATTTATGAGCGGTGTGAATACGTTCGGCACCGGGGGTATCGTCGATTTCTTGAACGTGACCGGATTCGGATGCAGTAACCTTGTTGAAAGGATACTGAGCGGCATACGCGGTCTTAGGTTGCGACCAAGATCCACCGTTTCTACCCGCTTTTGGAATGTCTCTTTTACGAAGAGCATTTTTGGCTGCAGGTGATGCACCAGAACTTAAACTCTCTTGATTTGCACCCTGTGACGTTGGGTTATTTTGAATATGAGGTGAATTTATACCCACCGCAAGAGGATTAGTATCTGGTTTACCACCGAGAGACTTCTTCGGATATTGGCCTCTTGGATCGCCGAACCCGTTTTGGGTATCGTTTGTAACGGGAATATTGGCAGCATCGGGCGGAGCTTGCGTCAATGACTGCGCGGTATCTGCCGCGGCTGGATGTTCTACGCTATCTGCTTGTAGCGGATTTGTATTCGGAGGAGCTGTTGCGATAGGCGGAGCAACTCTCGTGACTTCTTTTTGTGAAGACGCAAATCCTTTTTGATCTTCTACAATTGTAGTTGTTACTACAGAACCATCGCCATATTTTTCGGTGACAACAGTTGTCGTTGAACCGTCTGTATTTGATTTACTTGGTCCTTGTGCCGCAACTGGAGTATTATTACTAAAAGTTTTCTTGACTTTCTCAAGATTTGTAGTATACTCACCCGCGATTCCAGACTTAGCACTTATAAGGTCGTTTGATAGCGCAGTATCTGGCCCAAGAGGAGCATTATTAGTATCTCTAACCCATTTATTATAGTTGAAGATGATGTCTTTTTGTTCTCTCTTTAGAGAAGTAATAACATCAAGCCATGCTTCTGCGGTAGGAAGATCCCACTTAGCTGTTGATGTATCGCCCGCGGAAACCTCTTGCGTCAATTCAACAATGTCTCGCATCGTGGATTCAATTTCGCGAGTTAATTGGGCGTCAATACTTTCCTGCCATTCAGGTCTGTTGAGAGATATAATGTATTTTGTTCTATCTGGTTGATAGTTTATTGGTTTTAATCCATCGACCTGTATTGCGTAGTTACCCCCAAACGGAATAACTGTGGCAATTATTGGAATCTCTCTGAGTGGCAGCGCCCCACTATTTTGAGGATAAAGAGCATTTCCAAGATTTTGTTCAAACGTTTTAGGAGTTTTCGGAGTATAGTTATTGATACGTTCTTGCTTAATTGCACCGTCAATAGCAGAAATCAGTGTCAAATACTGAGGAGTTTTAGTATCGGTCTTATCAATTAAGTTTACAGACGCAATGGGTGTTCCCTTGGTAGATAGTGTAACAACACCATTAGATGCTGTCCATTGATATGAAACTTCGACTGAGCCATATGTAGACTTCATTGGATTAGGGTCGACAGGTGGCGAAGAAGCCTGCGTTGGTCCTCCTACCGCGGCCGCAATTTGCGTGGACGGTAGCGTAGGAACTGCGTCTGCGGACGCCGCACCTGTTTGAGGAGTTGGAGGAACAGAAGCGGGCGATACCGGCAAGAACGACGAAACAATTTCACCTTCTGCTGGCTTTTCGGTAGTGGTAGGCGAAGAACTGCCTAGCATTCCTGAAACATTTGATGCTGCATTCGACAACGCACTTGTAACGTTGCCCGTGGCAGAGTTGAGTGCTCCTTGTGCGTTACCAGCTATACCCGAAACTGCGCCAGTTGCCGCTGATATAGCGCCCGTAACATTTGATACCGCAGAAGCGCCAAGGGCGGCGGCTGCGGCAGATGGATCGCTTGCACCGGCTGTTATCGCGGTGAGATTATTAGCAAGAGCAAGACCAGACACTGCGGTCGAACTGGAATTGAGTATGTCACTTGCGGCCGCAGATGCTTGTTTCTTCAATGATTCCATCGATGCAGAACCTGCACTACTAATCAGAGAAGTCAGTTCTGGTTTACTTACACCGATTGCACTAATAGAGGCTGCTTTTGCTTGCTCGAACTTATCAAGCAATCCAGGTTTAGCACCTGTTTGTTCTATTAGCGTTGTATTGAGTGCTGGAATAGCTGCACCCACATTCCCCATCTTATTAGTTTCGGATGCGATCAGATCAGAAATTTTTGCGGGGTCAGTGACGCCATCGATTGCCGCACGAAGAAGTGCCGTTGCACCCGGAGGACACATACCTCGACGATTTAATTCATTGATTACCGCAGTCTGTGAATCGTTGGCTAGACCAAAACCGGACTTTAGAGATTCACCAATAAAACTTAACGATGCTGGATCAACTTTGCCGCTTGCACCAGCTGCACCGAGTGCAGCACCTACTGCTTCTGTGGCAGTATTTTCAACATCGGCTGCCAGCGAAGTAATCTGTTTTGCAAGCGATGTATTAGATACCTTGCTTACCGCAGAGGTTATACTATTTTTAGACGCAAGACTACTAATAGATGGAACTTTGCTGGTAACTCCGCTAACTTTAGATGAAATGCCCGATATAGATTTCAGTGCTGAAGTAGTATTTGCTGGCAATATACTTGACGCTGCGGCCAAAGCATCTTTAGCCTTATTGATTTCACTGAGTTTATCTTTGATTGTTGATGCTGCTATTCCCAGTCCAGCATCTAGTATGCCACCAATATCAGCAGGAATAATTCCATTTTTAACTAGTCCAGAAATGACTCCGTTTATATTTTTACCAGATAGAACATCAGCCAGATCTTTAGCAGTTTCTATTAGAGCCTTGGTACTGATTTCTGTTGTTGGTGCTCTTACGCCGGATTTTAGTAGGGGCTTATCGCTATTAGTTTCTTTTGGTTTTTCAGCTACCGCGTTATATCCAATATCGTACCAATACTTAGAATTGATGCCATCTGAATTGGATTTGATAACACCTTGGGCAAAACTAATAGCATCATCTAATTTTCCACAAAGGGCGACGGAAAGTAAGCCCGCTACAGTTTCTTTAGAAGTGTCTACGTTTACAATCTTTGCATTACTTAAATCTACGTATGCCTTCTTTAAATAATAATATGCTGCTTTATCTTGCATTTCTTCCGATGTCACGAAAGAAATCATGCTTCTTACGGCAGCCTCATGATTTAGAGGAATAGGATTGTATAAGAAGAAATACTGGATATTATTGCCGGCTTCTCTCTTGTAAGGCGCGAAGTCATAATCACCAGCAGTATCTTGAACTGCCTCTGCGTATGACTTAACTCTTTCGGCGGCACCAGGGCGACTGCCATTAATCTGAATACAATCTTCTGCCCATTCTTGTATTTCTGGTTTTAGAAAATCAATATCAATAAGTTGTGATATCGTCATTCTATATGCGCCGTATTCACCGCGATTGTGAACCTTACGCCATATGTTTCTCTTACCACCGACAACATATTTTCTAGAAATTGCTTGTTGACATGCAGTAAGAACTTTTACACAGTCCTCTTTTGTCAGTTTACCTGGCGAACCGATATCTGGTAATTTTGCGGCAGTAGTTTGATATCCAGAACTTACCTTAGAAGTTTCAATCGTAGTAGGAACAGCCTTTAATACTTCAGTTGCTGCTTTAGAAACATTGAGAGGAACATCTGCAATCTTTAATGCGCCGGTTATCACGCCGGAAATATTTCCATTTGATGCCGCAGTAAGAATGCTTAACCCATTTGATAATAATTTGCTAGTAGTTTTATCGATAACTCCACTCTTAGTAAGAGTTGCCAGTAACTTATTGGCATTAGAAACTGTATTTCCCGGTAGAGATGACGAAGAGACATTAATCTGTTTAGTTAAACTATTTGCACCTGTCTTTGAGAGCAAACCTACTGCCGCCAATCCACTAGTTACCGCAGATAAACTCGGAGTTTTTCCTTGTTCGATTGTGTTTGCTAGAGACAACCCAGACTTAACTGCCTTGGCTTGATCTCGTGACAAAACGCCAGCTGAAGACAGTGCATTTACCGTTGATGATAAATCAGGAAGTTTACCAGTTTTGACAGACTTGACTGCCGATGTAATTAGACTGGTTGCTTGTAATAATGACATTAAATGCTCCGATTATGCTTTAGCAGACAACATTGCTGGTGTATATTTTTTAGAGAATTTATCAACTTTGGCGAAATTTTCTCTACCAAAGGCAGAACCGGTGCTAAAGTTGTCTCTGCCTCCAGTTGCATCAGTAATGATTTTGTTTGCTTCACTCTGACTTCTCGCCGTTTTTCTGCCTCGAACCACTCCTCCACCCAAGCCTCGATATTGATAGAAGGCAAAAAACGCCTTAACCGCCACATCTTGATCAGTAATCAACAAATCTGGATTAGCTATGATATCAACGCCGATAATTTGTTTAATCGCGGCATAGTTTGCTCTACCCGTCAACTGATTTAGACCCTTGCCTCTGTAATTCCATCCGTCGGTTCCGCCTTTATTACCATTTACGGTAGCATAGATGAAGTTGGCCAGACCCTGTGGATTATTGGCATATTTAACTGCCTGATCTGCTCTTTTCGGCCACACTTGTCTAATTCTTGCTGCGGAATAACCCATTTGTTCTGCCTTAGGTTTAAGACCACATTCTTTTTCTGCAAGTGCGACAAATGCGATACTCATATAGTCATCATAACCAAGACTTTTTGCTGTTTGGAAAATCTTTTGGGCCATTCCTTTGGCACTACCGGATACTTGAATATCTTGTGCGCCGTCTGGTGCACCTGCTGGATCAGAAGCACTGTTGCCACCTGCTGGTGCGCATGGATCACCTGCCGGACCGCCAGGTACCGCACCGACCGTGCCAAAAAACATGGGGTGCTGGCCGTCTGAGCCATCTGCAAAGAAACCTACGACCCACGTTCCGGTCACTACGCCGTTCGCCGAGCCGCCGACCCCAGATATTGAGGGATTATTTGCGGGCATAATTGGGACAGCCCACGGCAAATCTTCTGTCGGTAGTAGCTCCGTGCTATCTATGTGATAACCCATGATACGAACACGGCATCTTCCGATGCGTAAAGGATCGTCGCGATCTTCGACCACGCCGAACCACCAGTAAAACTGACCAACATTATTAGTTGTTCTATTATCCATCATAGTATAAGTAACTCCATTAATCTATTTATTTGCTTGGAGCCGGGGTTGGAGCCGGTGAAGGAGGATTAGTTGTTGCTGGCGCGGCGGCAGGAGCAGCCGATGCTTCTTCGGCTACAAGTTCTTTCAAATAAGAATCCTTAGCAATTTCGCAAATCATATTATGTCTCAATTTTGTAATTTGATGATGTATCGCAGTTATCATATAATATCCACTTATCCATATATCTCTAACACTGTCCTCATCCGTTTCACCATTTCTACCAGACCCCACGGAAGGATAATCAAAATCTACGATTGTACCAACTTCCATGTCTGTTCTACCTGGAATAGTAATTTTCATTTTCATAGTAGAAATGTCAGAAAACAGACTGTTTCTTTGCTGAACATATTTCTCAGGATGAAGATTCATCAATTCAGGATCCGAGCTATCTAGAACACCAGGATGTATAGACTCAATAAAAACTTTACTGTCGGATGAGCGAATGACTGTAGCCGGAAAAATTGAATTATATTTCTTGCTTTCATCCAGAACTAGACCCGTTTGACCGGGCGCAGATTTATAACTACCTAAATGAGGATATTTCTGAAACTCAAACCCGTGATCGTATGACGTTGCCACATATTCTTTCTTGACTACATCTAATGTGAAAAGAGAGCTTGCAAAATGCCCCAAGTCTTGACCTTTAAGAACATCAACGTTTGATAGAAACTCTAGATTTTCAACGTGAGAATACGCCAAACGAATTGCATTTTCTCCTAGTTGTTCTGCCTCATATTTCTTACGATACTTCAACTTCGACATAATAAAGCCAACTGACATCTGCGATCTAATTAGATCGTTTATAGAACACATGTAAAAACCTTTGGTCGTCTCATAAAATAGAAAAGTCGGAGCATCGGTAACATTTGTTCCCAATGCTCGTTTTGATAGATAACCCATTATTTGAAATGGTGTCCACATAGGAGGTAATAATGAAACCTTAGAAGTATGTGGAGTATCGCCGATAGTAAAGTCAGATTTGGGAGCAGTTGCCGCTGTGTTTTTATCGTTCAAGTATCTAGGAATATCCTTGAACGAATCCTCAAAAACTTTGGCTGCTATTTCATCTGTTGTACCTTCATACTTCTGGCACAAATATGAAATATTATCTACCATACCTTCCATCGAAATGAAGTGCAGAGAATACAATTGTTCTTTGTCTTCATTCGACAAAAATCTATTCTTGATAGCATATACAGCAAATGATTTTTGTATTTTATTTGTTGGGTCGTAGGGCGCCTGAGCTAACTGAGGAGTAGAAATATCCAGAGTTAATATTTCGTCGCCTATCAAAGGAACCTTTTCTATCAAGTTTTGTGTGTCACGGATAATCACATTTCCATGTAAACAAGGAGAAAACATATCTTCATAGATATTGATTTCGACCACGAAGTCTCTAATATCAATAATGCCGCCGTTAGTAACTAGCAACACCTCGTTGTAAATAACATCACCCGCTTTTTGTAGAATTGCAGGATTCAGATCAGCAAAGGCCGACTCATCGAAGTCTTCTTCATTTGAAAAGAGATCCCCATCGCCTTCATATTCAGGATCTCCCTTGGGCTTAGATGCACCCAAAAAACTAAGAAAGTCTACCATTATATTACCTTGAAATCAATGTCTGGAATTTAGTTACGAATGAGTTAAGATACTTAGGTTCTAAAATCTTGACTTCTCTCTTAGCATCATTCAGTATTTCTTCATATTCGATATTCGTAACTGCGATTTTATTTTCAGTATAACTAGATTGTACCGTGATGCCCTCATCGTTTTCATAGTGATGAACATCGTATAATTCTTCCAGACCGCCATATTTTAGTTTGCTATATTCAATCAAATCTGCACCCGACTTCGGCCATTCTTCTCTAATGTCAACGATGTTATTTAAAATCATAATAACCCAGTGATATGTGGGTGAACCATAATATAAATCGCTGACTTGCTCGACTGTATATCCTTCAGGAATAGTTACGGTCTCTAGTTCCGAATAGTGTGTCGCAAACGTATTTGTATAAACTCGTCTGAAAATATCTGTGACATACTTGTATTCATTTCCAATTTTAAGTATATCCGATGGAAAGTTGCTAAAATATGACATAATTAATATCCCAGCTTTGAGCGTTTGTTTGTAAGAGTTTCGAGTTCGGTAAATTCGAGTCTAATGGTGGCTTCTGTTGGCATACCGTTAGTTCCTTGAAAAGTGGTGAACCCATCTGCGCCATAATCGATATTCATTCCTGTGAGGGCACAATTTGATATTCTTCTGACCCAGGTGTTTTCTGCGCCAGACTTATGATAGATTACAATTAAAAACTCTGACGGATAAATTAAAAATACGCCAGCATTACTAGGTTCTGGATGCATATGTTCAAGAAATGTCCCAATAATACCACCGACGCCACCCCTGGCCTCCGATTTACCAAAAACTGTTAAACCTTCTTCATATGTTCTGGGTGCAAATTTATATTCAAAACCAAATTTTCTGAATCCCATATTTTTAAACAACTGCTCTTTATACGGGTTCTCTACTGTTTTTGATGTAGCTTCTTTTAAGTTTGTAACCTGATTTCCGCCAATTGCACCTGCAAGACTTGCTAATTTTCTGGCTGCTAATGCACCAACATCGGTACCGACATCTCCTAGTGAGGCTTCTCCACTAAAGTTACCCGTTGCCGCGGCGCCGACAAAACCTCCTATATCAGCAACATCATAGTTTGCCGAATAACCGTAGCTAAGTTTATCTTGAATGCCTAAAACGATTGCTTTAGATCCCATAATCAATCTTCTTGCGCCTATACCATTAAGAGCCGCACCAGCTGCCACCCCGGCAGCTATACCCAGTGCTGCCACCGTGCCGGCTGTTCCAGCCGCACCAGATTTAAAGAAGTTTGATAACCCACCTTTAGCGCCCATAATACTCTTCAATCCTGCAAGACCAGCAGTACCTAATGTTTCGGCAGCAAGTTTTCCACCTAGTGCGGCACCAGCGGCTGTTGCATGTTCTGCATCGACTCTTTGTTGGCCTGAAGTTTCAAAAATAGTAGCTCTACCAGAGTCCCTCAATGCATTTGCTGCGGTGGTACCTTCTCTAACAAGAGGATAAAAAGCTATCCAATGTGTGTGTTCACTTTGGTCGTTAACAGTAGCTAAACTTTCCGGATATGTAAATGTCTTGGACGCTTTACTTCTTCCACTGAATGGATTGACCATACCCGAAGTGTCTCTATTAAATCTTCCTTCAGGAGAAGGAGAAGAAGCGGACTGCTTTGGGCTTGCCGGCTCTCTTTTTTGTTCTGCCATTTCTAATAAATATCCTATTGAGCTTGGTTTGGACTATTTATATGACATACACAAAGGAGACTATGAAAGGTCTCTACAAAATACAAAATCCTAAGAAGTATATTGGTGATCCTGGTAGAATTATATATCGTTCTAGCTGGGAGCTAAAGTTTATGAAATGGTGCGATAGTAATCCAAGTGTATTAGAATGGGGTTCAGAAGAACTGGCTATTCCTTATATTTCACCCAAAGATAATAGAGTCCACCGATACTTTGTAGATTTTTATATGAAAGTCCAAGAGAGTAGCGGTAAAGTAAAAAAATACTTAATTGAAATAAAGCCTGCTAAATTTGTTCAGCAGCCGAAAATTCCTGCGAGAAAGACTAAACAATTTCTAAATGAAGTTATGACTTGGGGTGTAAATCAAGCCAAGTGGAAGTATGCAACTGAATTTTGCGAAGATAATGGTTGGGAATTTATGATATTAACTGAAAAAGAACTTGGAATTAAAGCATAAATATACACTAAGGAGATTTATACCATGGCTAAAGCAACAGGAAATACAAAGACAGTATTCGCACCTCGCCGCAAGGGAGTCAAACTAAGCACGATGAACAAGCATAAGCGCCGCAATTTTAAGAAGTATAGAGGTCAGGGCCGTTAATGCCATCAAATAACGCCTTTCAGAAACTTCGTGCGCAAGTAGGAGATGGACAGAAGTCCATTGACTGGTATATGCGCAACGTTAAGAGCCTCGTGGGCGCAAGAGTTTCTGGAAACACAGTGATGCAATCTGATATCGGCAGTCTTACCAGCAAGGTAGAGATTGGTGCGATGTATATGTATTTCTATGACCCGAAGTTTAAAAACGAACTACCGTTTTACGATACTTTTCCTTTAGTATTGCCGTTCGGTCCAGCTAAAGGAGGTTTCTATGGTATTAACGTTCACTATTTGCCTTACCTGTTAAGAGCAAAAGTTTTGGGTGAATTGATGAACTTTGCGGATTCCAAGACGCTTACACCAACCAGCAAAATGCGCTTGTCATATAATCTTTTAAATAGTCTACAAACAGCCGCGGAAATTAAACCTTGCATCAAACATTATTTGACTACACATGTAAGGTCACAATTCATGAAAATTAATCCTGTTGATTGGAAAGCAGCGATATTCTTACCAGTTGAAGCGTTTGTTGGTGCAACTAAAGAATCAGTTTTCAGAGACACTAGGAGCAAGATTTAATGGAACAAGCATATAATAGCTTGGCAAATTTCCGCGCGGAGACGAGAAAAAGAGATTTTGCTCGTTCACATAGATTTGAAGTGCAAATAATTCCACCAGCAGAGTTGATGGGCGACGACGGTAAAAGAGTGCCAGGCGGACAAAGAATGGCCACACACTTAACATCTGCCGGTCGTTCAGCCAATCATCTGTCTCTATTTGTAGAAGATGCTATGATTCCAGGAATACTCCTTGGAACTAGACCAGTTAGAATCAACAATTTAAATGAACAACGTGCCAGCGCAATTGATTTTGGTGGAGACTCAATTACCTTTACGTTTTTAGTTGATGCGACATGGGCAGCAAAAGACTTTTTCGGAGATTGGATGCGCGGAATTATCAATAAGAGAACCCGTGAAATTGCTTTCCCGAACAAATATTATGGCGGCATGATAGTAACTGCCTTGAATAATAAAGATGAAGTCGTTGCCAAATGGGAAATAGAAGATGTATTTCCAAGATCGATTGCACCCATTCAAATGTCTAATAGTAACACACAGCCTATTAGATTACCAGTGACATTTACATATAAAAGATGGTTTGTAATACCAGTTTAATTAATGAAGGACTAAATTATGCCGTTGCCAACTATGACTACTCCGACTTTCAGAGTAAAGTTGCATTCTTTATCAAATGAAATTGAGTTTCGCCCCTTTCTCGTAAAAGAGGAAAAGATACTTATCTTGGCTCAAGAATCCAACGAGCCAAAAGAGATGATAAAGGCTATGCAAGATATTGTTACATCTTGCTCTAATGGAAATGTGCAGGGCAGAGACTTGCCGTTTTTTGATCTACAGTATGCATTTATTCAATTACGCTCCCAGTCTATTGGCAGTGTCACTGATTTCGTTTTGATTTGCGGTGAATGTGGACACAAGACTGAGACTACATTAGATTTGAATTCGTTGACAATCGATTTTCCCGAAAATCATACGAATAAGATAATGCTTTCAGATGCCGTTGGCGTGATTATGAAATATCCAAAGGCAGAAATTTTAGTCGATGATGAAACTCCAGCATTCAATCTTGTCGTAGCGTGTATAGATAAAATCTTCGACCAAGACGAAATCTACAACGCAGAGGATGAAGGTCCAGAAGAAGTAGAAAAGTTTATTAACAGTCTTTCGACACAGCAGTTTGAAAAGATAGTAGAATTTTTCCAGACTTCACCAAGACTTGAAAAGACAATTGATTATACATGTGTTAAATGTGAAACAGAAAATACGGTATTAATAGACGGTGTAGAAAATTTTTTCGAATAACCCTTTCTCATGATAATTTGATGAATCATTATAAGACAAACTTTATTTTAATGCAAGAACACAAATACAGTCTGTCAGAACTTGAAAATATGATGCCATGGGAAAGGGAAGTTTACATTGGATTGTTGATGACCCACTTGAAGAAAAAAGCAGAACAGAACCAACAGGATTATTAAGAAATGGCCAGTAACTTACAAGGACTATCAGATAGACTACAGACTGCCCCTAATAATGGGCCAGATCCTGTTGTCGACCGTCTGGATGAGGTTATAGGTCAAGCAAAAGACATCAAAAAATTATTGAGTTCGTCTGGTTCTGGCGTGGGGAAAGAAACTCAATTAGAAAAAATTAAGGAAACTACGAATCCTTTTTCAGTGACTACTGTGGATGGCGAAAAAGCTGCTAAGATTTTATCCGCTGCCACAGAAAACATAAGCAAAGACTTAGAACAGTATACCGACGAAGAACGTAAAATGCTGACCGAACTTGTCAAAGAAATTGGTAAGTTGACAGAAAAGAATCTAGAAGGATTCAATAAAGGTATCAAAGAGGTGCTTGCTCTTGCTAAAAAGGGACAAGCCGTTGCACAGGCTTCAGGTAATACAGACGCCGCAACTAGATTTGCGAATGCCGGAAAGGCAGCTAAAGAGCAATATTTTCAAGCAAATGATATGGGTCTTAAAGGAAAAGAAGACACATTTAGAAATCGCTTGAAGCGTGCCGTTAGTGGCAAAGACACGACAACGGGTACTGCAATTCCAAAAGGATTTGTAAAAACTCAGCTTGAAGGTGCAAAAAGAGTCTTCACCGGAAAGCCCGGTGATATGAGATATGACCTGTTCACTTCTGATAAAAAGAAAAGAGCCGAAGCCAGAGATAGTATGGGATTGGCCCAAGAAGCGGAAAAATTAACTGATCTGACTACAGAACAGAAGAAACTACTGGCCGATAGAGGAATAGCGCCTGCTTCTGAAAAAGATATATCATATCGTAGAGAGGGGAAACCAGTATCAAAAGATACTATTAATGCCGAACTTCAAAAAGATTACGATGAGAAAAAGGGTGCATCGGTTATTCTACCAGATAAACCAACTACAGGAGCAGTAGCGGCTGGCATCGAATCTAATGTAGCACAACCTACAAGCGAACTACAAGAAGATGCGGCTGGAATGTCAGAGAGCCCGGTTGTAGATGCTATCCAAGAAAATACGAAAAAGCTAGACGAAATATCTGATACATTCAAAGAAGCAAATGAATTATTCTCTGCAATAAAAGATACGATAGAAAAGATTGCTCAATCGATTGAGAATTCTGGTGGCTCAGATGGACCAGGTGGCGGTGGACCCGTAATCGATATCGATTTACCTAGCCGTAGAAATCGCGGCGGAAATATTCCTAATGCTCCAGATGGTAGCAAGAAGTCTAGATCAGAAAGAGCTAGAAGTCAACCGAGAGATGCCAAGGGTAGATTTGTTAGAAAAACACCAGCAGTTTCTCCCGGTAGAACGCCTGGTAGGGGCAGAGGTATGCTTGGTGCATTAGCATTAGGCGCTGGTGCTCTCGGCGCGGGGGCATTGTTTGCGGGTAACGATAATGATGGCGGTGAAAACTTAGCCGGAAATAATGCCACAAATATTGCTGCCAACACTGCAATGGTGGCAGCCGATCTTGCTCCTATGTCCGGAGATACAGCAAAGCCTGTTACTAAAGCGGGTGAAAAGGCTGCTACTAAAGCGGGTGAAAAGGCTGCTACTAAAGCGGGAGAAAAGACTGCTACTAAAGCGGGTGAAAAGGCTGCTACTAAAGCTGGTCAAAAGGGTGCAGTTAAAGCCGGAGAAAAAGTTGCGTCTAAGGGTGTAGCTAAAGTTGGCGCGAAAGCAGTTGGCAAATCGCTATTGAAGAAAATCCCAGGTGTTGGTCTTGTTGCTGGTGGTGTATTTGCTGCCCAACGAGCTATGGCTGGTGACTGGACAGGCGCAGGCCTAGAATTAGCATCGGGTGCAGCGGGAACTATTCCTGGTGTTGGAACAGCCGCTTCTGTCGGCTTAGATGCTGCACTGGCTGCTAGAGATATGGGCGCCTTGGGTGGCACACCAGAAACACGTGCCGCAGAAGCCGCACAAAGTGGCCAAGCACCAAAGGCGGCAACACAACCAAAACAAACAGCTAAAGTCCAGGGTAAGCCAGGCGGCGGCATATTCAGCAAAGCAGCTGGATTTATGAAAAGAAATCCACTAATGACTGCGGTTGGTTTAGGTGGAGTCGGCCTTGCCGCTGTTGGTGCAAAGAAGGCTTACGATTACATGAGCGGTGGCGGAGAAGAAGCTAAAGTCCAGTCAGGACAAAATCCTGATAGCGGCATCTTAGAAAAGGGGTCGGAACAGGCTAAAGACCAAATGAAAGTCAATGTTCCGCCTCCAACAATCATCAATCAAGGTGGTGGCGGGGGCGGCGCATCGCAAAGCTCCCCGGTACCAAATACTAAAACTTATGTTAGAGATGATGAGAGCAGTTGGATGAGATTTGCTCTAAAACGAGCAATGGCATAAAAAAGGGGCGCTTAGAGCGCCCCTTTCTCTTTTAGTCGTCCGCAAGACTTGCGAAGTAACTCATATTATCATCACTCTTTTCATCATTCCAAGGTGGAGTTTCTTCGGTTGCCTTAGCAGCCGTCTTCATCTTGGTTTCAACGAAGAGTTCATCCTCTGCATCAAGCGGATTTACCTTCTCTGCGGTAGGCACACGAGTACCACTACCAAGAACAGTATTCAGCTTGGTCTTGAGTTCATCATAAGACTTGAAGTTTGAGGGATCAAGAAAAGCGGCAAGTGAATGCGTCTGCTTCCAGATTGCTTCTAGCTTATCCTCATTTTCATCAAGTGGCGTATTACCATCAAATTCTGACTTATCGTAGTTACGATAGCCTTCTACCTGACGAATACGGAGCTTGAAGTTGGCACCTTCCCAAAGATCAAACGGATTAACCGGCTTCTCATCTTCAAAAGTAGGCTGCATTACGTCCTTGATCTTGTCGAAAATCTTCTTACCATACTTATAGAGAAAGACTTTACCTTCGTTCTCAGGGTTCGATGGGTCCTTAACAACAAGAACGTTAGAGATATAAGACAAGCGGCGCTTCTGCTTACGAGCGATTTCCTTATTGGCTTCGATACCCGAATTCCAGAGTTCTGAATTGAGTTCACCAAGAGGATCTGGCTTGTTAATAGTGGTCAACGAGTTTTCGATGTACCACTTTCCGGTCGGACCTTGAAAGCCGTGATCATACACGCGAACCCAGGGAAGTTCTTCGCCTGGAGGAGCAGGAAGAAAACGAAGAACAGCCTGGCCATTGCCAGCCTTATCTACTGAAGGCTTCCATAAGCGATCATCATCGCCGCGCTTTTCGTTTGTGGGATTTGCAATCTTTTCGACTTCTTTCATAAGTGAGTCGAAGTTGCCACGGTTCTTACGGAGTTCCGAGAGAGAATTAAAAGACATATTTGTATTCCTTACTTTGCGTTATATTGCGTTGTATTGCGTTAATATTTGCGTTGTGTATCATAATCATCATAGTCATCGAAATCTTCTTCTTGACTACCAGAGTATTTATACAGGTTTTTGCGGTGCTTACTGGATTTGTCCACACCTTTACGAACTTCTTTGACACGAGGTTCGTAATCGAAGTCTCTACGCTTAGAATGACTCATTTAACAGACCACTTGGCCTTTCTCCTTGATCCATAGTTGAGAGAATTTGTCTTTATCAAACTTGACAAAGACGCGGTACTTTGTTATCAAACGAGATACATCTTTCCATATAAAATCATTTGCTAACACAGTATTATTACTATACACGAAATTAAACAATTTGTCAAGAATAATTAGGGTTTCAAGACTAATTTTTTTACCAAGGTATAGTTTTAATGCTAAGGGATGTTGGCCATCACTAATCAATGGATCAACATTTGCTTTTTCAGCCTCTAACATAAGTGTAGAAATATCTTGGGTGAACAGATATGTCAACTTCTCTTTTCTAGCCTTCCAGTCCCGATATACGTTATCACTTTCGGCATCAAATAAACCATTATGTCCATTGACAAAGTTAGCAACGAAATAATCTACCATCTCAGTAAAGATAAATCGTTTCGCCAACTTGCGAAACAATAGAACATCCTTACGTTTAAGAAATGTTTCTCTCTTACACCTGACACCCGATTTCGTTTTTGTGATATCGTAATCATCAGAAGTAAAATGAAGTTTGAGTGACATGTAGACACGATAAACTTCGAAAGAGTCCATTAGAAGGGTAGCTTTCCATCCTTGCGCTTCAACATATTTAGTTCTTCTGCTTCCGCACGAATCTTTTCCTTAAGTGAAGTTGTCAATAGAACCGATGCCGATTCCATTTCAATATCATTCTTCACGCAATAATCAACTAGCAAGTCCATACACGGTAGACCTGTTGTCGATGCTTGCTTCTCAATAAATTGAGAAAACTCAGTAGAAGTTCTAAACTTCTTCGTAATCAGAAATTCGTTGCTGACTTCATCTACCACTTGAAAATCCTCGACCATAAAATTGTGTTCCACTCATTTCATTTTTATCAAAAAGATACCAACAAGCATTGTCCTTGCCAGTAAACTTACTATCTTCAATCCACTTTACTCTACCTATGGCCACAACCTTACTACAATATTGTAGATAGGGTATTGCTTGTTTAGTATGCATCCAATCAGCATCAAAGAGAAGCCATGTAGGACGAATACTAGCAAACCTATCAATCAATGGATGAAGTATCCATCGCGACCAAGGCGGATTAGTTATAATATAGCTGGTATTTGCGGGAATGTCAACAGTTAATGCATCATATTTTTCAATAGACGGGTCTTTAGGATCAATATCAGAAACCAAAGTAGCTACTGCATTACTATCTGTTAAGGTGTCTATATGCCTACAGAGTCTACCGTCGCCGGCACAAGGCTCAGCGAAGGTAAACTCCGAGGGAAGAAAGGGTAAGAGAGGCTTTACTGCATCCAACGGAGTCGGATAGAAGTCGTTCTTACGATGTTCAAAGTTACTTCTCTTACCCATTCTTTATCCTGCATAAAATATATGATCACCAATTTTAGCTACTCTACGAAGATTCCAACCTGGACTTACATAGTCGGCATGATAGAATAGAACATTTTTTCCTAATACGCCATGATTAGCCCCAGCGAACAATACCTTCTCAGCAACTTTCTTTGACTCAGCATATTGTTGCGCACTGCGGACACTCTTCTTTCCTTCGCATACCCATGAGAACTGACACACACGTTTTGTTCTCTGGTATACAACGGAGCATACGGATTTAGGAAACTTGGGGCTATTTACCCGATTGATAGTGACAGCAGCAACGGCCAATTTGCCTTGAGTAGACTGGTTACCAGCCTCATAATAGATATTGTCTGCGAGACACTTCAATTCTCTGTTATTTGCCAGACGAATATTTTGTGTCTGGATTCTTTGTTGTGTTACTTTACGTTGTTGTTCTTGGGCATCTTCTTTGATGTCCTGAATTACTTCTCCGACGCCGAGGGAATATTCCCTTGCTTCTCTTTCGATGGCAGTTTCAGCATATGAATTAATTCCATATAAACTATAACTTAATAGTGTAATAATCGAAAGAAACTTGAAAAACTTCTTATTAAAGGAAGTCATCTTATTTCCATTTTTTTGTTATACTTGAGAGGGTATTAACCAGTGACTCCCCACACTGATTGTCCGAAGACAAAAAATAACCCACTGTGCTTGCTGGTGTCAGGTCGCACAATGGGTCATACAACTATTTAGCATCCGTAGATTCTTACATCACTCATTTCATCGTATAAACCAAACAGGTGATAGTTTTATTCTGTTTCGAGGGAAAACTATCAAAAACCCAATGAGATTATGCGGCTAGCGCATATCCTGCAAAGGCAACGTTATCGTTTGCATTTACGTTTAGTGGCACTTTGCCAAGCAATCAGTCTCGAACCGCCCTATTACACGAAAATCGAATTCCAAGGTCACCCCCATCAACAAGAAACTCATCTAGGCAAGTACCGCAGCAAAAATCATCTTCTATTATACGCGCTCTTAAATCTTCTAGGTTAGTATACTGAGAGTCACGTATGTCACGACAACTGCAAATTACCATAATTTCCTCTTGGTGGAGGTGCGGGGAGTCGAACCCCGGTCTTTCCGCCTTTATTGTTGATTGTCAACAACTGATAATCTATTTATACACTAGTTTGCTTTGGAAGTCAACAGTTTTTTATATTCTTCACGCCGCAGCATCGATTACAAATGACCAGAATGATGTGCCAGGGTAGAACGTAGCAGGTTTACCGAGTTGTTGCTCTAGTCGTTTTACGTTCTCAACTACGTCTGGCCAACCGGGTGGCCACACGACTTCTGGCCAGCCCTCCACATAGTCATGGCCGCACAGTAGACCACCACTTTTTAGATTTCTCAGTCCATATTGAATGATATGCCAGTCATTTGGATTAGTGTGTGCGGCATCGACAAAGAATATATCTGCAGGGTTGTTTACATATTCCGAGTATTTAAAATACGGACAGGCAGCGCGGATGCTATGAATATTTGGTATATCCTTAGTGTTCTTGTGGAACTCACCATGGAAATCTGTGTCTGTCTGCGGGGCATAAAATGTGTCTACACAATATACATTTACAGAGGGATGGCAGGACTTTGCCCATGTATATGCGCTACGTCCGTAGAGACTGCCGATCTCCATGATGACTCCATTCTCTGGAACCTCATTCGCCCATTTCTCGATTTGATGAAGTTCTTGCTCGGTCATCCAACCGGGAATTTCTAAATTAACCATTATATTATCCTATAGATTAAAATTGATACTCTCTCCGCAGCCGCAGCTACTAGAAGCAAGCGGTGCTTGTATTTCAATGACGCTACCAATAATATCAACTTTTTTATTAACGGTGCTACCTATAAGATATAGTTCCGACGGTCTATCCAGCCAGAACGTCCAATCATCATACTCTTGTGGAAAGTCATCTTCTACGAGTTCGTCAGCACTCTTTACCAAATCCCACTTGTAACTGAACCCGGCACATCCACCTCCTGCGAGAGATAGTCGAACACCTAGTGCGTTATTTGAAACTGAGACATTACGAAAATGCTCAAGTGCGGATTCCGTAAACTGTATGCGGTCTTTTATCATCAAACTATTTATTACGACTCGCTTCGAATAAATCACGAGTTTCGATAAGTTTTTTGGCCCAGTTGTCGCGCTTTTCTACAAACACCTGAGGCTCATCGCCATCTACAGCAATCAAGATAACAAGAAAGGGAACAGGAATACCAGTTCGTTCTTCATACATGATTGCATATGCAGCGGTCTGCATAAAGTAGGAACTGATATATTCCTTCTTCTTGGGCCGATTAGAAGTCTTAAAGTCGATTACGGCGCGAATACCATTGTATTCTCCGATACAGTCAACGCGACCAGCCATACGCAGGAAGTCGCTGTATAATGCCAGCTCTTGGCAGTGAATGTTATCGATAGGTTCAAGAATTGACTTAAACTTAGTAAACATTTCCTTGTCGAGCAAGGACGCTCTCACGCTATCAAAATCGACTTCTTCATTCTTTAAATATGCTTCGGTAAGTGTGTGTATTTTAGTACCGCGAGTAGAAGCCTGCTTAGAAATGCGGTCGGCTTCTTCTTCACCAACGCGCTCACGCCACTTGTTGATGCCATCTTTATTCAGAACACCGAGAACAGTGGTAGCAGAGGGATATCCAACACCCGAGGCATTGACATAAACTCTGCTACCATCTTCTCTTGTTTCATCTTGGGCGAAATCAGTATAATCATAGATCGTTTTAAACATATACTCTTATAACATGATTCGCATAGTTTGTCAAGTCTTTTATGCGTATCTCTCCTCATATTCTAATCTGGCCAGAATATATTCTTTAACCAATTTGGACCTTACTATATCATGAACAGAAAACTCTACAGTTTTGAACGAGGGCATTAGTTCGGCGATAGCGATGAACTTTTGAAGTCCAGACATATCGGTCTTTTTATATAGATCAGTCTGTCGGAAATCTCCGCAGAATATGATCTTTGAGTTTCTGCCAATTCTGGTCATAATTGAATTTAATTCCATATCCGTCATATTCTGACATTCATCAACGATGACGATGGAATTATCTAGAGTGATACCACGAACAAATGAAGTGATCATAAAGTTCACTGACTTTTGTTCTTGCAATCGCTGAAATGGCTGGATATGATTAAACAAATCCTCGCAGATTTCTACATAAGGTAACTGATAAACTTCTGTCTTTTCTTTTTCATCACCAGGTAGGTGACCAATTTCTCTTGATGGAACAGCAGAGCGGACTATTACTACTCGCTCAAATACTGTTTCTGGATCTAGTGCTTCTTCTAGTGCCTTAAAAAGCGCGATGTATGTTTTCCCTGTTCCTGCTACACCGTGAAGTAATATTGCTGCGGACTGTTGATTATAAAGTTCAAAAAATTGTCTCTGATTAAAGGTTTTTGGTTGAATATTTTTTAGGTCTTCGTATTTTACTTTGCATAGCTTACTCTTCTCTAGGGTTACGGGCGAGTCATTATTTGAGACAACTTGTAAGGCGTTTTGTTTTCTTCTTGACATAACAGTCCTTTGAGGTTTGAGGTTGATACAAAAAAGGCGACACTGCAATAGCAGAGTCGCCTAGTGCCGAGGGAGGCACGATGGATTCGGGAAGAGAAATCGGTATAACTGTCTTCATGTAGTTATTTATTGTGTATCATCTTTCCACCAGCAAGGAATTTCACGATTTTTCCATTTTGCCATAGTTTTTTTTGCGCCGATATAATAGTTACGATATGATTGTAAGGAATCACCTTGTACCTTGTATTCATCTGGCATCGCAGGCGTCGGCTGTGTTAGATAACTTACCGGAATATTTTTGGGTGGCTTGCGAAGAAAATAAACTAATCGGTCGGTCGCATGAATTTTACCATACCGATAAGTGTATTCTGCCAGTAGGGATTGGAATAGACATACAAGCCAGTTATAATTATTGTTAGACTGGCGAACCCAGATAGCACTCGGATGATTGATATGTGTTGCTTTGTAGAGAACTGTTTCAAGGGTGTTGTCTTCCATACGCCAACGCTTGATTGAACGGCCATTCGCAGTTTTGTCTAGGTATTGTTCACCGTCGATTACGCGATGTGCAGTAGATAACAGTTGTGCATATTCTAAGATCATCTTAACGACATGCTTGTCATTATGATATTCAGCACATTTGGAAACGTCACGATCCAAATAAAAGATATTCATGATATATTAACTTTCTTCGATAGATTCACGTATGCAGCGTATATGCTCTTTTGCTACACTTGATATTATATCAGATTCCCTCGCAATGTCAAGACATTCTATAACTTCAATTGGGTCCATTTCTAATAAATCGTCCATCATGTTTCTTTCTGGTGTAACTCCGAAAGCATTGACGCAAAATAAAACAAGCTCCACATCGGCATCCGTATATAACGGTATGCGATAGCGTCTAGGTTCCTTACGAAATCTATCTGGAAACTGGAGGATGTTATTCATGTTAATATTTATTAGGAAAAGACTTTTACCATGTATTTCGCCTCGAAATCATCCGCGTCTTTGAAGTTATTCACCATGGGCATACCCTTGATATTAAGACTAGTATTCAATAGCATTGGACAGCCGGTTTCTTCATACCACCTACTAAGAAGTTCATACAGTCCAGAGTGTTGCTCTTTTGTCACAGTTTGGACGCGACTTGTACCATCAGCATGGACAATAGCAGGAAACTGATCAGGATATTTACATCTTGAAGTATATTGCATATAAGGGGAGTCTTCCCATGACATCTCAAAGTAGTCTCTCGCATGTTCTGCCAAAATAACTGGAGCGAATGGCCGAAATTTTTGACGCTTTTTAATGGCATTTACTTTATCCTTAATGTCATGTCCTCTTGGATCAGCTAGAAGGCTGCGATTACCTAATGCTCTAGGACCAAATTCAGCTTGACCATTTGCAACTCCTACTATACTAGCCTTATGCAATTCTGTCAAGAGTTTTTCTACTGGATATTCTCCTCCCATATCTGCACCTAGATATGGACCCTTCCAGTTCAATTTTTGTCTGTTGTTAGCTGCAATCGCACCCAAAGAACTACCCGAATCTCCAGGATTAGGCATAATCCAGACATTATCAAAATACTTTCGTGCAATATGATTTGCACTACAGTTTAACGCACAACCACCCATAAGAACGAGATTATTTTGTCCGGGGTCTTTCATTTTTGCTCGTATCAGAAGTTTTTCGAATTCTTCTTCATAGACTTTTTGAGTTGCCGCAGCGACACTATAAATGTCCAGGTCTCCATCATCTGGCCTCCACCAGCGACATCCACGATGCAGGTTCTCAGATTTCCAAAGATTTTTTACTTCATCATAATACTTTCCAGGATCACCATATGCTACCATTCCCATTAAGATATATTCGTCTTCATTGGGCTTTAACCCAATTCTATCTGTCATAGCAGAATAGAACAGGCCCAAAGACTTGGGATAGTCCATAGACCATTTCTTTTTGAGTTTACTACCAGAACATTTCCAGATTGATGCAGTATCGAATTCCCCAATAGCATCAATAACAAGAGCGGTTGCATCATCATATGGCGAAGTGTAAAAGCCAGCAGCGGCATGTGACTCGTGGTGATAAGCAAACTCTACCGGAATATCTTTTAGACCAAAATGTTCAAGATACTGCCTGACACTAAATCGAATCAGTCCCTGACCGGCTAACAGTCTTCTCATTGCCCTAAGTTTAGGCTTTTCATACCAGTGAATTTTTTCTGGTTTGCCAAATTTCAAAGCAGCATGAATTAAATCATCATTTAAGTCTTTGTCGTTTTTGATACCAGAATATCTTTCTGCATGGGAAGCAAACAAAATTTCATTGCCAGAAACAACAGTCAAAGACGCATCGTGTGCGGCCGCAGATATACCCCATTCAATCATAAAGAATCCTATTTTGGTTTTATCAAATAATCATATATTTCGGTAGCAAACATTTTGTGGGCTTCGATGCCAGCATGTCCATAAGCACATCTTTCACCCTTATATTTATACATTGAGCCAACAGGTACAAAATTCAATCTATCAAATGTATCTTTATAAATCGTTTTTAGACGTTTAATTAAATCAATGTCTGTTTTTGTTTTTAAGAATTTTAAATTAGAATGCTGACTAGATGGATCATCAGGATAAGGAATGTAGGGATGCGTTTCTATAAAAATATGTGGTATATTTTCTTGGTGTAAAGCAGTTTGTATTGACCGTAAAATAATCATATTGTTCAGGGCCACTTGATATTCGTTATTAATTTGTATCAGTGCATCATATAAGGTCTCTAGTTTATTTAATGTATGTCTATGAGACATAATAAAGTTGTGTAAATTACCTTCTTCATCTATGATCATATCTCTTACAGGAGATGTCGCTCCTATAAATACCACATCTCCATCTTTGTAATAACCATTTGCTATATCCGACAGTATATTAAACAATATCTTTTTTTGAGAAGTGCCTGGTTCAGCAAAGTTCACATATTCCGTGGATAACATATCACTAAGATGTTTTGCGTATGAATATTGATTGCACAATTTCACATATCGGTCATTAGCTGATTCCGAACACCTTGGATCTAACATGGCATAAACTTTACTGTATAGTTGTGCGTTCCAGTTGCTGCGCCCATATCTCATTTTCAAAGTATTGACTTCTTTGAGCGACATATCGAATATATCCGCATCTGCCAATTCGGACCCAGCAGTATTGGAACAGCCATAAAAAATTGTTCTTTTTATGTTGCATTCTTCAATATTATGGTATCGGATCGACACTTAGCTCATTCCACAAGTTATAAAATTTTATGTCTTTTTTAAGAAATTTTGTTTCTAATTCTTCAATCCAAGAATCTAATTGTATCGTTTCATCTCTAACATTTGTAACTTCATTGTCGTCAACATGAGATAGAAGACTTTCTCTGATATTTACCAATTGAATGATATCAGAAGAAAAGTAGGATTCATATTTGTCGATGCATATATCTAACTGATCTATTGCTAATTTTTTTATTTCAGGCGTAGCAGCAAAAATATTAAGTGAACGAGGAGAAGTCAATAGCTGAAATGTAATACCGTCATAATAGTCGCTGTAGTAAACATAATCACAGAATTCCACTAAACTTAAAGCACTGGGCAAACAATAGGTTGCATGAATAGTAAGTTTACTATCACTAAAATTTCTAATATATTTTACATTTTCCTCAAATGCATTCCATTTTGCACCATGTCTAATATATTCGAATTTGTCCTTAATAGTTTCAAAGCTAACTGCCCACTTAACTTTTTTTCCTAGAGTTAATAGCTTTTTAGCAACGTCATTGTTTTTAACATCTACCGCCATATTAGATAGGACATAGTAAAACTTGTCAGGTAAAATATCAATTAAATCCAAATTTTGCTTCTGTAGTAGAGGCTCACCCCCTAGAAGTTGCACACTAAAAACGTCATCTGCATTCTGTTTTATAAACTCAAGCAATTGAGCATCGGTATCTTTCGAGTTCTTTTCAAAATTGTCTTGGAGTATAGATGCCCACTTAGAACTAAATTGTGAGTTACAGTAAATACAACTTAGGTTACATGTGTTGTCCCATCTTAGATCCAGGGATGTCAATTGAAAATCTGTTGGTTCAGAGAAGTTTTTAGGATTAGTAATCTTTCGTTGTGATATACTTCCTCCTTTTTCTGCCAAATCACAATAAGAACAATAACTTTCTGGTTGGCCAAGTAGAATATTTTCACGAATTTTATTAGCCTTTTTCCCTAGTAACATCTCAGAAGGATTGTCTTTTTTTATGTTACCCAAAGGAAAAGAGCCAGCACAACAGAACTTAATATCTCCGTTGGTGTTGAGAAATAATCCAGTAAAAGGATATTCACAGAATTTATTCATTAATCAAATACTTATATAGTTCTTCTGCCATCACTTGGTGTTCAGAAATTTTAGGATGACCGAAACCACAATATTTTGGATGAGGCTCTAATGCATTCCAATTTCTACCATATTCATAACTCTTAAAATAATAATCAAGTTTCATGATGGAGGGCAAATCTTTACTTTTTTCTGCTATACGATACATATTTGATTGATAGAAAGTCGGATCTGAAATCCCTTTGAAAATATTATTGTAGTTAGTGGTGACATGAAAACTTTTTACTCTACCATTTGTTCGATGGTAGAGATTATCAATATATTGAATTTGCCAGTAGGCATCCCAGCATATTTGATATGTGTTTCCCACGGTAGCTACATAATCTTTGTGAAATTTCGGCGAGGGCCAATCCGCATGATATGACAATAACGGCTTCTTCGTTATTCCATTCTCATTTAACCAAAACCATCTATTAGCACTTGTTAATCCAAATAGAACTAAGTCTTTATCTCCGATTTTCCCAGTGGCCAGGTCTTCCTCATAGCAGTATATTGAATACTCCATGCCTGCTCCACCAAGCCCTCTGTTTATCCAAGGAACGCCAAACTTATCTGCCAGCCAACGCGGCCATGCCACTTCTTTGGTACGGCGTATCTGTTCGCCCCAATCCCATCTGCCGTTCTCATCGAATAAAGTTTTATCGGAACAATACTTCGGATTATAATATTTTGTATTCCACTCAGGACAGTATAATCCGCCCAAGTCAATTTTTGTTTTATCAACTTCGTATTCCGTTAACGCATCAACAAAAACATGATCTAGCGTTTCATCACCGGCAGTCATACTACAACCATAAGCAATGATTCTATCGAATTCAATCATAAATGAACGGGTCCTGCTTTCGGATCTCAGCCAGTCTCTTTTTATACTTTTGCTTTAGAACATATGAATTATATAATCTTTGAATCCATTTAAACAACATAAATTTCGTCCCTATTATTATTTTTACCACATGCTTCTGAGCAAACATAAAGTTTACCGTCAGAGCAGCTTTTCTTCTTCCATGTATCTTTCAGATTTTGATAGTAAAGACCATCGACAATTGTTTGAAAGTTGCTAGTATTTAGATTGATGGAGGAAGTTCTTGTTTGAGAATAATGCCATTTTTTAAATTGATATTCATCAATTCTATGATAGCTATTATTAATCGCACTATCAAACCAACAACATGGTAGTAAATCGCCACTAGAATTGACATAAAATGTTTTCTTGTTATTAGAATTGCATTTAGGTTCGATTTCAGTATGCTCTAGTTCACTGGTATATTCTTTTGGACTTCTGAATATCTTTTTAAAATCTTCATGTTCGTCTTCTATGCTCATAAAGATATCTCTTACATCAACAGCCGTTTTATCCATTCGCTCTACATCATAGTTTCTAAAAACGATGTTTCTTTCGTTGTCATATTGAAAAGACACTCTATATTTTTCAGATGGTGCCTGAATTGCATATTCAAACTTACCGGTAGCATCATGAACTGGAATACTACTAACACTCTCAAATCCTAGCGGTCGTTTCGCAATAAATTTTGCTCCAACACTCTCGGCCAAACTTTTAGCGTAATTAACCTGATGTTCATTGTGGGCAAATACTAAAAATTCCCAGACAATATTCGCACCAGTGGTAGTAGCGGCAATAAAATTATTAAATGCCGTATCCCATTTGACATTTCTACGATATATATGGTTGGTGTCTTCAAGCCCATCTATACTAAAGACGATATCTCCCTTGTATAATTCTGGATTGAATAACGCGCCCATTTTTTGCCAGAAATCTTCATTTCTAGTGCCACCGTTTGTGTGAAGTCTTATCGCTGATTTAGGCGACACTTCTCGAATATAGGAAACAATTTCGTGTAGATCCCTACACAATGAGGGATCACCAGAACTTCCGCATAAAATCCACACTTCAACTTTTTCACATACTTCCGGCGTGAACCAAGTTTTAAATTTTTCTAGACTAATCTGAGATAATTCAATCGTGCTTTTAGTTTTCCCACCCATCCAGTTACGTGTGCATCCGGGGCATGCCGCATTACAGTTATTGGTGAGTTCGATGTGTAACTCGTAAATATTAGGAATCATCTATATGCTTCCAATTTTTTTGCCCAGTCTGGAAAGTATTCAGAAAACTTTTGATTTTTATACTTATCATGTTTTTCTGAAATAACATAGAAATTGCTGAAATGTCTTTCCGAAGGCCTCTCTGACATTAAATGCGTAGTCACATTTCTTAGCGTATCAAAATTCCATTCATTAGCCTCTTTATATTCAGAAATATAAGATGTGATTTTTTGGATTAGCTCTAGCTTAATTTCTCTGGGCAAATTGGTTATCTTATAATGATCTGGCTTGTATAACATGTTATACCATATACCAGAATTCACTCCATATCTATTACGTATGAATCTATCAAACTCTGTGATGTGGTCAATATTAGCTATGCTTATAGTATAACAAAAACTAATCTTTATTGACGGATGTTTCCGACTTAACTCATGAAACTTGTCAATATTTGCAAGAACCACATCCCATTTTGCAGGATGTCTCATGTATTCAAATACCTGTTCTATTCCATCGATACTTAGTGCAATATCAGAGGTTTGAAACTGAGTGAAAACATCAATCTGTTTTTGACTAGGAAAAATTGTGCCATTTGTATTACAATGCAGGTACTGGGACTTACTTACCCCAGCTTCAATACACTTATGTAACATTTTCCATGGCTTAGTAATTAATAACGGTTCACCGCCATAAAAGTCAATTCTTTTAGATTGTAGAATCCATTGTTCAAATTCTTCCCACAATAATGGATTGTCATCCGAGTAACTTATTCTCGCGGGCTCGAAGCGGGCAAGAAATTTTCTTTTATCTGCATATTCTTTTAAATATACATCATATTCTTCTGTTTGCCAAGCACTACTGCTATTTGAGTTGCACGTTCTACACCTTAAATTGCATGTATTACCAAACTTCATGTCAATATAGAACGGCGTTTCTGGGCCCATAACATCAGGATAATCCTGTTCATATTTTTCCCACAAATGTTGCTCTCTCAGGCGCTTACTAATTTTTCCTCCAGCATTTTCTTCTTCCCAACAAGCAATACAATTGGGATGCTGAATGCCAGCATCTAATGCTTCCAAAATTTCTCGTCTGTGATTGCTTTTCCAAAACTGACTAGGCTTATGCGTATTGAACCGCATCTCCTTGCCATCATCGTCTAATAATACGTCTCTTGCCATGCAGCATGTTTTAGCATTGCCCATAGTCTCGGTTGCAATTCCATATTTGGCAGTCAGACAAGTTAATTTTTTGGTAGACATTTTTCAGCCCAAGGATAGGTTTCAAACACATTCTGTTTTCTGATCTTATCAAGTAACTGTTGTTTCATAACAAAATTATTTTGAATAATAGGATTATGTAGATTATCGGTTCTGGATTCCAGGTATTTGATGATAAATTCTACTGCTTGTTTATTTAAAGCATTAGTATTTTTCTGAACCTCAAAATATTCCCGCAATTCGTTCAATCTAAGATTATAATTATCTTCGGGCATAACATCAGGCTGCAAAAAATCTGGACTATTAACAGGAATAACGGAACAGTGAATTCCAACCGTATCAAAGAAACGAATCAAGTCTGCCATTGTATCCAAAGATAAGTTTTGTAATGTTGTGCTTATGGTAGCATGAATGTTTTGATGTTCTTGCATAATGGTTTTGTAAGTCAATAAGTTCTTTTCGATTTTTTTCCACCTACCAGGAAATCTAATATATTCAAACGTTGACTTATAACCATCAATACTAAGGCCGAGATGAACTTCTCTAAACTGTTTCCAGTAGTCGATAAATTCATACGGGTTGTTCATTCCGTTGGTATTATAGTGTAGCGCAATGTTTTTTGCCGCACCAGTCTCGCATAAAAATTGTAGTAGCTTAAGGTTTTCATCAATGATTAGCGGTTCACCGCCTATCAAATAAATTTGTTTGATAGTATGAATATGTTGTGACAATACCTCATTGATATCTACGGCATCAATCCACTTTGTATCCGACCAACTAGACTGATAATATTGTTTTGCTTCCGGGTGTTCATCTACTTCCTTACGAATCAGAGAACTACTGAACGGCCCACACATTCTGCATTTAAGATTGCACTTGGCATCCAAATCAAATTCAACTTTTACAATACCAATAGGCTCTGGACTTTTTTCAGCCACAATCCTATCATATTCTTTACGAAAGACTGAATTCGCATAATCTCTAAAACTCTTATTACCAGAGTCTTCGATATTCCAGCATCGTGAGCAAAGTTCTGGCTTATTCCCCTTTAACATTTCATCTCGCAGATACGACATGGTTTTTGTTTTCAGTAATGTATTCACATCATAGTTTTCTTTGTCTTTGATGTTTTCTTGAACTTGTTTTGAGCCAATCGCATTGCAACAAGGCCTAAATTCCCCGTGTGAGCCAATGCTCAAATTCATCCAGGGATATACGCAAATAGTATCTGACATTATTGTACCTCGTTTACGTGATTTCTATTATTACCCAATTCACCCTGATCCAGTTTATTGAATTCTAAACCACAACAAGAACTGCATTGATGACTGCGCATCGAACTACCACGCTCGAAACTCATCGGTAGATATCTTTGAAAATATGCAGTATTAATAATTTCTTCTAAAGTATGCTTATGAAGATCCAGTGAGTCCATACCACCATTAAGTTCGATCATTTTAAGCGAGTTATCATTAGGATTTGACCATTGCGCACCAAATCTCCATGGTTCTCCGCCTAGAAAACAACAAGGGAAAACATGACCTGTGGCAGACAAGAACACTTCGTTGTTTTTCTGGTGTTCATTAATCTTTGCTCGACACATAATACCCAAAGAGTTGTGTTTAATCTTAATTGTTTCGTTGGAGTCGGGATCATGATTTACTAAAAACTCTTCTGTGTTTTCAGGCATCAATCTACCAAATTCTTCATTTGTGATATATTGTGGAATAAGATTCTTTATTGCTTTTGCAAAAACAACATCATTTTGATGCTTTAGTCTCTCTTCTTCCGGTTGCTTGATGTAGTATGAGGAACCATCTGGATTTCTAACTCTGTAGTACCCTCTTCCGGCTGCATCATATCCTTGCCATCTAGTTGTTCTTTTAATATTGAAAGTTCTAAAATTCAATTCTTTTGCGATGGCCTTGGCTTCGTCAATTTGATGCTCATTAAAATCAAACGCGATAAAGTCCCATTTAGCTATGCCGCCTGCGGCAGTAAATGCTTTCATATTAGCATGAATTTTAGCAAAATTGGTATTTCTTCTGTATAGGTGATTTGTGTCCCATAAGCCATCAACAGAAAAAGTTACACCATCATCTCGTTGATTTTCTCCGTTGAGAATTTGACCTAGTTCTTTCCACCAACCTTCCGATCTAGCACTAGCATTTGTGTGCATTACTAATGAGAGATATGGGTTATTTTCTCGCAAATACTTGAATATTGGCAAAGTATCTTTAGCAGTAATAGGATCTCCATAATTCCCACATGCATACACCCGTCTAAGTTGTGAAACAAACGGAATAGGAAACCATTCTTTGAATTGTTCTAGAGAAATATCTGTTAGATTTAGAAGAGGATTGATTTCTTTACCCTGATTGATATAACGAGGACACATAGGACATCCTGCATTACATTTATTAGATAATTCAATGTGCATCGCAGTAATATTGCGCCACGATTTGTATAGTGGTTCAACTTGCATTTTCAGTTAATTCCTTGCACATGTGGTAAAAATCCTTGTATTCAGGAAAAGTTTCTATTAGATTAAGCCCAGGAGAACGTTTGTCATATTCGGAAAAGAACTTATAGAAGTCCTTGCGACCGGTTTCGATTAATTCAGGAGTAATCCTAGGTCCACCAGTCACAAAGTAATTTCTTACTCGCTTTAGCTTTTCCCATTCATGTTCATTGAATCCAAACTCCATTCCGTATGGAGTAATACGCTGCTTGATGAAATCAAGGTCCTCATCGATATATGATACCCATTCTGGCGGAAGAAGATTAATCATCCAATGTGGTGGTTCTTTTAGATACGGCGTATCAAATCCAATACGCTCTTTACCCCACTTATCGCGAAGTTCTAATATCTTTTCTAAGAATGGACGGAAAGAAGCAACACACAGAATGTTGTAGGTACACATAAAACTAATGTTTGCTTTTGGAACAATTCTTAGATATGTTTCTACGTTCTGCAAGAAAAGATCCTGATCCAGACCTCTGCGCATATATTCTGCCTTCGGTCCCCACGATTCTAGACTTGTGTAAAGTTTGAAATCCTTAATTTTCTTATTTTCGATCATCGACTTTACTGTTTCAGCAAACTTTGTCACTCGATTATTCGAAACGCCAAGATTACTATTCAAATTCAATTCAAGATGCTGAGTACCATCACCCTCTTCAATCAATTTAAACAACTTCATTGTGTTTGAGTTGATAAGTGCTTCGCCGCCCGTCAGGCGAAGAACACGGAGATCCTTCTTTAGGTCAGGCCACCACTTCCAAAATGCCTCGATGTAGGGATTGTATTCGTCATCTCTATACACCTTACTAGTTTCTAGATATTCAATCCCATACTGATTATAACTAATGTCATAATTACCATGCTTGCGGATTTCATCTTCCCATAGTGAAGATGCTTGTGGACAGCAATAACCACACTTAAAATTACAACCTGCACCAAAACTAACTTCAAGGAAGTAAGGATTGTAGTCTGCATCCCATGCCGTATTCTTAATCATTTCAGTTTCAGCGGCGGCATCTATCCAATGACTTGCATTATGAAACATTCTATCGCTAAAATTTTCGCCAGGAAGATTTTCTACGTTCCAGCAGTAGTAACATTCTTCTGGACGTCCGCCCTCAAGCATAATTTTACGCTGTTCTTTCTTCCACTTCGTATTATGAAGTGCAGAAGGATTTTCAGCAATTTCTTCTAAAGGAATATGACGAGGGCGAGGATGATAACAACTGTGATTGTCGCCCATATGAAGATACAGAGTCTCGTGGCGCCATTTTTGCAGACAAAATCCATTACCCACTGTATTCAGTGTATCTCGGACTTTTTTTACCTTATTAATATATTCTAAATTATCACTCATTAATCAGGCCTTCGCATTCTTCAATAAATTCTATCATTTCTGGAAATGTTTCTTTGAGGTTAGTCTTACGCCGCTTATCATGTTCTCTAAAATGCATAGTGAAGTTTTTCTTATGAAGAATTTCTTCATCTTTAGGCATTGGTTCAACTGCCCAGTCATAAAGGCGCTTTACTTTGTCAATTTCATAATCTTTGAAACCCTTAAATCGATTTGATACGGTCTCTTTGTTTTGCTCCATAAATTCGATACTATTTAGCAAAGGCTGCAACATCTCTTTAGATGCCAACTTTAGACTCAGCCACTTAGGATCAGTAAGCATAGGAGTATCAAACCAAACCAACTGTCTATCCGTATTATACTCTTGACGCAATCTTAAAATATTTTGAAAGTATGTCATCCAATTCGGTAAACATAGAATGTTACATGTCACAATAAAGGTTAGAGAATGCTTTTCACCTTCACTCAAAAATTGTGTGATGTTTTTATAAAGAACATCAAAATCCATACCTGTCCGAATATACTCTGCCTGTTTTCCCCAACTATCGAGACTACAGAAGAGCATGAAGTGATCGATTGCATCCTGATCTGTGATTTCTTTCAAGTCATCCATAAACTTTTGCCACTGTCCTTTTGGAGGGCAACAATTGCTAGTAATACTTAGCGTCAAATCTGGTTTTGGATTTTTCTTGACATGGTCAAAAATCTTAAAAGTATTCTTATCCATCAAAGGCTCGCCGCCTGTCATACGAAATGTCTTTAACTTGTCATATACAGTAGGAAACCACTCCCAGAATGCAACAAGATATGGATTTACAGGAGAATTATCCGGCACCCAACCCTGTTCTTTCATCCAACCATCGTCATTATGAGTTCTATCGAAAAGCCGATATGGACCATGCTCTTTAATTTCTTTATGCCACTCTGTAGACAAATGAGGGGAACAATATGTGCATTTTAAATTGCAGGCCTGATTAAAGTTGACTTCCAAATATTTGGGGGCAGGATTTCCTTCAAACCCAACTGCTAACGCTTCATCGATAATACCCGGCGAGTTAACATCAAAACTGCGATACGCTCTATCGCTCATATTACCAGTATCTTCGATATCCCAACAGAAAGAGCATTCCGACGGTCTTTCGCCTAGTAACATCTTCTTTCGCTGTTCTTTCTTGTATTTTGTGTTATGTAAAGCACCTGGATCTGCCGCAAGTTCCTCTAAAGGAACCTTATGGGTTCTAGGATGATAGCAACTATGAGTTCTGCCAGTAGGAATATGAATGCTGACATTAAACCACTTTGCAAGACAAAAGGAAGGACTTACTTTGTTTAAGCCTTCCAGCATATCCTTAGTGTTGTCAAAGTAAACACTCTTGTATGCTCCATCTAGATCGGCAGTTACTTCATCACCGCGTTGATTTTCATCGTTCATAGGGTATTACACCATTCTAAAAATTCTTTGAATTCTGGAAATACTTCCACTAGGTTGCTTTTGCTTCGTCTATCGTATTCTGGGAAAAACTTAGCAAAATCTCGTCTGGCATTTAGACGATACGTATCATCAATTGCATGTTCATCGTTATAAAAGTAATCTCGAATACGTAACATCTTTTGACGTTCTATATCAGTAAACCATTCAGACTCCTGAATGAATTTCAAGTCAGAATCGATATACTTACCGAAATCTTTAGTTAGAATATTGATTGTCCAGTGTGGCGGTTCTTTAAGATGTGGAATATCAACAATAATTCTATCTTTGCCCCATTTTTTTCTAAGTTCCACAATATAATCTAAGAAGTCTCTGAAATACGGTACTACAAGATTATTATACGTTACCATAAAGGACATGTAAGCAGTTGGGACCAATTCTAGAACGGTGTCAACATTCTTCTTAAACAACTCGTAGTCCAGACCACGCCGAATGTATTCAGCTTGTTTACCGGTGCATTCAATACTGGTAAAACAACGAAAATTCTTAATCTTATTGTTATCTATAAGTTCTCGAACAGTATTACTTACTTCAACAACTTTTCGATTGGTTACACCGAGATTGGTATTAATCTGCAACATAAGGTCAGAATTACCCTCGTCACGCAACGTCTCTAACAGACGATATGTATTGGTGGTCATCAGAGGTTCACCACCAGTAATACGGAAAATCTTCAACTCTTTTTTTAGTTCTGGCCACCATTTCCAAAATGCTTCCACATAGGGATTATATTCTTTCTCAGAATATATTTTCTTTCCTCTAGTTCCATATGGACTGTCTGTTAGATCATAGTCACCAAATTCTTCAAGTTCTTGTTCCCACATAGAAGAAAAAGATGCAGTGCAATATCCACACTTGAAATTACACGCATTACTAAAACTAATTTCCATGTTGTATGGATTTACGTTCTGATCCCATGGAGTATTGCGTAGAAGTTCGGTTTCTTCATTAAGATCAAAAATAGGATTAATTTTATCAATATTCTTCAATACGCGGTCGCTGACCTTACCAATCTTTTCAATATTCCAACAATATGAACAACCAGGCGGTTTACCACCAGAAAGCATATACTTTCTAGTGAATTTCTCATAAAGTGTGTTGTGAAGAGCGGCTGGATCTTCCTCAATTTCTTCCAGCGGAATAATTCTAGGACTAGGATGATGGCAGCTATGCTTGTCACCCGAATGCAGATACAGCGCAAGCCATCTCCACTTCTGTGGACAAAATCCCTCGCCTACAGAATTTAGTGTGGTTAAAGCATCATCTATTTCACTCATCTACGCATCCTTGAGATTTCTTCCATCTGATCTTGATTAATTACTGGTACTGCATTAGATTTATGCATCGTGGCAATACCCCTGATCAGAGTACCAGTATATTCATTAGGCTTCTTAGCAAACGTCATACCACCGCTATCTACAGATTTATAACGTTCGCGATGATCGGATTTATACGCTGCTGGCATGGGAGTGCCACGCAGCTTAGGCTTATACTTACCTTGACGGTATTGCACATATTCGTCAAAGGTCTTAGTCGAAGAACCAAGACGTTTCATCTGCTTATTGTAGTCTACCCAGTCCTGAGCATACTTACCAGTGATTCCCTTATTTACAGTCTTTCTATTTTTGGTATTTGTTGTAGTATAAGCTGGGCCCAACAGATGCATTGACATAATAATCTCCTCAAGACTTTTACAATACAACATATAGCCAAGATTGTCAATAGAAAAATAATGGTTGACATTTGGTCGCGAATCGTCTATAACTAGATTATAAGTTATGGAGATTGTGATGATTCTTGAGATATCTAGAAGTGAAGAGACCCTGCTTAAAGAGTTGGGTGTCACATGGAACGGTTGGCAGTATGAACATGCCGAGTTTCTTGAAATTAATTTTGAACTAGAAGCGAATGGTATTCCTACCTATTCGTCTTTTGAAGAATATCTTGAAGGCCGTGTGGCATATAAAAGGAAGGTTGCATAATGAACACCGAAGAACTAGAACAACACTTCCTTCAGATGGAGAAGGAACTATTCGAACAAGAAGTTACTTCGAAGTCGCCCGATACACGCCGTCCCAATCTTTCGGAGGCGATACCTGAAACTCTTCAATACGGCTAATCATCGAGTCGTAATAATCAGATAGTTCACCTTGCCAGCACTTCTTTAAGTCGCTGGCAAATTTTTTGGCTATTTCCCAGTTACCTTCACGATAAAATGTAAGAAACTTCTCATGCTGTTTCTCGCCTGGATGATCGAAGGTTTCCAAGATAGTGAAAATCTTAGCTGGCAGTGTCTTACCTTTAACTGCAATCAAATCAAGTTCGACTACTTGGTATACATCCCTAACCAGTTCGGCAGTTTGCGGTCCGACGATGAGTTTGACGCCATAAGACTTGGTTTGACCTTCCAGACGAGCAGCCAGATTAACGCCATCCCCCAAGCAAGTATAGTCAAAACGCTGAGTGCTGCCCATATTACCAACAACCACAGTGGCAGTGTTAATACCAAGACCCATCCCAAAAGCGGGAATGCCTTCTCTTTGAACTTCTTCATTGAAAGTCTCCAAATCTTTTAGCATCTGAAATGATGTTTTAACTGCATCTAGTGCATGTTGGTTATTATCGAGAGGCGCATTCCAGAATGCCATCTGTGCATCGCCGATATACTTATCAAGTGTGCCGTTATTTTCAAGAATTGCTTTTGTCATGACCGTCATATAACGATTCATGATTGAAGTCAAGCCTTGGACATCTTCACCATAATGTTCTGAGATAGTAGTGAACCCTCGAACGTCCGTAAACATAATTGAAAGTTCGCGAGACTCTCCGCCAAGTTTTAATAGTTCTGGTTCTCTTTGTAGTCTTGCTACCAAATCTGGACTCAAGTAGGTACCAAACTGTTTCTTAATTTGTTGCTTCTGAAGGAATTCGCTAATAAACTTTACAGTGTAGATATGCATATAGATTATTGCAATTGCTAGTATGTTAAATGTTACATCAAGTAAAATACCGTGTTGCGAGAACAGATATAATGGTAGATAGAAATATCCGCCTAGTAGAACTGCGATAAATATAATCGAAAATCTAAATCTAGAGAGAATGATCAATGCCAGAGCAAGACCCAGAAACGCCGCAAGATCCGCAATTGCTGACCAATTCGGAATCGAAACAGAATCCCCATTTATCAGAGTTTCTAGTAGACTGGCCTGAAGGACATGGGGATGTTGCGCACCTGATGGAGTCGCTACAGGATTTGCAATTCCAGCAGCAGTTACGCCAAGAATTACAATTTTCCCATCAAGACGAGGAATATCAGAACCTACTTCAACAGTCGGAAATACGTAATTGGGGTTGACAAATACTCTTCCATATTCATCAGTTTTAATAGTTTCAAAAGAAGGAATTCGTAATGCTTCAACCCCAGTCTGATTTATCTTGGCTTGATACGAAGAGTCTCCTGCAGCTACACGCAGCATCTCTAGAGCAAATGCGGGATAGTATTCGCCTGATGTTTGAGATAGAAGAGGAACTCGCCTTACAACCCCATCACTCTCGGGTAGGGTCGACGTTATCCCAACACCGACTGCGGCTTCTTGAAGAGGTGCGATATTACTTAGAACGCACGGATATTGAGGAAGAAATTCAGTTGCTTCTCCATCGCCGATTACGGCAACGCCTGTTCTCCGAATTGTCGCACTTGCCCGAGAACAAGAATCACTTACCGTCTGACTCAGAACGACTGGATGTGATCTAAGGGTATCGACAAGAACACCGTCAGTCCCCATACGATCAGGCTCAGGCATAAGTATAGTGCTGCCAACAAGAGCAGCCCCTCTGCCATAAATGTCGCTAATAATTTGAGCATGGACTTCCCTAGGGAAAGGCCACTGGCCATATTTCTCAATTGCTTTCTCCCCAATATTGATAGTTACAATTTGTTCAGATTGCGTCGGCGAACCGAGCATCAAATAATCATAAAACTTCAATCTCGCGGATTCGACCATGTATGGGTTTGATAATTTTACTGCTAACAGCACCGCGAAAGTAATCAATGCCAACCACGGCGAAAGAAGAGCTTTCTTAGTTTTTTGTATAAGAGTATCCATTACATGGTCCAGTCGTGCATGTTATTTCCATTTTCGCAGAGTCGGCGGCAGTCAAGTTATTTTGTGTGACAGTTACACCAATTCCAGGACTATTTAGTAAAAGTTGAAATTGCTTCATAGAAGAACCCAATTGAGTAACCGATGCAGTAACTCCACCAAATGGTGCGCTGATATCCAGAAAATGGTTAGCAGTTCCCTGTTGTAAGGTACTGATATTATTAGCATTTCCTAACGCATTGATAAACAACGATTTTCCTCCAGCATCTTTTTGTTGAGCCGAGATTTGATTGCCAAGTCCATTGGTGATAATCTCGGCATATTTGCTGCCTTGTTGTTGCGTCAATGACACTACGTTGTTATCACCAGTAACGGAAACTTCTGCTAAGTTCTTGCCGATTGGTGTAGTTGCTGTTCCTTGATTAATAGTAACGCTGTTACCACTACCATTGATAGTCATTGCTTGTGCGCCATTTACGCCACGGATTTGGTTCTGCTTAGAGGACTGTTCGATGTAAACAGAATTGCTAGAACCAGTTACATTGATGTAGATAGAGTTTTGTGTGATCGCATTAGTTTGATTAATCTTCAATGATTGGTTTGCACTGATAGAAGCGAGAGGATATGTCGGTTCAGGTGGTGCAGGTGCAGGAGGTGGCGGCGCAGAAGAACCAGCATTCGGTTGAACTGGAGTAAATGCTGTTCCATTCAGCGAGGTACTACCTTGTAACTGATCAATAAACAAAATTGGCGATAATGAAGTATCACCGAGATTGAATGATGCAAATCCTAGATTATAGTTACCATCAGCAGGAACAGTAAACACTGCGACTTGCCAACCTGTTGCACCATATGAGTTTGTAGAATAGTTACCTGTTCCTGGATTCGTAAACCCAAGTAGCGCATAGTTCTGCGTAAGACCATTGACAGTTGGTGTTCCTGGACCGCCAGTAAGAGTTATGATTGAACCATCATTGAATGGAACGTAATCGGTCGAAAGATATTGCCACGCAAAGGTATATGTTACACCTGCCTGCAATGCTACGCTTCTTCTAACCCAAGATGCGTTAGTTGGAGTTGAGTTTCCACCAAGAGATGTAAGATAGGATCTGATACTAGAAATGTCGGATCCTTGTAAACCAAGCGATGTCATGGCAGGGTCGAAGTTGACTGACCCTGCTCCTGCTTGAACAGCAAGCATGTAAGAACCATATGGCGTAACTGTCCAACACTTACCGCCACCTGGACAATAGTTAGTCATTCCAGTTGTAACTTGAGAACCTGAACCGTTTGGACTCCAACTGTTTCTTAGAGTTGTTGACCCATTACTGACAGTCCATTCGGTATAGTTACCGTTTTCAAATCCAAGGTTTGTTTGTGCGAACGCTGGTATCGTAAAGAATAGTAAAAATAAAGCAATTAGTTTTTTCATCTTGCACCTGTTTCTTGCATCACAGTTATATTACCCTGTGGTCTACCAGTTCCCGATGTTGTCCACTTATCGTCCATAAAGTTATAGACATCTACTAATCCGTTTTGAACGGATACAACTTGTGCTTCGTTACCCTTCTCTAACCAGATAGTAACTGCCTGTTGTCTGTCATCTGATAGTCGAGTATACACCCAACCGACCTGAACGTTCTTCTTGAATGTCGGCGACACATTAGTATAAACTGTTTCCGCTGGTTTACTACCTTCGTTAAACTCAGCATAAACTTCTAGAAGTTCTTGTGGTGTTGCTTGGCGAAGCATGGCAACAGTAACTTGTTCTGTATTATCATTCGTGCCTGCATCTGGATCCTTATTGTCATCCGATGCTGCTTTTGCTGGGTTAGTGAATTTCTTTAAACTATCTCTAGCAAGTTGAAGTAAACTCTGACCATCATCTGTTTCCAACGGAACAATTTGAACGTTGTTATCTAATGTCTTAATCAAAGGATTAATGATTACTGGTGGAGCAGGAGGAGCAAAATTGTTTTCTACAACTGTTGCTTGGAATGGTTGGTTTAACGTAACTACGCCAGATGCAGTTATTACATCGATTGAACCGTTAGGACATTCGGCAGTTTGTTTTGTGATGTCCAATTCGTTATAGCATTCGGGAACCAGCACGACCGTAGAACGACCTGCTTCATCAACCGACATAACGAAGTCTGTGCCACGAACTGCGATAGTAGCAGTCGGTGTGCGAATGTTTACGCCTCGTGGGTTTGTTTTTGCGACTTTGCCTGATGCGTATCTGACGGTGCCAAGCGCGACCCGAAGTCCAAGTTTGCCCTTCGTCTTCCCTCCCCCATCATACACAAAGTCATCCACAAGAAGGCGAGAGTTTTCTGTAATATTAACGGTAGTCGAGTCATTGAATGTAATCCTAAATCTGCCTTGACTGTTTGTTGAAACAGTGTCCATCTTTTGAACTCGTGCACCCTTAGATGCAACTGTAGTCTTGGCGCCACGCTTAATAGCACCACCTCCTCTGAAATCTGTTATCGACCCAATATCCGCAAAGGCAGGAGTCGATAACAGAAATATCAGTAGAAGATTAGTGACCAGTTTTGATATTAAACGTGCCATTTGATCCCACACTATTAATATTGATCACAGTTTCAGATGCACCATACTGTTGTGTTGTTACAGTGTTTAGCGAACCTGTCAGGTTTACATATAGTGAGTGACCGAATGTTCCACCGAGATCGGTTTGTGTAACATCAAAGTCATTGTAGTTGCCTGTCACCAGAATAGTTTGTGACGCATTTGGTGATAGTGCATCCATGTTGATTGTGTTATTGTTACCGTTGAAATCCATCGAGTTGCGGATATTAGCACCCGAACCACGGAAAACAAAAGCATTGTTGTTACCAGTGAACTTGGCATTCATGTCGAGTTGATTACATGAGGAGTCAGACTCTTCTGTTCCACAACGAATAGTAGCAGTGTTCAAATCGCCAATTTGACGAATTGTTACATCGGCGATTCCTTGTGCTCCTGTATCGGATACGACACCCATATAAAGTTGGTTTCCATTGCCTGTCTGTATTGCGATAACGCTCTGGTTATCACCACGTAGGTAAATAGGATCAAGAGTAGAACCGATAACGTTAGCAGTACCAGTTTGAACGATGTTAACATCTACGTTACCCCCTTCTTGATCGATATATACCTTATTTGTTGTTGCAACAGTATTCGCTTCTGTTTCATTTGGCGAAGTTGTTACAATTGCTGGAGGAGTTGGTGCTGTTGGCAGCACAGTTTGTGCAATCACAGATGTTCCATAACAAAGAGCAGCGCCAACGAATAAAAACTTACTTAGTTTCATTTGTTGTTTCCTTTTGTTTGAATCTCCATAGATTTTTGGTTTCACCATCCTTGATTAACTCAACAACGGCCGTTTCTATGGCAGAACGGATCGCATAACTACCTGCTTCATTACTTGTTTGTTGTCCATCAAATTCAAACGCTTTAGTTGCCATGTCGAAGAATGTGAATGCAGTTATCCCCTCAGATGTAGAGAGAACAGTTTTCTCTACAGTAACCGAATTGAGAACTTCACCAGTCTGGACAGAAACTAGACGAAGACTAACTGTAACTTGGTCTTGTGTGTATTGCTGGTATGGACCGACGCCAAGGAATCTAGCGCCAGTACCACCAGTTTTAATGTTAGAGTTATAGTCAATGATACCACCTTCTATGATGATACCTGCAACCTTTAGTGGTGGAAGAGGTTCGGCAGATTCACCTGAAATCTGTTCGCGCATCTGGCGAACAAGTTGACGTTCTTTAATCAGCGAATCAATACCAACACGCTCAACAGGGATAAACCACTTACCATTGCCCGTATCTTGTAAAGTCTTAATCAGATATGCATCTGCACCTTGGGTAACCGCAGTAGAGAAACTTGCGAGAGTCGAAGATGGTTTACGTTGACCAGTTCTATCAGTAAATGAATACAACGCAATAGGAATTGGTTGACCATCAAGTTCTGGTAAATTTTTAAAAAGTTTTGGATTAGCAAAACGCTTGACTTCTGCATCGTCTCTGAATAGATATGATTGGTTAGCAGTAGGATGAAGCGCACCAACGCAACCAGAAAGAACGAGTAAAAGTGGAAGGAGAATTAACTTTTTCATAACGTCTCCTTAGAATGCAAACGTAGCAATAGGAACGACAACAACCGTAGTATTGCCATTCTTATCAACTACTGTTAGAGTAACTTCGGTGCCAGTCTTGACATAACTTACAGAGTTACCATCGAGATTGAATGTTCCCGTGGTTGCTGTTCCGCCTTCTGCGAACAGATTGTTAGAAAGTTGTGTTGCAAGTTGTGCGTAAACCTGAGAGGTAAAGAGTGCCATGAATTTAGCAAGAGGAGTATTTGATGCCTCTGCCCTTATCAGTGCCGCTTTCGCTGCTTCGGCATCCTTAATTGCCTGCTCACGCGAACGCTCTTGCGCATCGATTGATTGCACATGCGAAGACCACCCATAACCAGTAAAGGAAGGTGATTTAAACTGTTGAACAATTGGATCCGCGTATGCTGGACTACTTAGACTTAGTAGCGTCAGGAGCACCATCGCTCGTTTTAGCATCTTTCTCTTCCTTTTTGTTTTTGTTGTCAGAAGAAAAATTTAAATCAAAGGAAAATACTTTAAGGATCTCAATCTTTAGATTTAGTGTCATTACTGTGATCCTCTTTTAT